TGTGCGGCGATATTTTTCTAAAGATGTTACTATTAATCTGAATTCATCATCCACACTCGTAACCTCTTTAATGGAAGACCCTAATCTACTATAAATTAATTCAGGAAGTTTCTTTTTACTTTTCATTAAAGTCTTACATAGTCTGAAATCAATTATAGAACAGTTAACTGAATCTATTTTTTTTAACTCAAAACAAGTTATTAATGAAGTTAAATTAGTATCTGAATCTATAGTTCTATCCATTAATTTTTGTGCTATGAGGTTTTTAGATATCCCTCTTAACACATTTAAAACATATCTCCTAGATATATGTCCATCTGCTGTTAAATTTCGCAAACTGTTTACTACTCTTGATACTATTTCTAAATTTTTCATTTTACAAAAATACTTAATATTAACTATATTATAAAATTGGTTATTTTCTGTGTAATTAAAAAGGGAACATTTCTGCTCCCTTCTTCACCAAAAATAATAGGAAAAACCACTAAACCTATTTATAAATCTATTATTAACTCAAAAGGACTACTAAGCATTCCATCATCTTCAACTAAATTTCCATTTGTAGACCTTGTTTTAAATTGTAATGCATTAGCATTTAATCTAATGATATAAATACTTTTATTTTCAACAGTGGGGGTAATTTTAAAGTTAGCGTTAACTGGGATTGTAAAACTAGTGTTCATATTATAAACTCCTGCGCTTAATCTGGTAAAACTAGAAATTACCCCCCCTGTAGTATTTTTAGATGTTGCGAATGTTGGGTTACTTGAACTATTTTGTGTTATCAATCCTCTTAAAATCAGAGTATCTGCTGTGATAGAATTACTTACTATATAGGGAGAGGCTATTGTTCCAGAACCTGTTATAGTTGTTCCAGAACCTGCTGTAATCTTTGTTTCGCTACCATCAGCTATTGTGTTAACCGACGATATAGTGAAATTTGGATATGTTCCTGAAATAGTAGTAGCTCCTCCTTGTGTAAGTGTTACCGTTTGGTCTGGCGCAGTGTTGTTGAATGTTGTCCCTACCAAGGACATTGCCGTTCCTGCTGAGTAAGTTGTGTTAACTGAGTTTATTGTATAAGGAGTTGCTGTTGTTCCATTACCTGTAACACTTGTATTACTTCCTGCTGTTATCTTTGTTTCTCCTCCATCAGAGGATACTACATAGGGATTTAAAATAGTTCCCGTTCCTGTAACCACTCCATTCAATCCTGCTATAATTTTAGTTTCGCTCCCATCGGGAATTATAGCTTCTGGCACACTTAGATTTATATCATCTACTCCTTGTGTTATTGTAACTGAACCATCTGTAGATTTTATTTTTCTTAAGTTAAATTGAGTGTTGTCTCCTACAACTGTAGAATTTTTATACACCTCTGCTCCTGTTCCTGTATTTAAAGTAGAGTAAGTTTTTTGATTAGCTTCTATGAATGTATCTAAAGCTGTTTCGTTTACTAGAATTGTTACAGTGTCTGTCCCTTGTGTTATATTTATTAATCCACTTCCAACTAAAGTTCTTAACTCTTTTTTGCCGAGATTTGATACACCTTTATATATTTGAGAACCTGTTCCGACATTAATTAAGTTGAAGAAGTTAGTTGTTGACTCAAACCTATCACATATGTAAGCATCAAGCTGTTTTAATACCTCGTTCAAACTCTGCCCTTTTGGAATATTAGAGCAAGGTAAATCCTCAGTAAAATTTTCTACACATTCTGACTTGATTAAGATAGGGCAAGCACAACTGACTGTCTTACAAGTTCCTTTACATTTATTTTTACAATTACACATATTTTATTTTTAATTATATACTTCTATTCTTATAGAATTGTTAAATAGTTTATCATCTGAATCTGTAAATGGTACAGTACCGTTATCCTGAGTTTTTACAACAATTATATCGTCACTATTTCTGAATATTGAATAACTGCCAGTTGGACTAGATGGTGTTATTGATAAATGAGTTTTATCTACGGGAAAAGCTCCTACTAATGTCCCCCAATACATGCCTGTAGTAATTCTAGTCCAAACAATATTTCCAATAGAATTTTCTAAAGTATTAACTATTGGATTATCTGTGTCTGTTTGATTTAAGGTTGCTGAATATACTGTATAAGGTCTTAGTTGGTCTGTTGTTGCTAAAGTGTAACTTCCTGCTAATTTTGTAGGGTTTAAGTTATACACAGCTATTCCTGTAGCTACCCTATCTGTCATTATAAACTCATTCACCGCTCCAGAACTATTGCCAAATATTGTTACAATTCCCCCTAAATTATTAATTCCCGCAGAAATATTTTGGTCTAACTGATTTATAACTAATCTAGTTGGAGTTGTTTGTAATACTTGTGTAGAGTCTCCAGACAATAAATTCATTACTTTATTAACAGAAGTATTATTTACCCCTAATACACTATCTAGACCTTGAGTACTTCCCCCAACTACTATATCCCCTGTACCAACAATAGACTCACCATTAATTGTTTTGAAGTCAGAGGTTGTAGCTAAGGTATAATCCTCTCCTTCTTGTTTAGCTGGAAAAAATAAATTTGTATTGGCTATAGGGTCTTTTATTAGAACATTGGTAAGGTTACCACTGCTTATATCTAGTTTTTCAAAAACTAAACCTTGTGACACATTCAGTTTTATTGTGTGACTAAATTCTTCCGATACTACTGCCATAGCTAAAATAGGTTCTCCATTATTATCCTTACTAGCTATTAATCCACCTTGAGATGTAGTTCCATCTATTATAGCCATCCCCCCTTTATCAATAACACCCTGTAAATCCTGAGAACCTCCTAAAGAATTAATCACGTAAGGTTGTTCTTCTGTACCTATTCCATTGATTTCAACATTTTCTCCTGCTTCTATTTTTGTTGCGGAAATTTCACTGATTTGTTGGTCTTTAAAGATAAGAGATGAAGTTATAGCTGCATTTATTTCAGTTTGGGTTGAGCCCGCACTTATGTCGAGATATGTAATAGCATTTGGAGTTTGGATACAGTCTGTAGAAATATAATTATTTCCACATCCTTCTTCTACTTGCTCTATTGCTGTTCCTGTATAACAATTTTTTATATCCATTACGTAATTCTTATTTTTACCGTTCCGTTTGTATGGTACATTTGTCCAATTAATATCCCTCCTGTAGCAGCATCTACATCATTATTATAATTTTTACTTATAGTTGGTAAATATTCTTTTGTTATAATAGCTTTTCCAGTAGAATCCGAAGTAATTAGAGAATTTGTTTGTTTAGGTATCGTTGTTAACCCAGTATCTAGACTTCTAAAAACAATTCCACCTACACCATCTGCTAAGATTACATTGTTAGAGAGGGCTGTATTTAATCCTATTACTCCTCCTATCACTGTATTTCCTGAACCTGTTGTGATTCCTGTATTTAGTCTAGTATTTGGTACTATTAATGTATTATTAGAACCTGTTGTGATTCCTGTATTAAATGCACTTTGTGTTCCTAATAAAATATTGCCTGTTCCAGTGCTTAAATTACCTCCCGCTTGAAATCCTAATGCGATGTTGCTACCACCTGTTGTATTTTGCTGCATTGCCGCAAAACCTAGTGCTGTATTTCTACTAGCTGTTGTTGAAAAATAAGATGCGCCTGTTCCAATAACTGTATTATCAGTACCTGTCGTTGAAGAAGCTAATACAGATTCTCCTACGGCTACATTATTAGAACCTGTCGTGTTTTTATTCAGTGAATTTCCTCCAAACGCTGAATTACTAGAACCTGTTGTGTTAGATGCTAAAGATTCAGAACCAAAGGCTGAATTATAACTTCCTATTGTATTTAACTTTAATACAAATTTTCCTAATCCTGAATTACTAGTTCCTGTGGTATTTACTTCAAGGGCAGAATCTCCTATAGCAGTATTATCTGTAATATTGTTATTTCCTTTACCTACTCTAACATCATTAATTAATTTATCAACTCCTCCTAATTCTTGTAAAGGTGTATTATCAACTATACCTGATATACTGGAAGATACAGGTAGAAGTATCGAATTAATAATATATGGTTCTTCTTCTGTACCGACTCCTGTAACTATTACATTTTCACCCGCATTGACAATTGTCTCACTTCCATTTGGTATGGGAATCTCTGAAATTTGCTGGTCTTTAAACATTAACGCTGTAACTATGGCAGAATTTATTTCAGTTTGGGTTGCTGCTGCGGGGAGTTCTAAATAACTTATTGCGTTTGGAGTTTGGATGCAATTAGTACTAATGTAACTGCCATCGCATTCATTAGGAATCTGAGCTATACTTGTACCTTTTGTGCAATTCTTTGAATTCATTCTGGACAGTTTTGTTCTTGTAAATTTTCTACTTGTTCTTGAAGTGTCTCTATTAAGTCCGCTTGTTCACTTAGTGTGTTTTGCATTTCACAAATCTTATTGTACATTTGCTCTATTACTGAACTTACTGTTTTTGGTTCTGTAAATGTAATACAAGTGTTTTCTAAATTTTCTAAGTTTATTTCTTCTTTTATCCCGTCGATTATAGAATATAAATCTTCTATCACTTCTTCCACGTCCAAACAATCATCCTCTGATAACGAAGAGTGTTCCGATAGAGTTCCCTCATATTTTGTACATTTAGAGAAAGTTATACTCCCGCAAGTTTGTTTTATTTTTTTCATAGTTATATTATTTCTACTGCTTGAGATATTCTTGTAATAGATAAAATCTCTAAAGTTAAGTTCGCATCTGTAAATGATGTTACTGCTTGTAAGATATATCCATTTGGACTAGGTATAGAAGCTCCATCTGCAATTGTAATAGCATTTAGATTTAATGTCCCCGAAGTTCTACCAGAAGGTAGAGTAAAAGGCATTACATATTGAAATCCACTTATAGGATTACTTAATATAACATCTAATGCTCCGTTTGAACCAGAAGCTTTATTACTATAACCTATTTGAACTCTCCATATATGTACTTGACCATTAATAGGGTTTTCAATTAATCTTCCTGTTGGCGAAGTTCCTCTTCCAGAAGCAAAAAATCCTCCATAATTATTAGGTGTATTTTTAGGATAAGTTGTAGTTGGAGAACTTACTACAGTTGGAGTGGCTGCATTAATATCTAAAGTTTTTATAGTATCGGCAACAAAATTAATTGTTGATAACCCTGTATAGTTTACTTTTACTTGACCTGCTTCATTTTTTTTAGAATCAACATACGCCTTATCTACTAAACTCCTGTTGGTATATGTTGCTGATAAATCACTTTGGTAATCTATCTTTATTCCACTCTCCCAACCTGTAGACGTAGTTTTTATTATATTTCCAGATGTCGCTCCACCGTTAGCTATTAAAGAATTGTCATTTAACTGTACTCTATTTGTATATACGTTCGACGCATTTAAATTTGGTAAATATAAATGACCTAAACCATTAAAATATGTACCTGTATCGCCTCCGCTGCCATTGTAAATTTGAAAAACTCTATCTGTATCAGATGCAGAACCCCTCTGTATTGTCACAGCTCCTAATGCTGTAGTTGTGGTTATTTTTGGAGGTGATGAATTATACGCACTTTGTAAGTTTACCGCACTAGATATTGAAGATTCTACAAAACTTTTAGTAGCAACTCCGTTAGGCGTTGTTGGAGTTGGTGCTTCGGGTGTTCCTGTTAATATTGGCGAAGTTGTTAAAGCAATATTAGGTTTTGCAATGTCGATTGCTGATGATGTAACTACAATAGATTGAACATTTGCAAGTGATAGTTTTTCTACTTTTCCTAAGTCTGCTCCTGAAACAGTGTTTCTAGTTAAAAATTCGTATGTCCCTAAACTTTCAGTTGGTGAAGTGCCCAGGGTAAATGTACTTGTGGCTCTTACTGTACCTACAACCTCTAGTGCGTATCCGTTGTTTACAAGGTCGCTACCAGTACCGTTAGGATTTATCTTAATATTTCCTAAATTTCCGAAAATTTGAAAAGGAGTTCTAGCTCCCTGTCTTAAAAATAAAGACGTGTTTGTGTTTGATTGAAGAGATACAGAGGCTAAGGAACTAAATGTGCCTGAGATGAATCCTGTATTAGAAGTTAAACTCCCCTGCTTTGTTTCCGAAACCATGTTATTATGAATAACACTAGAGTCATTTGATTTTAAATCTAATTGTGATTTCACAGCCTGAACTGTTGGGTAAAGAGTATTATTTACTGTTGTAAAATCAGTTGCTTTGTTGGTTATACTTTCTTTACTATTTAATTGGGTTTGTATAGAACTAGTTGCATCATTATACAATTTTTGTAAATCACTCTGGTAATTTTTATCAGTTGTTTCTGTTACAAGTCCTGTATTATAGTCTCCGCTTTGTGCTGTTATGTTGCCTGTTCTTCCAAATACACTAGAAACAGAATCTGTGTTATCTACTTTATCCCATATAGTTCCGTTACTAATAATCCAATCTCCTGTTTCATAGTCTTTTCCAGAATATGTGTAATTAGATTCTGATATAAAATACCAGCCTTCATTAGTTATACTGGGTGTTGGTAAAGCTGTTCCTACTAAAGTAGAGTCAGGAGAAGAAGTAATAATTATTCCATTGTACAGTCCTTTCCATTTAACATTACCTAATAATGCATCATTCATTTGTAATAAAGGGACTTTACCATTCCCATCTAAGCTAGCAACGCCATTAATTACGCCCTTATCAGTTGTATTTATTTTACTGTCTAAATCCGATTGTAAGTTTATTATTTCTGAAATAGGGTGTGTATGCGCCGATGGTGGGAATTCTGAAGGTATATTAATTAAATCTGAATATTCTCCTGTAGTTGCAACTGTAGATAAATCACTAGGTTGGACTGCTGAAGCTATTTCTGATTTTTCATTTGGTGATAGTAATCCTGCATTTAAAGCTCCTGCTAAAGGTATCACAGCATCTGTTCCTGTACTACTATTAACTGTTCCACTAGTTGTAGATGGTGTGTAACTTAAATCCGTCCCGTTTAAATCTCCAATTGTTAAATATCCAACATCGTTTGTCAATTCTGAAATATTAGCTCCTGATTGTAAAGCAGAATTTATCTGAGATTGAATTGCTGCCGATAATTGTATCTGAAGTTCTGTATTTGTAGAATTTACTTCCAAACTGTTATTAGGGCTTGTTACAGGATTTACTTGCAACTTTCCATCATTTAAAGATAGGTAAACTTGATTATTTAATTGGGAGCTTACAAATGTGGATATATCAACTTTTGGGTTGGTTGTTGTTCCTGTTACACCTGTTCCTGTTACTGATAATACACTTCCTGTTGTAGTATTGTCTGCTATAGGAACTGGTATGCCATTAAGGTCTGTTACATACAATTTAAAACTCGTAGTATTAGGAGTTAGTACAAAATATACTGAGTTAGGTACTAGAGCTGTAGATAAGGAAGTTACTCCAAAAAATTGTATGTCTTTTAATTCTGCCATTTATTTTTATTATTTTTCAATTACCACTCCTTCAAATTCCAACCACAATCGCTTATAACTTCACAACACTTATCTTCAAAATGTTCCTCTGCTATTTTCATAACTTCTGAAATAGTTTGTTTTGGTTTTCTTTTTATACCGCAAGATTCTTCTAATTTACCCTCTATTTTATCTTGAATAAACTCTATCATTTCACAATCGTCTGTACATAGAAGTCTGTGCATTTTATAATAGAATGACATTTTATCTTCATTTACACCTTCTCCAATTTTAAAGTGTTTATCAAAAAAATATGCATCAGACATTTGAAGTAAATTCTTTTCTGCTTTTTCTAAATAAACCTCTCTATTTAAATATAAAATATTTTGTGCACTCATTTAGATACAATTTTTACACTCAGTATACTTATTTAATATTGACCTAACTTCTTGAAAATTCCTTTGCCCTTTATAAAAATTACCCAGTTTTGAGTGGGATTCTGCCGTTCTTAGTAAAAATTCTATATCGGACATATCTTTTCTGAATTGTTTGTCGTTTTTATCATACTCCAGTCCAACCTTAGTGTAAATTTTATCTAATTCAAGTCTAATATTATCTGTCTTTAAATAATATCTCGTTTTTTCAATATCTTCATATCCAGATTTTACTGTAAATTGCCATATTCCGTCAGGAAGTGGCTCAAAATTTTGTTCTTCACATACTGACAGACATGACATTGCAAGATTTACACTTTGAAATATATTAAGTTTGTGTTTTTGAAAAGTGTGAGATATAGGACTTGAGGCTCCTGGAGGTGTAATTTCAATTACAGATGGTAAATTCTCTGCACCTCTCCAATTAGAATTATCGCCCACCCAAATATGAGTAGGCTCTCCTGTAGGAATTATTGAAAAATTTATTTTTATATTTCCTATTTCCATTATAATTAAGCTTTTATAATTCCAGCTTCTTTTAATTTTGTGATAAGTTCATCTAATTTTGCTTCAATATTATCTAATCTAGTTTCTACAATTGGTATAGCTGAGATTAAGTATGTTCTAACTGCTGCTTCGTCTGCAAAAGATGCAGGAACTGCTGTTATAGGCGTAGTTGTGCCGAGTGCTAATACATCTTCAGATGGTACTAGAGTACCTGCGTTTAAATCAGTTAATATACTTTTAAGTTTTTTAAGCTCGTTATAAAAATTGTAATCTTCTATTTTTTCTTGTGTTGTCATTTTTTAAATATTTTTTTATATTTTAGTAATAGTTCTGCTCTGTGTTTATATCCGTTTGCATCACCAATTGTTTTTGTTAGCTTACCTATATTTATGAGGTCACTAATTGCATCTAAATTATCTCGGTCAGCATATTTATTTAAATCGTTTTTTTTCCAAAACCATAAACTTGCTAAGAGAGCACTTGCTTCATCTAATAATAAGTCTGGATTGTTTTCAAAATCTATTCCCGTATCTTTACTTAATTCTCTATAATTACCTCTGAAAGTTATTCCTATGTACCCTCCTGCCCTGTACTTCCAACCATCTCCTGAAACTTCACTGCCATTACCTACTCTGTTTGAATACAAGAAGTTTGCAATTTTTTGAGGATTTCCTGTAATTTCTAATACTTTTTTCTTTTCTTCTGGTGATAACCACCCATCTTTATTTCTATCAAATCTTGACTTAAACACTTCTATTAATCTTTTAGTTGAGTAATTCATATTTTCTCTAACTAATTTTAGATTGGATTCGTGTTCTAATTGTGTCCAAAAATGTTGTAATCTTAGTGGAGTATTTATACCATACTTTTTTAAAAGCGTCGGATATTTTTTAGTTAGTGTCTCTGCTGTTGTCATTCCTGTTCTTTTCTATATTCCACAATCTTATTCCAAATATTAGTACCACTCATAACTCCTGTAAGCATGATAAAACTGTTGAATACATTCTCCGCAACAGGATTAATTGTAATGTTTAAAAAGAAACTTAAAGCTGTTAAAGACACTCCTAATATTATTGACATTAAAAAGGAAACAAGAAAAGTTAGACTTTGTTTAGACCAAGTCCCATCTTTGTTTTTTAATGTGTCATTTAAAATCTTGTTCACTATTTCTATATTTTTTTATTTCTAAATCAATAGAGTCAGCACATTTATTAATTTTCTCTACTTTTGAGTATAGTGATGTCATCTCTATTAGTTCAGCTGTAGAATGTACTTTTATTCCTTCTATCTCCTTAATTTTTTGCGTACTCTGTATGTCAGAAAAAGTTAGCGTAGCAGCTAAAACAGAGAATATAGTTCCAGTTATTAAACTTTTCATTTATTAGTTTTTATAGTTCTAATTTCTTTGTATTGGGTGTTGTATCTTTCTTCCATTTTTTCAAATTTTTCTCGCCAATAATTATTACTTTCTTCCATAGCTCTAATACGTAACTCTTCACATTCTTTGTTCTGATTCCTAGAAATCTGCAATAGAGAGTCGTTTGTACGGTTGATATTATAAATTCTAGCATCCAATCTGGTATTTTCATTCTTTAATTCCCATCTACTATAACTTATAATTGACATCAAAAGACTAAATAAAAATATTAGTAATTTTTTTTCGGTGAGTGTTGTTAGCCATTGTACGAAGTTTATCCATATTTGCATTTAATACCATCTTTTATTTCATATACAATCATACATATAAAAAGTACTATAATTGCATTTCGATATATTATATAATAGTTGTCAATTTCTACTTTAAAGCTTATTTCAGTGAGGGCATTTAAAATTACTACTGTAATAAAGGATAATTTAGCATATGCTTTCCATTCTTCAAAATACTCGTTAGCTCCTATCGTTGAAATAAGTAATAACAATGTATCTATTTTTTCTATAAAGGGCTTATAAGTTTCATCATACAAGGTATAGTCTACAAAAAAGAAAAGTATCATATAAAATCCTAATAAAGTTATTGGGAATATTTCTGTGATACTTGTTAATTTCATTATTTTCTTGGTTTTGGCTTAGGTGCTCCTACTTTAGGTTTTGCTTTATTTTGCATTGTTTTTATATTAGGGGGAGGGTATTAATTCTCCCCCGTTTTTATTAAATATTTCCGAAAGCCTGTACTGGTGATAAATTAGCAAGTACTGCCAACTTGTTTATCGCAGCTTCAATTGCTTGGTGATACCCTACTTCTACGTGCATGTGGTAAGTAATTGCCGTATCCATAGTGCTTGCGAATCCTTGTGCGTATCCATCATCTTTAACAGTTACTGCATAGTCCACGTATTGTTTTCTATTGTCAAGTACACTCTCTTCTCCTAAAACTGCTTTTGCGAAGTTGTTTCCTGGATGTCTTAAACTTCCATCAAAATAAACTCTTGCTTCAAACTCTTTCTCTCTTAAGTTTGCTCCTAAGTGGTCGCGGTCTTCTGCCCAAGATAACACTTTCACTGGGAAATTAGGATTGTATTGGTTTGTAGAAGCATTAACATCTTCAATATAACCTCCTGCTACTTTAATTCTAGTTGAAGTTTCATAGAAAGGGACTTCATCAATCAACCATTCGTCTGGGTCAAGAATGAAAGGTTTACCTGTCAAACGAATACCCATTAAGGCATTTTCATTTGGAGTTCCCTCTACTTTAATCCAAGAAATGAAATCAAAATCTTTAGGTGCTTCTGAAGTAAATTTACCTACAAAGATTGGGTCACATTCTTCACACAAAATATCTGTTACCACTGTTGTTGAGTAAACTCTTTGGCAACCTCCAGCATCAGCTTCTACTACAAAATCAATTGCTGCTAATGTTCCCGCTAAGTTAGTTGTTGCATTTGCAATACTAATTGCTGGAAATTCTTCAGCTTCACCTGTAAATGTAAGTACTCCTGTATCTGCTGTAACTACCAAACCTGTAGCTGCTAGAATTGCTGCTGCGTGAGCTGTTACAAAGTTTGTTGCTGTAGTTGTTAAGTTTGTTGCGAAAGTAGCAAGATAGTCAGTACCTCCAACATTAATGTTCGCAGTACCTGAAGTACCAGTTAGAGTTAATGCTCTTGAAGCTGCTCCTGTAGCTCTTCCTTCTTCAATTACTAAGTTAGGATAAGATTTTTGCAATTCTTCTAATCTGCTTTCTCCACACTCTGAATCTTTCAATTGTATTGTGTAGCTTTCTACAGACGCATAACAAGTTTCTCCATTTACCCATGCAGTTGATGTTGTAGTTCCATTAGAACATACCGCCACTACATCTCCAATCAATGTAAATGTAGCTGTACCTTTCACTGCTGTTGCTGCTACGAAAGTTGCAATTTGAGCATCTGTTAAGATATCTGTAACTACTAATGTATATAATCCCTTACCGTCAAAATTTCCTTTTCTTACTACCGTTCCTGTAACAAATCCTTCGATATCATCAACAGTTGTTGTTAAGTCTGCTCCATCATCTTCAATAGTTACAGCATAAACAATACCTGCATCTAATTCTGTATATCCCGCTCCACAATCTTCGCAACCTTTAATTAAAGATGGTAAGCTAGTTGTATAGTTAGCTAAAGATACAGTTGATGGGTGTAAAATTGTATAGGTAGAAGTTACTCCCACTCTTTCTGTGATTTCTACTCTATATAAAGGATATTGTGCTTGAACTAAAGCTAGTGCGTTAGAATCTCCTGAATCTGTTAAAGTTAAAGTTGAAAACACCCAAGCAGTTCCTGATAACGCTGGATTAGAGCTATCCACTATTTTTACATCAATATAATCTAAGATAGATACTCCTGTTGGAAGTAATTCTGCCTTAATTCTCTCTACAGCAGCTTCAACTACTTGTTGATTAGTTTGTCCTTCTACAACTCCAAAATGTATTTTAAATCTGTATTGGCAATGTTCTCCTAAAGCTCCGATTGGTTTACCTGATAAGATAATATCAATTGCTGTTGTATCTCCGTCCTCAAAAGCCATTCCTGTTTCAGGATTAATACCATCATATCCAATTATGATATCGTCAAATTTCTGTACTGTTGTTTTTGGCGCAGAAACATAAATATCTTTAATCTGATTAGCTTTCCAAGGTAAAGAGCTGTAAGCTTTACTGTTTTGTGCAGTTCTTGTATTGGCTACTTTATGTTTTCCTAATCTAAATTCATAGATATTTTCTCTTGAGTGTCCTGCGAAATCAGCGACTACTTTTGCTCCATTAATTGTTGGATTTTTTACATCTACAATTGCAAATTGACCTTTTGCTAGGTTTTTGCTTCCTCCTGTTGTTAATACGTTTCCGTTAATAAGGAAAAAGTCTCTGTCAAACGGTTTATGTAAACCCATAGTTATTCGTTTTTATTTATATTTTAGTTATTGTTCTCTGTTTTTGTTGTTGGAAAAATGGGTCTTCATTATTCAATTCAAATTCTCCCGCAGCAGATGATAGTATTCTATCTATTACTTTATCATCAAACTCTAATTTTTTATTTTCGTCAAATTGACTTTCTGGGTCTTCTGAATCTATTAATGAAATTTGTTGTGCATATCTGTAGTATGATAATAGAATTTCATCAACTTTAAAATCTTCATAGTAGACTTTTATAGAATCTGAATTTATGTTGAATGGTGCTTCTCTCCATAAAAAAGATGGTCTTTGAAACTCATCCATTAAAATCTCGTTCTTATTTTCTTCTTTAAACTCGTAAAGATAGACTTTTTGATTAACGCAAACTCCTTTAGAACAAGAAGCATAAGTATTTGCAAAATCGAAGTAGTTTTCTGGTAATTTAAAACTATAGTATTCTAAGGTTTTTGTGTTAAAAGGGATTCTTTTATTCGGTACTAAAAGTTTTTGTATGTACCGTATATCATCCTCTCCTTTCCTATCTAACATAAACTCTACATATTTGTTTTGAGCTTCGTTAAATATTATTACAAACCTACCTCGGTCTGTGGAGAGATTATCATTTACTCCGTTTTTTTCTACTTTTAATAAGTACCTTTGGTAGGCTTGTTCAACTAACATTTATTATTGTTTTTCTTTTTCTACTGCCTCTGCAACTTTGATTTTTAAATCTTTGTCTTTAATGACTCTGGCAGTTGCATCTTTCAAGTTACCTCCTAATACAGTTCCATTCAAATAAAGTTCTCCGTATTCTTCGGTAATTACTCTAGAGCGTCTCAACTGTGTTAATATTGCAAAAGTTTCAAATTCTTGTTTTCCTTTTGGAGTGTTGCTTTGTTTCTTAGCTTCCAAAAATCTTTTAATATTATTAGAGCCTGATTTCTTATCTTCTAGGAACTCCATCACAATTCCTGTAATAGTTTTATCGTCTAGTTTTCTATTTGAAATTACTCCAATGTATTCTAGGATATTGAAAAGCAACTCTTTATTATTATGTAATAAAGTATAGAAGTTTCCAATTGCTTCTGCTTTTTCGTATTGTTTTTGTTCTTTAAGACTTACAGCAGCTTCTTTATTTACAATGCAATATTTTGCTTTACTCGCAAACGGTTTGCTTTTATCTTCTGGTCGAACCACATGCATATTTAAAACAGCAATATACAGTTCTAAAGCGTCTTTTTGGTCTTTTGTGTTGAAAACTTTTCCGTTGTAAATATCTCCGCCGAAATTATCCCAAAATTCATTGTTTGATTGTCGATAGTCTAATATATTTTCTCCCATAATACTTTCATATGGTTCTACTATATTACTTACAAGAGCTTCAACTTTTGTATTTATATCCTCTCTGTTCATTCCTTCATAACAAGGGGAAGTTGGATAGAATCCTGTGTCCCATACTCTTTTATTGTCATCAAAATGACAGGGAGCTGATTCTTTTATACCCTTCATCAAGAGCTTTGATGTTTCATATTTAATAAATCCATCTGGGGCATCTAAATCTGGCTTAGGTATTACTTGATACAAAGTATCTGATTTTATTTCAATTCCATTAATCTCTAATGAGAATCCTTTTTCTTTTGACATTCTATTGGTTTTTTGGTTTAACTTCTGCAAATATACACCTATAAAAATGTTCTTGCAAATTGATTACTTTTTGTGTAATCAAGATTCCATTTTTATTCGTCCGCAATCATATATTCTATGTGGCTCTATTTTATCAGGAATCTCTTCGTTTTCTTTATATCTTGTATTACTATAAAAATAATAATATTTAGGTTTTGTCTCTTCTATAATTTTAAATCCTAATTTTTGATAGTATTTATAATCCAACCATCTTTTATCTTCTTCTACTATTATATTAGCATGATTAGAACTGTAATGATTAAATAACTTGTCTACTCTTACTTCAGTATTTAATTTTGAGGATATTGTTTTTATTATGTTGTCTTCGGCAATTAACACTTGAATCAAATCTTCATTATTGTACAAGCCTAACCTTACACTTCCTTGATAGTTTTCTAGAGAATTACGGTTTAAGAATTCTTCTGTTTGTTCTTCAGTTACTTCTTTTACTTCTAGGTTGTAATCTTCTATAATGTGTTTATATATTCCTAAATATCCTAGAATTTTAGATTTTACTACTTCCTCTTTATTTACCCATTCATCTTCAAAAACGTGAACCAAATCGTATCCTTTCTTATTAGCATTTACTGTTTTATTCAGATGATAGTCATTATCTATAAATTTTTCAGAATGCCAGTATAATCCATCATATTCTATTGCTAATTTCTTACTTTCAACAACTATATCTAACTCCTGTCTTCCTAATATACTTCTGTTGGATTGTTGTGTTTCAAAATGTTCTGACAAGAAGTTATATAATACGTTTTCTTTTCTAGAACTATTGTTTATACATTTTGGGCAGCCTTTTCCTGATAAGTGATTGCTTACCCTTTGTTCAAAATCTCCGTGACTTCTGCAAGTTATTGTTATATTACTTTTAGCATTTTTATAAATAGATTTAGTGTAATCAAATTTAAAATCATGTACAATATCTGCTTTATTAACGAAATCTTGTTTAGAGTAACTCTTACTTTCTGCTGTTTTTAACCTTCCACATTCAGGACACCCGTGACCTCTGGTATGGTTTATTGCCGTTTGTTTAAATATCCCATGAATTGGACAACTAATGTTTACAAAATCTATCCTATTTTTCCAATTTAAATCAGGATAACTGTAGAAATTATTATGAACCTTGTTGAATTCCTCTACTTGTTTTTCTATTGGAATTCTACTGTTTATTTTCCCATTTTCTACGCCACACTTTTTACATCCACTTCTAAGATGGTCAGATGCTCTCTGTGAGAATTCACCATGTATAGGGCATTGTATGTATATGACATCTGATAATCTAGTTAAAGTTGTATTTGGATAAGAGTAGAAGTTTTCGTGTTTATCTTTCACCAATTCTAAAAAATTCTCCAACCCTATTTGATTTTTCATCGACATTCTGTCAAAACCACACCTGTTACAGCCTGATTTATAGTGACTGTCTGGAGTTTGTTGAAATACTCCGTGAATTGGGCAAATTATATCTACTTTATCTTTTGCTCTGGTATAAACAACTTTACTATAATCATAAAAACTATTATGCTTACTATTTGCCTTCTCGTAATTAAATCCCATATTTACTTTTTTGTAAACAAAGATATTAAATTTTATTCATATTACCAAGAGGATTTTACCCCTCTTGGCTTTTAATTTTTATTGTTAATATTAGTTATAACCTTTAGCTGCAATCTCGTCTAATTCAAGCATTACAAAGCGTGATGGGTCTGCAATCCAGACAGCGCTGTTGTTATAGCAAAAATATTCTTGCCCCATTTCTTTAAAACTTGCTACAATATCTGTTGCTGTTCTACTGTCATATCGGCCTGTTCTTCTACCCCAATAAACATATTCTCCTTCAGGTTTAACCATGTATACATTGGCTCTAGAATTTCCACCTTCAATAAGTTTTGTACCTTTTGGCATTTGTTTATTATTAGAATACTCTTGGTCTAAAGCATCCCAGATAATTACAGAGTAAGCTGTTTGGTCGTAACCATTTTCATGCATACCTGACAATCTTCTGTCTGCAAGTCCCATGTGATTCAATGAAGTATCTTCAACGATTTCAACATATCCAATTCCAGGTAAGAATACATTCGTAAAACGGATAACTTTTAAAGTCAAGTTATACAAATCTCCAGACACTGGATTACTAGGTAATACTCTATCTGCTCCAAGCAAATTAGATACCATATTCAATTGTTCTTTTACCTCTGCGTCAAAAATTTGTAGAATGTTATTATATGCTGGAGTACCTGCTTTTAATTTCAATCTTCTTTCAATAACTGGTAATGTAGGGTTAGCTCTAAATACGTAGTCAGCCATATCTTTAATATGTTCTTTAGTGATACCGCCTTTTCTACCGTATTTTTTAACAAAACCTCTTCTTAATTGCGGCCATAAACCTTCGTTGTAACGAGTAGTTCCATTTGCTGATTTAATCACCCCTCCTTTTTGGAACATGTGAGATGCTGCTGTCAATCTGTCTAATTCACGTAAAGTTAAAAATTCCATTACAGAACCTACTCTACCTGTTTTTTTGATTGGATTTCCTGCTTTATCTGTATCCATCATTACCATCAATTCTCCGATATTATTACTCTCAGACATAATGTCATCAATATAATCTTGAGTTGCTGCTATACCTCCTGCCAATCTCACAGAATCAGCTTTACCTGTTACGAAAGATTCAGCTCCTCTAGGACTACCTAGTTGAAATTCGCAAGTCATGTACCCTGTTGATAATGGCATTCTAACTTTTGCAAGTCTTGTTCCAAATTCAGCTACACCATGTCCAGTTACAAAATACTGAATACCTTTTGCTAACAATTGTTTTGGATAATATGCGTCTGGGTCTTTTGTATTTAACAAAACTGTATGTTCAAATCCATCTGATTTAGCTCTTACAGGTTCTGCTTCTGAAACTACAATTTCTTGTCCTCTATAAGCATCTGCTGTTAGGGTTGTTCCAGGAGCTAGTTCTTCGTTCAATACAATTTTGAAAGTTGTTTCGTCAATACCCGCGAATTCTTGATGAGACATATCAACCACTGTAATCATTTCGTCTACAGAATCAACTGGTAAATCATAAGTGAATCTACCTTCCCATCCATTAACTTCTAAGATACTTTTATTAGCTAATAATTCGTTAGTAATGCTGTACTGATACTTCGTGCGTCCTTGTTGACCAAAGAAGGTTTGAAGTTTCATGTGATTTTTTAAAGGGTCTTCTCTATACCATGTATGTAAAGATGCCCAATCTTGGTATCCTCCTCTGTTTTTTAAATCCTGCCCTTTCATAAAACCAATTACTTGGTCTCCATTCCTTAGTAAAGGCATATTCGTAGTTTGTACGCTCATTTTGTTATATTAATTTTATGTTTGAATTTATTTTTTTGGGTAAAAATCTGCCCAGTTATCGTCTGTTTTTTCTACTTTTTCCTGCGCCGTGTTTGTCGCTTTTTTATCTACTGTGCTAATTGTAATGAAAGTGTCTAAAGCTGTTTTGTTCTTTACTTTTGCACCTAAAAATTCTTCAAATCCTTTTGGGTCGTTTAGAAATAAATTAAGCTTGCTATAAAATTCTGGGTCTGCTTTAGCTTTAAAGTATAAACTGTCTGTTTTTGTCAGTCCTTGTTTATCTCTGATTGTTGCCGCGTCAATAAGATTTTTAGAAACTGTATCTTTTAAGCCAAATTCTTTGTAAGTTTCATTAAGATTTTTTCTGTAGACTTTAGTATCTTCTTCTAATTTCTTAACTTCTTCTTTCTTGGCTTCTAGTTTTGCATCAACCATATTAGTGTAAGACTTATTAATCTGTTCTACACATTCTGCTGTTTCTGCATCTAATTTAAAGTCGGATTCCAATTCTTTAATTACATTGGTAATAACTTTGTCACTCAGTCCTTGAGCTTTATATTTATGATATACAATATTTCTTTGAATATTAATATCTTCTAAATCTAATCCTTCTAGTGGGTGAACTATTTCCGCACTATATTGTAACAGTTCTCTAACATCTCCGCCTAATTTTCTAAGCTCAATTAATTTGATGTCATTTTCGTCTAAATCTTCTGTTGAAATATACTTTCCTTTATCTTTCTCAGCTTTTAAGTTTTTCTGTCCTTGTTTTAATTTACTAAAGACATCTTTACTTACATTTTTAAGTTCTGATAAAAGTATTTTTTCTCCGTCGATTTCTACTTGTCCGTCTTCCCAATCTCCCTCTTCAATAAAGTCTTTAATTAAATCAGAATAAAAATCGTTTCCTACAGGAGTTTCAATTTTTGTTTCTGGAATTTCTGGTTCTTTAGTTGTTGGTGGAGTTTCTTCGTCTTTCTTTTCTTCAAAAAAGATATCCGTCTCTTGTGGTGTAACTGCTGTTGTCACTTCACCTGTTGCAAACATATCCTCCAGAGTTGGAGTAATTTGCTCTTGTGTTGTTTCGCTCATTTTAATTATGGTGTAAAAGTAATTGGTTTATTTTTAATTCTAAAATTGGTTAGTTCTATAATAATTATTATTTTTTTAAGTAATCATTACTAAATTTAGTAACCATCTTTAATTTTTATTGATTATCGAGTTTATATGTGTTAATTCCTGACCTCTTTCTTTAATATCTAACTCTCTTGCTCTCATAGCTAACTCCTCAGTTTTTACTCCTAGCTTAGCTCTTTCCTGTTCGTCTTTGTTATTAATATTTATTTCTTTTAATTGTAAGTCAGCTTGTTTAAATGAATTGTTAATACCGTCTCTAGTTGCTTCTATTACGGCATCTGTTCCTTGTTGACTGAAAGCTTTCTGATTAACTCTGGATGTTGCATCGATTCTTGCTTCTTCTAACTTAGTCATATTCTTTTCATCTTCAATAGATTTTAAGAATGCATTCTGATTAGCTTTTTCTTGCACCTGAACCTGTAATTGTTTATCCAACATATCTGATTCATGTTGTCTGGCATCTAGTGTCTCTTGTGCAATACGTTTCTCATTTTCTTGCGCCAAAGCTTTCAATTCTATAATGGTGTCACTAGTGAAGATTTCAAATATGTCGTTTACGCTTTGAGTAATTGTATTATTATTTGCAATAACTTGTTTTAAAGTTTCAATAATTTTTCTATCTTTACTTCCTGTAACTGCAACTACTCCTAATTTTCTAAGAGGGAAATTTGGGTCTTCTTTCATAATATCTAGAAAGTACGTATCTCCGTCTGAGTTTGTAGCAATTGTTGTATTATCTCTATTATTGCTTTGACACCATTGCGCCACTGCTAAATGTACATCTGAAGCTTTTGCTTTTGCTTCATTCATCTCATCATAAATAGGTGCTAATTGTGCATATGAAGCTTGAGCTCCTTGTTTAACTCCTTCTGCTGTTGTATAATGATTCGGTTGTCCTAATAATTGTGGTGTAATTCCTATCTGTTCAAATGCTTCTTGTTTATATGCTCTTGCAAGTTCCATTCTATATTGAACCTGAGTACCATATGTTAAATCTTGTCTTTGAAATGAATTTATAGGCTGGTTTCCTGCTGTATTTTGTTTAGACATATCTACAGGTAATATTCCTGTATTTACCGCCGTATTCATTAAATCTAATAAAGCTTCTTCGTGCGTACCATTATCTTTATATTCGGAGGGTAAGTAATTAATATCCATCAAGAAGAATATTCCAATTTCTCTTTCTAAGATATCTGTTATTTGGTTCATACAAATGTTGTGAAGCACTTGATATGGAGCCATCTTAGCAGCTAAAGAGCTGGTAATTAATCCTGCGACAGGTAATTGAAAATTGTAAAAATCACTGTTGGATTTAATTTGAAAATCTAAAGGTCTGATATCTAAATATAAATCACTCTTCAATCTAGAACCTGTAGCTCTAACTTTAATACCTTTCCATATTTCAGGTACGTATTGATAAACTATTGTGTCTTTATATTTAATTAAGTTATTATTTTGTTTAGCTCTTACAATTTCTTCTAATGAAACATTTCTAACTTTTTTTATTTCGTTCTCTGTTATATATCCGTCCATTAAATCGTCTGTAACAATCATTTGAACCAGTACTCCTTGCTCATTTTCATGCGTTATAAGACCTATTCTTTTGTAAGACCTCCAATATGCTTCTGTAACTTGTAAAAGGTCTGTTCTTACGTCTATGTCACTTCTTTGTTCGCGAGCATATGAAGTTGTTAAACTAGTTATTCCTGTATTATATTCTGGCAACCAATCTTTAACAGTGTATTCTTCCCCTTCTTTGTTTTTTAAAGTCCTTTCTCCCAGAGGTACTCCTAAAGCACCTTCGTATTGTTTTAATAAATCGTGGGTGTAGTAGTTTTGAAATGGGACTATGTGGTCTTCTCCAAAACTTTTCTTAACTATATTTGAAATAGAACTTCCTCCGCCTCCATAGTCTTCCTCTTGATTCCAATATCTTGAAACACTTTCTTGTTCATCCGCAGTCATTAGATGACCGTAAAGATTTAAAACATCTGAAGCACTGAAAGCATGTGTTCTACCTACAAATTCTCCGTTTTGTGGATATTTAGCGTCTACGTCTTCTGAAAAGAACACTTCTTCTGGTCTCCAACTTTCTACAGTGTAGTGGTCAAATCCTATTCTATAATGTCTAAACCATCTTCCTGTTAAAAGCCTGTCAATGAATTCTTGTCTGTCAAGTCCATCTAAAGAGAAGCGCATTCTATCTTCATTCAAAGTGTTTTGTGCCCACTCTGTAGCTAATACTTTAAAGTTTTTAGCCATGAATATTTCTATCTCATCAGGTGTCAGAGCTTTTTTCTGCTGTTCTAATTCTTGTTGATATGCTTGATACTCTTCTTCTGTTTCAAATTCATTTCTGGCAGGGTCTATTCCTTTCATTAAAAGGAGTTTAGTTAACTCGTTCTGCCAAGTCTCTGTTGCATATTGTTGAAGTCTTTCTGTTTTTTCTCGAATAAATTCGTTTGTAGAATATTCATCCTTAGACTCCACTCTATAGACATCCTTGAAATCCAAATAGATTCCTAAAAGTGCATTTACAACTATTCCTATAAAATCATAATGCTTGATATACGTAGGCACTCCTTGGTCTTCTCTAAGAGTTCTAATTTGTGAATCAAACCAAGGCATTTCCTGAAAATCCCCCATACCTGTTCCAGCATAGGTGAATCTTCCTTGTTGCATTTCATAATAATCTATAAAGTGTCGGTTTTTAATCCTCTGCCTTTGTCCAATCATTTCTAAATTGTCCATAACAGCCTTCTTCCAAGCTTTATTCTTACGTTTTGTAGGAATAGACTGATTAACCCATATACCACTATTTATAGTGTTTGCACCTAGTCCGTTAAAAAACGAAAAACCTATATCATTTCCTTGTTCCATTTATTAAATTTCAATCTTGCAAAGTTAAGGATATAATACTCATTGTTAAAATTGGTTATTTTCTGTGTAATTAAGACACTATTTTCTTCTGTAGAATCCTCTTCTTGTGGATGGGTTGGAGTAGAAGTTTCTGCCAACTTTTGGAGCTTGTTTTACTTCTTCATCGTCTTTTTTTCTAGTCATTCCTTTTGGATAAATATAATTCTTTTCTAATACGTGTAGTAAACCTACAGCTCCAATATGACCACTTATCCTATCAAAGTTTCCACTATCATTATATCCAATTATTTCTGACAGTAAATGTATATCATCTATCGTTTGAACTCTTTTAATAACAACTTTTTCACCTAAATCATTTAGCACTTCTACAGATTCGTCTAAGTAGTTAGCGTACATTGATATTAACTTCCTTTTACTTTGTTTTGGTGTATAACCCCACTTTCTAGCGTCATTAGTAGTATAGTTTAAAACAGAATTGAAATCAATATGCTTTTCTAAATAAACTTCTTCTAACCTTAGATTTTCTAAATATGTTTGAAATACTCCTAAATCTTCATTCTCAGGTAATGATATCGCGTTATATGCCTCTAAAAGTAAATGTACTTTTTGATTTAATTCTTTATATGTTTTAGGTCTTGCTGCATAAGAAGCTACTAAATATCTACCCATAGGGTCTCCAAATAAAGGGTACTTATATATTCCAACAGTACAAACTGAATTTGTTGAGCTTGTAGTTTCCTGTTTATAAAAGTCAATAGATGCAACATACATGTATTTAGGTGGTTTGAAATCAGGAATATCTTCTATAATTAAATATGGCGCATCTTGATTATCTCCTGTAAATGGAAATTCTACTAAATCTTTTGTTGAAATTTTGGAAATTATTTTTCCATTGGTATCTTTTATTAAATCTCTTCTTCTATCCCATTTTCCAGTTGTAATTAAATATTCTCTATGTTTTACAGCTTCATCATAAACATTACTGAATGGTGATATAGTTGCGCTTAAGAATACTTCTTCTGGGTCAATAGGGTATTGTACAGTTTCTTGCTGTAGTAGTAGGTTGTCATTTTTGACAGTGTCTCTGTCTTTTTTTAAGACTTCTAAATTATGAACCCAATCAGCTTGATGTATTAAAATGGTATCTAGAAATTCAGATTTTATTCCTAAAAACTGCCCAAATGGTCTTACTATTACTTTCAATCCTGTTTTGTAACTCATTTGGGCAGGGATAAAAGTAGCAAAAGTTCTCCTCTTAAAAGATATAGCTTCTTTTGGTATTTTATTTTCAAAAGTTTCCCAATCCATTTCTAAAAAATTTAGAGAGCTTGGATTAGCTAAAGCTGCCATTGCATCTCCTGACAATGAAGATTCTCCTCCTGTACCAACACATATAGGAACACACTTCCACCTAGTTTTTGTTTCAAAAGAAGGTTTGGCAGCAAGGTAGGATTTCTTCCAGTCAAACTTTCCAATTTCTTCTATTAAATAACAACTTGGAGCTCCCCCCGCTGTCTTTTGTGTAGATGTAACTTTACCATTTGCTAAGTTTTTCACTAAAAATCTAGAATACTCTACTAAGTTGCTGGAAGATGTTTTTAACCCTAACTCTACAGAACCTCCTAACCATTCCTGACTTTGAGTGTAAAGATAAAACGCTTTTGGTACGTACTTCATTGCTGTTTTTATCTTATGCGTTAAATCAATTAAATCTCCCTCTGAACCAGATGTTATTGTAGAAGAAGAGTTTGGTTTAGTTAGAGCTTTCCAATAACAATATGAAGACATTAAAGTTGATTTACCTAAACGTCTACTTCCATATAGCATTACTCCTTTATTACCTTCTTTTTCCGCTCGTTTTATATCTTCTACAAATAACCACTCATTATCTCGGAAATCGGGTGTTACAATAGGTTCTGAGTTATCTTCCTGTGGTATAGGGGTTTTAAAAAAGTTTAAATGCCAATATAACCAAGGATGTATAAAATATCCATCTACTTCAAAACCTTTAGTTATTTTCAACCACTCATTCTGCCAAAAAGATATTACAGGTTTTTCCTGTTCCCAATAATGTTTTTTATCATTCCACTCTTTTACTTTACCTTGTTTATCTAAATCCTTGTAAAAAGTTTTATCTGTTATTTCTTTAGATAGTTTGAGAGCCTCTGTTGCATCTCTAATATCTGAATTAACAATAGGTAACACTAGAGCCATTGGTAGAGATGCTATTTGGTCAGAATAGAATCTAAACCTTAAGTCTTCTGATTTTTGATGTATGTTTAACGTATCTAGTTTATCTTGTATTTTTATTTTTGCGGTGAATACTTCATCTTGGAATAATATCTCATTATTCTTTAAATCTATTTCTTCCGCGCTATCATCAGATGATTCTACTAATTCATCTAGCTTATAATCCAAATATACCTCACACTTGTTTATATGTAAGTTTATTATTTTTAAAGTAGAGTCTATAAACCTTTGTGTTTTCTGTAATTTTCTATCTGCTTCCGCACCTTTTATAAAAGCAGTTAATCTTGTAACAATAGACAATGTTAAATCATTTTCTTGTTTAAATAATTTTTGCTTTTTTATAGGGTCTTCTTCATTATCCCATTTATTACTTTCTATTACAGCTGCATTTCTCTTGAAGTATTCTTTGTGCTGTTTTACGAACTTATCTACAAACTGACTCATTTAAGATTTATTATTTCATTAATAGGTAATGACATTTTATAACATTCTGAATATCCGTTAAATAGTATACCTACTTTGTGTTTGTACTTTTTATATTTTTTATGTAATTTTTCCTCTAAATCCCATATTGTTGATGCATCGGAGCTGTATAGATATAATTCTTCATAATCATAAGGCATATTATTTTTATTAAATCTTTCAGATAATTCTCTAAATGTCTTACCTATTTTGTAAAATGTTTCTTCATCTTTGTTACACTTTATAAGATATAGATGAGTTGTTCTTCCTTTAGCTAAATACACATATCCATCTTTTGTATGATGATGTTTTCCACTGTATTTGGAATCTTCCATTCTGCACTTAGGGCATGTAAAACCATTTAGATAATTATTTGGTAGGGTTTTAAATTTAGAATCATGCTTTTTACATCTTATTTCTAATTCTTTTCTACAACCTTCATATATAGTGTCTGTATAATCATGTAAATCTCCATAAACTTCCACAGATTCTTCAATAAATTGTTCAGTCGTTTTCTTTCTTAAAAGGCTATAATTCTCTTCTGCACATTTTGGACATTTCTGTCCGCCTAATCTATTTGTTACGCGTATAGTAAATTCATGGTCATGTACAGTACACGTTAAATCTACTTTACCTCTGGAATTAATATCTTTAACTTTAGAGTGGTCTGTTATATCTCCAAACAATTTGACAGATTCCTCTATAAACAAATCTACATTATTGTATTTAGACTTTAATCTGCATTTAGGACATGCTTGTCCATGTAGTAAATCAAATGGGCGTTTCAAAAATGACCCGTGTAATTTACATATTAGCTCAACCTCTGTTGTATTGTTTTTATACTCTACTTTAGACGTATCATATAAGTCTCCGTACATCTCTACCAACTCTTCTGAAAACTTTTCTTTTCCTTTAGAATTTAATTTTGACATTTTATCTTTCTCACAACAATAGGGTACACAACCTTTCTTATGATTCTTTGGAATTATATTAAAATACTTATCATGTTTTTTGCAATATATTTCTACAGGTGTTAAGTTACCAACATAAATCACTCTATCATAACCATAAGCATCTCCATGTTTTTCTTGGAACTGTTCTATGACTTTTTCTCTAGTTAGTTTATTATGCGCTGTTCTTTTATTCATATTTTAAACAATAAAACCTCCACACTAGGTAGAGGTTGGTTTTTAAAGGTTTTCTAAATCCTTGATATTTTTAAAGGCTTTCACCACTTCTTGTATTGCTGACGGTGGAATTCTGTCTTTATAGTGCTTTATTAAGTCTGGATTTATTTCTTTTGCTGTTCCTTTTTCTATGATGAACATTAACTTATTTTTACTGTTTTTTAACTGTTCTAATTCTTTTTCCGCCGATTCTGGAATTTCAATTAAACCTTTAACTAATTCATAAGCTGTCAAAACTCTTTCTTTTAGATTATTTAAGTCTGTTGCGTAGAGCATTGGAACTGTTTTTGTATCTAGAACAAACTGTGTTGCTTTTTCTAAGTTGTCTGGAGCGTCAATAATTTCTTTAACTCTTTCTTTAATTGATGCTGTTACTTCTTCATTGTTTTTTTCGAAGAAAGTATTGTATTCTTTCCATTCCTTAAATAAAATCTCGAATTGAGATAGTAGTGTTTTTTGTATGTCCATTTATTTATTGTTTATCCACTCATTAAATTCTTCTTGTGACGCTGGCTCTTCTTGTTTTATTTTTGAGCTATTCACTTTTTCTTGCGCGATGTAAATTTCTTCATCTGTTGCTGTCAATAAACTTTTTCCGTTTAATGCTTTAGGTCTTAGAAATGAATATAGAATTTCTCCCATAGTGCAATCTGGATTGTTTTCAGCCATGCTAAATAGTTCTGTTATTATAGCTGCTTTGTAAGTTGGTTTTTCCATTTTTATTCTATTGTACTACAGTACCTTTTAATATTAATTGTGTATTTTTTTGTTCGCCGTTTTCTTTAAAACTTATTTTTACTGTTTTTGTAAACACTCCCAATGATTTTGCGTCATATTTTACAGTTCCTTTGCTGTTGTTTTCATCTACTTTTTCAGTTGCTGTAACTGTACATCCGCAAGTTTTTACTAATGTTAAATCTTCTATTTTATTTCCTGTGAATATTAGTTCTGTTGTTGTATCCGTATTTCTTTTTATTGTGCCAAAAAATAATTCCGCTTGACCATTATTATTCTTTGATAATTTGGCTTTATCGTTTAAACTTTTTAATTCCATTTTATTCCCATTTTTTTAGCGGGCAATCTTCACCCTCTTCTTTTGTTATTAAACTTTTCCAATACACATCACAAAGACATATTGTACATTCTCCTAAGTCCTCGCTTTTAGACATTGTAATGAATGAAAATAGATTAGAAAACACTTTATATACTTTTAATTTTATTGTTGATTTATTTGTGTTTTTTGAATTGTGTGGGCAACTGAAACAAACTTTTCTTCTTCTTAATACCCAAGAGGAATAATCTGTTCTGAATCTACTCTTTATTATATTAAGTATTGTTTTGCATATTTTCATATTCTTCTAATTCTAATTGTGAATGTTTTAAATAGGAAAGAAACATACAGTCTTTATTAAATACATTTGTTATATAATCATATTCTATTGACATTGCCATTTTCTGTACTCTTTCATATCTTCTAATGTGATTGTCAGGTAGTTTTTTTTCTTTTGAAAATGTTGCCGACTTTCTTGCTCCTTCTAAACTTGTAAATATATATCCTACGTAGGGTAATTCAAATGCAGGGACACTATCTTCTTTAACTTTAATTTCCATGTATTCTATTAAGCACCTCAGAAAATCATCCATTTCTTCTGGAGATATTCTTGTTCTGCTTTCACAAGCTTTATTAATTAAATCTTTTCTATACTTTATCATCTTTTTCGCAGAATATTGTGTAGAATATTGCTTTCTTATCTTTAGCTAAAAATCTGTTTTTTAATTCCAAAAGTCTTTTATTAACTATTTTCTCTCTATAATTTGTGGGATGTTTTTCTAAAAATCCTTTTGTTGTTAGAATGAAGTTTATTTGGTCTAAATGTTTTTCATTCATTTTATTCTCCAGAAGTATTGCCTTTTTTGTATTTGCATTATACCCAGACTTTAAATATGTTCTTAAAACTACACCTTGTTTATTTGTCAATATTTCTCCAAGTTCTACAATAGAATATATGTGAATAACTAGATTTAACAGTTCTAAATCATTTGTATATTTGAATTTTGAAAAAAAATGTTTATGAGTTTCAGATGTAAACTTATCTACTGCCATAATAATTCTGTGTGTTTTTTAAAAAGCTCTGTAGCAACTGTAAAACTCATTCCTGAATAGTGGAAATTATACTCTTTAGTTACTGGGTCTACAAATTCTAAATTTTCTGGTGGTTCTCCATTAAATCTTATGTGTACGGAGTGTGTGTATTTTTGTATGTATGGAACTGTATACACTACATCTTTATAATTATACTCATTATATCTGAATGGTTCTTCTATTGTTTTCTCCGCGCCTTGGCTTAATAAAAACTCGTCAATGTACCTTATAAATAATTTATGTAGTCTATTAAGTTTCATATGGGTACAAATATATGCAATTAAAACTTAACTTCCAAATTTATTATGTTAAATTTATCTTAATTGTTTGTTTTCTATTTTTATTATTCGTATATTTGCCTTATTTTAACTATTCAAATACAATGAACAACAATAGACTCGGCTTTGACGAATTTTCAGAAACTCTTTTGGAACTAACATCTTCACACGTTTTAGACAATTTTTATATTGAAACTTATGCAGATTTTTGCAATAGTTTAATATTTGACTTTTGGAAAGAATACTATTATTCAGAGATAGATTTATCTATTCGACATTTTGCTTCTATAATGGAAATATTCTTTATTAACTTGTTTCAGCATTCTCCATCTTCTTCACGAGTTACAGAAATTAAGTTATAGGAAAAAATAATGATTACAGAAAAAGTAATTAATTTGGTGGATTGAATTTAAAGTTGTATATTTGCTTTATAATTATTGGAAGTTGCTCCCAAACAACTACTTTAGCGGATGATTATTCCGTATAGGTGCACGAATGAGAAATCAGAGTATGTTGTCTTCCTTTTACAGTAAATCGTTTTGGACGTTAGATTGGGGTTTCTGAGAACGTTATTCTCTTTGTGAAGCATTTAGTCGTTACTTTTAAATTAACTTAAAAAATACATTATGAGAAATGATATAATTTTTTGCTCAGATTACGATGGAATTTAGAAATATATTAAATAATTTAAGAGTTTATAACTATACTTAAAACTAATAATTATGGGAGGAGATTCCTAAAAATACCTTAAAATAAATTTGCATATATCGTTTTAATACTTTATCTTTGCAACTTAGAATTACATACAGGCGCTTATTTAGTTGTGGAAAGCTATAAAGCATTAAAATATAAAGTTACCGCTTTTAATTTATTAACCCTTCTTTCCACTTTAGAGGGTTTTTATTTTTTAGGCGGTTTTACTTTTTATAATGGATTCAAAAATAGCAAGACTTAATTCAAGATTATACTTCGACCTTTTCTCTCGTGAGGAAGTGGACGGAGATAGGCTTGTTTCTGTTTTTTCTATTTTAAAGACTTCTAGGACATCAGATAAATATTATGCTTATACTTCTAGAAATAATAAATTTATTGGTGGATTTTCTCTTTTACGCGCAAAAACAAATCTAACTTTACACACTATTAAAACTTATGTTCCTGTCTTAATTGACATGGGACTTATTACTGTTTTAGATAATGGTGATGTTTATGTTATGGGTGGAGAAAAAATTAAAACTTTATACAGTTCAAATAAATTAGTTCCTGTCATTATTGGTAAGAACTTACATGATACAGCAGTTAATTCTTTATCTATTCGGGCTCATTCTGCACAATTACAGCAGGAAAGACAAATATTAAAAAAACAAAATCGAAGTGAATTACTAAAGCAACTTTCCAATCCTACAAATAATAAACTTTACAAAAAGGCTAAACGTCTCGCGAAAAGATTATCTGGAGAAGAAATTACTATTATCGATGAAGTGATTTTATCAAATCAAGGTTACGCAGTTTTAAAAAGAGGTGTGGAAAATAATAAATCTATGGGTTGTTATTGGAAACAAAAATTAATTAAAAAAGGTTTAATTGAATCTAAAAGACGTTTTAAGAAATTAAAAGCAATGTCTTATGGAGAATATTTAACATATATCAGTTTTTATCCTGATAATAAAACAGTTTATAGAAATGGATTCTTATGTATGGAGGAAATCGCCGAATTAAAGAACATTGATTTAACAGTTAAAAAACCTATAATTAAAGATGAATTAATTAAAAAAGAGGTAAAAGGATTAAAGCATTTAGAGTTTGACATGATTGCATGGTGGCAGAATAATTAGTATGTTGCTTTAGATGGTCTAGTGAATTTACAGTATTAAATAAATAATAAAATTATGAAGTACATGGGAAGTAAGAGTAGAATATCTAAGTCGATAATACCTATCTTATTAGAATATTTAGAAGATGGTATGATATTTATAGATACTTGTGTTGGAGGAGCTAATATAATAGATAAAATTCCAAAAAATATAAAGTGTTATGGAAACGATAATAATAAATACTTAATAGCTCTATATAACGGAATTAAAACTAGAAAAGACTACCCCTTAGAAATACCAAAAGATTTATACAGTAGAGCTAGAGATGAGTATAATAATGGAACAAATATAGAATTTGATGACTTTTTAATTGGTTGGATAGGATATATGGCTTCAGCTAATGGTAGATTTTTTGAGGGTGGTTATAGTGGCATATCTAATACAAAAGTAGGTACAAGTAGGAATTACGTAGATGAAAGTATTAGAGGTTTTCTGAAACAAGTTCCAGATTTAAATGAAATAACCTTTACTAATAAAAATATATTAGATATTAAACCAAAAATTAAGTCATTACTGTATTGTGATATTCCATATAAAGATACAAAGCAGTATGCAACATCTAAAGACTTTAATTATGAGCTATTCTATCAATGGTGCAGAGACAGAAGTAAAGAGGGACATATTGTATTTATATCAGAGTATTCAATGCCAAATGATTTTAAATGTATTTGGCAACAAGAGGTTAAAAGTAGTTTATCAGCAAATGGAGTGTCGGGAGGAAATAAAGTGTCTATAGAAAAACTTTTTACTTTTTAAATTAGGTTATTATATAAATTAATTGTATATTTGTACTTTAAACATTAAGACGTGAAACGATACTATACATTAGGACTAAACATATTCTACGAAATAGACTCAGAAAACAATATATTCTCATATACATTTAAAGATGGTAATTTAAAAACTAGATTTTCTGTTTCTGATAATACTCTTCTTTTGGCAGAAGAAGTTAAAGAGTGGCAATATACAAAACAATTAGACAGGAGGATTTTATTCTTCGGTAAAAAATTTAGATAAAATGAAAATAAATTACAAAAAAGACGGAGTAGAATTAGATGGTGATTTTTTATCATTAGTAGAAATTACAGAAAAGTGTAATGAAATAAAGTTAAAAGAAAACAAATTAGTTTTACTTAAAATACATTGGGGAGGTAAACATGGAGATGTACTTGAACAAATTATACTTCCTTCTGATAACGCTACACAATTGAAAGATTACTTAATAGGAAGAGAAGTTTATTTTGGAGAAATTTGGGGTAAACACTCAGAGGTTTATGGTGAAATGGAAGAAAAAGATTTTGAAATAGTTAAGGACAAAAGCAAAATTAAAAGTTTTTTGAATAACTTTCCTAGCGGACACGATTACGACCATAGTTTTATTTACACTTTTATTGAAGGCGCGGAAGAAAAGTTAGAGTATAGTTCAGATAGTTTAGACGAAGATGATGCTACACAAGAAGAGTTAGATTGGTTACGAACTTTATTGAAATATTAAAATGAACTTTTACTACGACCCAATACTAGGACTACAGTATGATTATTTAGGTCACTATATTATTATGGATATTGAAGAGCTACCTAAAGATATTGATTTTTCATTATTATTTGAGATAATGTCAGAACAAGGTATTTCTATTGTAGAATCTCTGCCAAGTTATGAAAACTATTGTAAAATAACAAATTATCAACTATGAAGCTAAAACTTACACAAAGAACAGTAACCGAAAAAGAAACTGACATTGACTTACCAATATACTTTAATTATCAACTTGAAAGTTTAGATGAGGAGTGGGTTATGTGGGATGGAAGTGTAAAAACTATTGTTACAAAGCATTGGTTTGGATATACAGTACAAAAGTATGAGTGCACATTTCCTATAGAAGAATACCAACTTAATAGTAGATGCTCAATGGAAAATTTTTACATAGAAATGCAAAGTGCTTTAGAGTATTTTAAGAAGTAGATAACATATTAAACAATTCACCGCAAAAACAGTTAAAATATTAGACAATGAAAGAGAAAATAGAACAATTGATAGCAGAACATAAACTACACAGAGAAGAGGTGTTACAAGAGCTAAATTTAACTTACGGTAAGGATGAAAGATTACTTGAAGAATATGCAATGAGAAACTTATTCATCAATCAGTTGGAAGAACTTTTGTAATTTTTTATTTGCTCGAAAAATGAAAGAAATAAGTCTAGAAACAGTTAGAAAAGCTAATCAAAAGATGATTGATAATGGTAAGATTGAAAAATACGATAAAGTTAAATCTTTAGTTGATATTCAGGAAGAATATATTAAATTTCTAGAACGTGAAATTGGAAGTGTTTCAAGTATAGCTTCTACACATGGATGGATTTGTAATAAAGAAATTTTTGACGAGGGTTGTAAGTTAAGAGAAAAAATAAAAGAATTAAACAGATGAATACGAATTTATATTATTTAATAGATTCTGATGAGAATTTAACGGATGCAGAAAAGAGAGAAATATATTTTGAAAATCTCCAAATTCTTGAAGAGTTGAGAGAACTAGATGAAAATTAAAGAAGATAAGGTAATTATTAAACAGTTTAAATGCGGTTCTAGTGATTTTTGGGTAAATGACGCTCACTATAATTTAAACGCCTCAGAAGAGCTTATTTGGAGTGCTGGTGAATCAGATAAGCCTGAACTTAGAGAAGCACTTCTAAACTTCATTAAAAGAAATAAGAAGAAACACTCACCTAGACCGAATAACATCTTCGAAGTCGAGGAAAAGATTTACAGCACAGTAAATTACGGTAAGTTTAAAGGTTTAAGTACACAAATGATAGTTGCTGAGGATAAACGCTACGCTAAATGGATTTATCAAAATTCTGCTGATAAAAAAGTTAAAGAAGAATTAAAAGAATTGTTAAAAATAAAGTAATCATGAAAGAAAATATAAAATTTTACTTAACACAATATAAATTCGGCAGAAAATTATATGGAGGAACTTATTATTTAATTTATAATTGGCTTCCTATGAGTATATTTTGGTCTGACAGATTGATTACGAGTTGTGGAGGAAGAGCATTAGAAACAGAAGTTTATGAGCAGAAGTAATCTTCATAAGGATAAGGGTAAATTCAATAACGGCTTACTAGAAGAAATACCTACAAAACTACTAAACTTTTTCACAAGACATAATAATGATTGGGGTGAATTTAGAAAAGCTAAGAAAGATTTACAAAATAAAATCGCGGAAAAAGAAATGAACAAAGAAGTAGAAACAGTTTTAACAGATAAAAAACTAATAGAGCTTTACAATCTAGGCTGGTTGGATTATATGGACGGTAAACTAGACATAAGCATGGCTTTAGTAAAACCATATTACATAGGAGCTAATCACGCTGAATTAGGAGACTTTCCAGAAGGATTTGATAGTTTTACAGATGAGGAAATTTTAAGGATGGTTAAATGATAAATTTTAAACTTTTGCCGCAAGAAGAAATTAAAAGAGTAAAATATTTAGAGAAAATAAAATCAAAATACGGTTCTTACGGATTAATAACTTATTCATTCAAAGATACAGGAATAGGATGTGTAGTTAAAATTAAAAGTTCACATATTAAGAAGTGGAAAGACATTACAGATTATGGGAGCTGGTAAAAAAATAAATTTGTTAGTTAAATATAAAAGTTGTATCTTTACGGCATGATAAAAAAATATTCTAAAAAAGGGTTAGAGAAACGTAAATCTGAACGAGAGTGTTTATCAGAATTCTTTAAAAAACATATTGAAATTGCAAAAAATAAGTGCTGCACTAATTGTGGAGAAAAGCTTAAAGGAGATGTTTCTGAAGTTGCCCACAGGCTACCCAAAAACTTATTTAAATCAGTTATGTGCGATGATAATAACGTAACCTATCTTTGCTCTTGGAAAAGTAGTAACAACTGCCACGGATTATATGACGGAAGTAATGAACAACTACAATCTTTGAATATTTTTTCAGTGGAAAAAGAAATAATAAAAGAACTTTTAGAAAAAGTAACAGAAAAATTTAATTATAAAACAACAGACAGATGGCTTCTATAGAAGATACGCTTAAAAAATTAAATAAAGATAAAAAAGAAGAAGATAAAGTATCCATACTAGGGGATAATAAGATAGTTAGAACTACTACTTCAACAGGAAGCCCGTATTTAGATTATATAACAGGTGGTGGTTTTATGAATGGCGGGTATAATACAATCGTTGCTTCTGGTGGTGTAGGTAAAAGCTCAATTTCTTTATTAGCTTGTAAAGATACTATTGAGAGAAGAGGAAAAATAGCAGTTTATTTTGATGGTGAAAGAACTTTGAATGAAAGTTATTTCGAAAGAATGGGTATCCCCAAAGATAAATTTGTTCACAGAGTAGGGAGAAATTTAGAAAATATGTTGGATGAAGCAGAGTTATTTGCTCAATCAGAAGATGTTGGTATTATTATTATGGACTCTATTCCTATTTTTACAGCTGCTGCTATTGAAGCCAAGTCAGCAATTGAAAATTCTATAGGAAATGCTGCAAAACGATATACGGGACGTATGCCAATTATAGAAGGGTATGCTTCATCAAGGGATATTTGCATTATTGGTCTAACAAGTTATAAATTAAACCCAGGAGCTATGGGAGACCCTAGAGTGCTTCCTGCCGGTGAGTGGCAGAAAACAATGTCTAATACTACTTTAGATATGACTAAAAAAGAACTAATAAAAGATAAAGATAAAAATGTAATTGGTCACTCTATTGAAGTCCGCGTTAAAAAATCTAAAAACAGTGCATATGATGGTTCAGAAGCCTATAAAATAAACTTCTATAATGATGGAGGATTTAATCAAATAGATGAATTTGCAAGAGTATTCATAGAAACAGAAATAGTAAAGCAAGGGGGCGCATGGATTAAGTTTCCTAATGTAAACGCAGAAGAAGTAACTATACAAGGAGTAGATAAATTTATTGACCACCTAAAAGCGAACACAGAAGATTTTGAATTTCTTAAACAACAATTAGTATGAGACCATTAGAAGATATACTCACAGAATATGAAGAATTGAGAGGTTCTTTTAGAAACACTACTAAAAGTGGAAGCTTAACAAAGGACAGTCTTATTGAATTTCAAGGAAGATTTATAGATTTGAAGGCAGATTTGAAGTATTGGAAAGTAAAATACACTCACGAATGGACTCGTCGCGACGATAAAGCAGCTACAGCGATTAAATTTAGGATTGCTGTTGCTATGACAAGAGGGGAATATCCAACTGGAGATGAAGAAGTTAAATTACCTACGATTACAAATGCAGAAAAGTTAGCAAGTGGTAGTAAAGAATATAGAGAATTTGTTGAACAACGCGGTTTTTATAAAGAGTCTCTGACAAATTTAAGTGATACTAGGGAAGATATCAATAGTTATATAAACGAAATTAAGGACAGATTAAAATAAATAATTATGTGGCAAAAGTGTCCAGTATGTAACGGAACAGGAGAGTGTAATATCATTCATCCACCCTCATGTAAGACTTGTGATGGAAAAGGTATTATAAGCTCATTGACAGGAAAACCTCCGACAGGTTTAGGAAGCAAAGATTATCAAAATTTGGATGTAGTTGAAAAATGTAAACACGAATCTATTGAAGAAATTCAAGGAGGACAGATAGAAAGATGCAGAACTTGCGGTAAAACTTGGGGAGGATAGTGTATGATAACAGATAAAATAGAGATAGAATTCAAAGGTATCTTAGAAGATAAGAATATAAAGATGAATATAGAAAACTCATCCTTCTTTTTGAAAAACTTAATAAGGCATAATGGCAATAAAAAAGACAGTTAAATCCAGAGTAGAAAAACTAAGAAATCATTTTACGTTAAGTGAAGCAGGATTTTGGAGCTTAATACGCTCTAATTTAAGAAATGCAAGTAGATGGTGGAAACCTATCGCTGAATGTAAAAAATTATCTAGGCGAGCTTATAAAGGTAAGAATAAATCTCAAAAATGGGAATATAAATGTAGTCATTGTCAAGAATGGTTTATGGAAAAAGAGATAGCTGTAGACCATAAGATTGAAGCAGGTTCTTTAACTTGTGGAGATGATTTAAAAGGATTTGTAGAAAGATTGTTCTGTGAAATTGAGGGTTTTCAGGTACTTTGTAATAAAAGAATAGACGGAAAAGAAAGTTGTCATAAGAAAAAGACAGACGAATATATGCAAAGTAAAAAATCCGCCAAAAAAGATTTAAAATAATAGGAATATTCAAAATAAATCCATATCTTTACAATTCAATATACTAAATCAGAATAAATATGATTAACTCACCTAAGAAAGAGAACAAGGAAAAAAGAGTATTAAAAACAGAGCCTAAACTTAAGGTAGATTTAAACGAAGAACAAAAAGAGTTTGTAAAATTATTTTATGAATTTGATGTTTGTTTTTTACATGGAGATTTTGGTTCTGGTAAATCTTTGGCAGCAGTCCACACAGCATTGTCGGCATTCAGAAAGAAACAGTTTAATAACATATGGATTACCAGACCTATGCTAAAAAATTCTCTAGCTGCCCTTCCTGGAACACTTGAAGAAAAAATGTCACCTTATACTTTTCCAATTACACAAAATATGGAAGTATGTCAAGGTAAAGAAATGACAGATAAAATGTTAAAAGAAGGTATGGTTAAAATAATGCCTATTGAAGTTGCAAAAGGATGCTCTTTTATTGACTCAGTAGTTATAATTGATGAATATGAAGATATGACTTATGCAGATTTTAGAACAATTTTAACTAGATTATCTAAGGGAAGTAAAATGATTTTCTGCGGTTCAAAAGAGCAAATTGATAAGCAGATAGGTAAAAATAGTTGTATTTATGACACTATGAGACTAGAAAACTCTGGATTAGTAGGCTATAAAACATTAACAGCAAATCACAGAAATCCTATTTTGACAAATATTATAGATTTTTTAGAAAAAGATTTGCACAACTCAAAATAAATTATTATATTTGCATAAGAAAGATAGGTAAAAACACTTTTCGGCTTTTTGGTAATACGTGTGCTGTATTCTGGTAACAGGATTAAACCTTATAACAACGTGTGATGTGGATGAGTGACCACAAATCTTTCTTTTTTAACTTTTTCGCGCAAAAATAACAGTCATTTGAACTTAACACTAGGATAATGACAAGCGATTGGACAAAGTTAAGTGTCACGAATTGCCCTGTAACAGCTAAATGTTGCCAGTTAGAGTAGGTCTGAGACTATTATGTGAAGCTCTAACATTTTTTATCGGTATCATCCCCTGTGATAGTATCTAAGGGCTAGTAGGAGTTGCATGTTAATACCGAGTGTGTAATCCTACTTATTTTTATAAAATGTAATATCAAATAGATGAAAACACAAGGACAAGGTTTTAACTATAAAGTAAACGGCGAAAATAAAACTAAAGAAGAGATTGATAATATGGACTTAAGTAATATGAATTGTACAGTTGATGGTTTATCTGTTCTATATTCTTTTCCCGACCAAAATTATATTAGGCATTTTGTAGAAATTAAGGAGAAAATAAAACTACAAGAACTAAGAGATTATTTGATAACAGATAATATTATTTGTACAGACCTGAGCACAATATATGGTATAATGTCCGCAGAAACAGAAGATGAGTTAAAAGATATTCTTAAGAAGTTACCAGAGACAAATACGCGGCTAGAAAAAGAGATAATCAGAACAAAAACTGAAGAAATTCTAGATGAAGTTGAAAAATACCAACAAGAAGTTAACGGAGGTATTTTAAAAGGAGAAGAGTTTCCATACGATTTTACAAATTTAAACTTTAATGTAATTACAAGTAGTAATATAGAAGAAAATGAGACAATAGAATATTTCCAAGGAATAAAAGAAACAGAAGGTAAATTAGACTATTCAGAAATAAATTTCAGGTTATTAGATTTAATGGCTAAAAGATTTATGGATAACAAGGTTAAATATCCTAAAGGTAACTCTAAAAAAGTATTAGATAAAAATGAAATTCTTTGGGCGGCATTCAGACACATTAGAAAGATGATTCAACCTATTGAAAATGACCCAGAAACTTATGAAGACCATCTTTCTGCTGTTTTAACTAACATGAGTATTATTTTAGACCAATTAGATTTGGATAAGTCAAAATAAAGTTGTATATTTGTAGAAGATAAATAAGACGTATGAAGAGAATCAGATTGAGTTTGACAGGAGTTGGGGAGGTTTTAAAAGAATCCGCGGAAAAGAAATTAGAAAAAGAAAGTTCAATTCCTAGATGTGATTCAGGACATACAAGAGAATTCTACGAAGACTTAAATATTCCAGAAAATAAAATTCCAAAAGAACTTATAGAAAGAGAGAAAAATCAAGATGTAGAGTTAGAAGACGATGATTTTGAAATGGTAACTTCTGACATTATAGTTTATGAAGACCAAATAAAGTTTATGGTTACAGATGATGAATTTACAACTATATTTTTAAATGACGGACTTAATTTAACAGTGTTAGAAACATCAGAAGAAATCGATTACTATATTGATTTTATGGAAAGGACATGGTTTGATAAATTAAAAGACTCTATTTCCTTCTTTATTCGCCGAATAAAAAATAAATTAACAAATAAAAATGGAAAACAAAATTAAGAGATTTTTAGAATTAAGTAAAGAGTTTACTGTAAAATCACATGAAGTATATGAAGGATTTGAAGAGACTTACGGAAATATAACAATAAATGGCGGAATTTGTTACACTAGTGTAGGATGTACTACAACAAATGGATATCAGACTCCAACAAAACTAGAACAGTTTACAAAATCTCAACAAGAGAAGATTGAAAAAGCGCAAAGATACGAAGAATACTTAAAGTTGCAATCTGATTTATTAGAGTATTACACAGCAAAAGAAAAATTAAACAATTAAATATAAACAAGGAAAGCAAAATGGCAACAAAGTATTTACAGATTAACTACCAAGACGGAAATATTTTTCAGTTCTCAAAGACTGAACAAGAAGGGTATGAACCGCACACAAACACAAAAGGAACAATTTCATACAGAAAGATTTATAATAAAGGTCTTTATGGAACATTAAAAGGAGTGACAATTAGAGAAAGTGATTTTGGAAAAGAGATTTCAATTGCAGTTGTAGATAATGTAGGGGACAATGTTTACCTTAATTTACCTCTTTTTGATGCTAAGAAAAATTTAGCAAGTTATGCAGAATCATTTATCACAGTACTTCCTCAATTAAAATTAGGAAACCCTTATAGATTTTATGCTTATAATATTAAAGAAGAAGGTCAAAAATATTCTAAAGTTGGTATTTCAGTAGCTCACGCAGATATTCAAGCAGAAACCGCAGATAAAGAAAATAAAATTACCAAGTTATCTTACACTTATACAAAAGATGGTAAAGAAGTAAAAGGAGACGTACCAGCAATTTTGTGGGAAGAAGATTATACAGGAGCAAGAACTATGAATGCAACAGCTAAAAATAAATATCTTTATGATGTTTTGATGGCAAATGTAGGAGAATCAACTCAACAACCAACTGCTAGTGTAGGCGCACCACGACCTAAAACCACTACAAAAACAGCTTCAGAAGCTTTTGAGCCAGCAACTAATTTAAATCAGAAAGAACCTACGGATTTACCCTTTGCTTAAGTATTGATTATGAGGAAGTTACAACAGACAAGAATACACAATCCACCCGAAGTATTAGGTAATTGTTTTCCTACCGTTATAGCTTGCTTCTTAGATTTAGATTCTCCTGATGATGTTATTCAAATTCAGGAGAAATACCAAGAAAAGGACTGGAATATTCAGTTATTTAATTGGTTAAAAGAAAGAGGCTGGGTTTGGAAAACTATTTCAGGTCATTTATATGACGATTCTTTTTACACAGTTACAGGTAAAGTAAGTAGAAATGGAGCAAGTCATATTTGTATTTATAGAAATGGAGAGTTATACCACGACCCAAATCCTTGTAATTCAGGTTTAATAAGTGAAGATGTTTTTGAAACTTTTACTAAAGAGTCTAAAATTTGCTTTAAATGTAATAAGATGAAGTTGCTTACAGACTATTATAAGCATAAACAAATGGGTGATGGTTTATTAGGTAAATGCAAATCTTGCACAAAAGAAGATACTAAAGCAAGAACTGCAATCAATACGTCAACACCAGAGGGTTTAGAAAAAGAAAGAGAGCGTCATAGAGATAAATATCACAGATTAGGTTATAAGGATGTTCATAAACCTACAGCCGAAGTAAGATACGAAAACACTGTGAGGCATAGATTAAAATACCCTGAAAAACACAAGGCTAAAAATGCAACACAGACTTTAACTAGAACAGAAGGAAATCATTTACATCATTGGAGTTACAATCAACAGCATTGGAAAGATTGTATTGAAATGGACGTTATTAATCACGCTAAATTACATAGGTTTATAGTGTATGATAATGATACATTTTATTACAACGATTTAGATGGAATACCTTTAGATACGAAAGAAAAACACGAAAATTACATTAAACAACTAGGAATAGAAATTTATAAACAGTAAAAACAATGTACCAAATAACAGAACAAGGACTTAGAGAATTAGAAACTTACATTCAAGAAATTCCATTTAAATATGCAAACACTATACTGAAATTACTAGGAAATAGTGTTAGTAAGTTAGACGAACCCAAAACCAAAACAGAAGAAAACCCAAAGAAATAAAGTCCATGACAGAACAAAAAACAAACATAACAGAATACAGCTACCCAACAGAAACTAAAGTGGAAATTTTAGGAAGTGTATTACTAGCCTTACTAAATCTACTTAACGATGTACACACCAATGAAGGACGGATGGTATTATTAGCAGACTTACCAAATGAAAATGGAGAATTAGTAGAAGCCTCGCCAATTGAATTTTTTCAACAACAACCTAGAAGAGCTCTTACAGATTTAGGCGCGAGTGCTTTAGATTTAAAACTGTTCTTAGAAGAAGTACACTTAAGAAATATTGAAAATAATATAGCTATAAAGAATGAAGAAATCGGGTCATTCAAAATTTAATTATCATACTACGTGGGCACAGGAAGTGAAGAATGAGCTTGGAGCTTCCTATGTCTCGTGGGAAAATAATAAAGGAAAGTACAGTCTAATTATAGGACTAGAAACCACAGACGGCGAAAAAAGAAAACTAAATATTCCTATTAATGGTACACCAATGGATACAACTCCTGAACATTATATGGAACTTATTAAAAAATTAAAGAATGCAGACAGAGAGATATAGAATGTTATATGAGGCTTTATTAGAAGATGGAGATTTATTAACTTTATTTCCAGAGCTAAAAAGAAAAGACAGAGAAAATAATTGGGAGACAGATAAAAATAAATTCATTAAACTACAAGAAGAGCAAGAAAAAGCTTTAAATATAAACGTTGAAGACTAATGGGAGTTATTTTAAATAATAAGAAGATTATTGAGGGTGTTAATATTGTTGCTAACGCTGTTAAATATACTATGGGTGCAGAAGGAGGTCTTGCAATAATTGACAATATGCAACATGTTACAATAAGTAAAGATGGCGTGACGGTGTGCAAAGAAATACACTTAGAAGATGTAGTTGAAAATATGGGAGCTTCTCTTATGAAAGAGGCAGCTTTAAAAACTCTAAAAGAAGCAGGTGATGGTACTTCAACTACTTGTGTATTGGCACAAGCCTTAATAAATAAGGGTAAGCAGCTTATTGAAAGCGGAGTTTCCCATGTTGAAATTAGAGAAGGAATTTTACAAGCTAAAAATGATGTAATTGACCGACTAAATTCACATTCTAGGAGAACAAATAAGAAAGATGTTTATAGGGTTGCTAAAGTAGCTGCCAATGGAGACGAAGAAATTGCAAAACTTATAAAAAAAGCTTATGAATCTATCAGTTTAGACGGAATGATTGAGGTAATTAGCACAGCAAATAAGGAAACTACCTTGGAAGTTAATGAAGGTCTAAAGATAGATAAAGGTTATTTTTCAGACCACTTTATAACCGACACAGTTAAAAAAACGGCAGTACTTACAAATGTTAAAATTTTAGCTATTGATGGTAGTATTCCAGAAGATTTTGTCAAGTTGTTAATGCCTGCAATTAAAGAATGTGAAAAAGATAATAGCAGTTTATTTATTATCTGTGATGAAATACATAATACCGCAGCAGGCTCTTTAATTAGAAATAAACTAAATAATACTCTAGCTTCATGTGTAATTAAAAATCCACTCTACGGAAAAGGAAAATTAGAATTATTACAAGATGTAGAAGCTTATACTGGAGCTAAAATGTTAAAACTAGGAGTTAGCGAAGATTATACATTAGGGACTGCTGAAAGAATTGTTATAAATGAAAACGAGACGCTTATACAAAAAAATGAATCATCAGAATTTTTAGATGAGTATATAAAGTCTGTTAAATTACAGGAAAATAGTGAAAAAAGACTCTCTAATCTATCATCTAATTTAGCTACACTTTTTATAGGTGGGGATAGCCCTTCAGAGATGTCTGAGAAGTATGACAGAGCAGAAGATTCAGTTTTAGCAGTTAAGTCTGCACTTAGTTCAGGAATTGTTGCAGGAGGAGGAAGTACTTTCGAATATATTTCAAAAGAGTTATCTTCAAATAATGTGGGGTACAGTATACTGTTAGACAGTATTAGAGCTCCATATAAACAAATTCTTAAAAATGCTGGAATAAAAGCTTCATTTTTTAAAACTATTCCTAAAATAAAAAAATATGGAGAAGTTTACAATGTAAAAACTAGAAAAGTAGAAGAAATGGAATTAAATGGTATTCTTGATTCTACAAAGGTATTAAAAACAGCCTTGGAAAGTGCAGTATCAATAGCAATATTAATATTATCTACAAAAATATCTATAACAACAGAAAAAAGCAAATGAAATTAGAATTTTTAGGAAATGAAATAGTGTTTGAACCTATTGAAAGCGTAAGCAGCGGCTTTGTTACAGGTGAAGAAAAGTTAAAACAAGGTAAAATACTTTACGTAGGTAAATCATCTAAATTAGGGTATAATGAGGGTGACTCAATAGTTTATGAAGATGGACTTATGATTACAAAAAAGAATATTTTAGGGACGGATTACAGTATTATTTCGGAATTAGGTATAACTTGTAGAATTATTGAAGATGAAACAACATAAAATTTGGATTGCATTAGCTATTTGCGTAATGTTTGTGTATTTTTTAAGAACTTGCTCAAATAATAGCTTGCAAAGAACGGTGGGAAAGAATGAAGTACTAAAAGAAGCTGTTGAAAAAGTAAAAGACGGTACAGAAGTTAATGAGCTTAAACGGTTGCGAGAAAGAGATTCTATTATTAAGGAAAACTCGGCTAAAGAAAAGCAAATAAAACAGTTGAGGGATAAGATATCTGAGAGTGATTTTAAAATTGCAGACTTAAAAGTGCAAATAAGCAAAGATAAGCTTAAGATTAAGGATATGAATTTATCTAGAATTGCAGATACTCTTAACTCTTTTTATGGTGGAAAAAACGCTATAGCAAATCAATCAGATATTTCAATTAAATCAGTTCTGCCTAATCAAATAGTGGAAACTTATGTTGAAAATGAATTTAACAAGAATGTTGTCGCAGAAAAAGATAAACAGATAGTTGTTTTTGACAGTATTGTAGGAGCTAAAGATAAGATTATTTACAGTAAAAGTATTCTCTTAGTTTCGGCGGAAAAAAGCGTAGAAGAACATAAAGAAGTGATTAAAGTACAAGAAGAATTTAGTCAAGGTATTGTAAAAGAAAATAGGAAAATTAAGACTAAGAGTGTTTTCAGTCAAATACTGGCAGTGGGAGTTGGAGCAATTGCAGGATTTTTAATAGCAAAGTAGTATTATAATTATTTATTTTTTAGAGGAGGAGATGTAAATTTCCTCCTTTTTTATTTGGTAGTTATTTAAAAAAGAGTTATATTTGTAGTGTAAAATAATAGACTATGTTAGTACGATTAGAAAGTGTCAAAAATTCCGAGCAGGTTTTAGTAATTGACGAAATAGGTAGATTTTTAGGTGAAATTAATGAAGTTGAATTCTTTTTAGATTGTATATTAGATGATGAGGACATTTTAGAAGAGGATGATTATGTTTATTATAAAGTTGATAAGGAATGTTTAAATAAATTGTTATAATGGAAAAAGAATTTATACCATATGAAGAGGCATTAGCTTTAAAAGAATTAGGATTTGATGAACCTTGTTTTGGATTTTACTTCCCAAATACTACATTAATTCAAATACATACAACAGGTTTTCCTAATGATAAAAAAGATTGTGTTCTAGCACCAACATTTTTTCAAACCTTTAGGTGGTTTAGAGAGAAGTATAGTTTAGATGGGTGGGTTGTGCCTTATCATTCATTAAAAGGTAAAAAATACTCTTATATAATTGAAGGTTCGGATTTTTACTTAGAGTACGACACTGAAGAATTAGACTTTGATACTTACGAAGAAGCAGAATTAGAATGTCTTAAAAAATTAATAGAAATCGCCAAAAAAGACGATAATTAAAAATATCGCGTTAAAAAACGATAGAATGAAAAAGTTATGATAAGGTATATTTATAATAAAGAAAAACAAACAGTTGAACTTTTATCAGGAGGTTCTTTTGAAGAATTAGAAGATTTGATTAATAAGTTTAAAGACTGTTCTTTTATTATTTCGCGCGAAAAAGCTGAGAATAAAGGTGTATTAGTCGGAGGAGTCTATAAAACAGTAATATCAGGGATAGAACATAATTAGCGTAGTATGACAACAGAGAGATTTAAAGAACTAGAAGACAGAAATAAAGATAATCCAATGCAATTATGTTTTGAAATCTTTAACGAAGAGAAATCCAGAATACCATTATCTCAGTTTGAACAGATGTTTACAGCTTGGTTACATTTATTTAAAGGCGGAGATATATATTCAGCAATAGAGTATTTTAAAAATAATAAAGTGAAATGATACAGTACTTAATAGAAGGTGACAAATACATTTTACACTATCAAGAATTGAAAGAGAAGTATATATTGCATATCGCGATGTCAGATGAAGAGTTTATGAAAAATTTACCATCAGCTCTACATTTAGCGTGTGTTATCTGTTTCTTGAAAGAGATTCCAACATATATTTGTTTGAGTGATAAGGGCGTTATACATGAGTTAACACACTTAATTCAACACGGAACGGATGAGTTAATAGTTTTGAAAGATATTAGAAAAGTGTTTAAACAACAATTGAAATTAGCATGAAAATAACAAAAACCAAAGAGATAATTACAGAAGAAGTTCAAATTAAGACAGGAACTTACTACTTCGAAGATGAAAATATAATAGCTTACAAATTTGTACTGCATGAGCCAGAAGAAGATTATTCAGAATATGAGTTGGAAACCCTTCAAAGTTATGCTAATTTAAATAGTATTAAAATAAAAGAAGACGGAGCTTGGGATGAGAATGATTTACCTTATGTATTTAAACAATTTATTTTAGGTATTTCTGGAAAAGAGATTTTAAAAGAAGATTACTATAAGGAAAGACAACAGATATTAGAAAAGTTATGCAAGTAGGAGATAAAACAACAATGTATTTTGATTGCTTCGGAGTTACAAGTGAAGAAGATGTAATTGTAAGGAGTGTGGATAGAAATGGAATAACTCTTCAAGACCAATATTTCAATGGAGAAGAGAATGAAGAATATTATTTGTTTTCTGTTGACACTGGAAAATGTTTAAACGAACCTAGGGCTGGATTCGGCGGGAAAAGAAGATTAAAAAAGTGAGATGAAAATAACAGAAAGAAGAATAGTGATTCAGAATTGGTATGAAACTGAATTATCTAAAACAGGTTGGGACACTTACGGCTGGATGTTTAAAGATGACTATCAAGGACTTCTTTTAGGTTGGAAAATTGTAGAAATACTTCAATCTGATAAATATGGAAATCTTGTTACAGGTATCGCCGAAAAAGAAACTAAGATAAAATGAAATACGAAAAATTAGTAAGACTAGAAAATAATCTAAACTCAATAGAAGAGGTTTGTACTATATCTCACCTACAAGATGTAAACACAGATTTAATTTTATCTTTGTGCGGTAAGAAAATAGGTTCGGGAGTTTATAGAGCAGTCTATGAATACAATTTTGACGATAGTTATGTAATTAAAATAGAACCTAATAACACCGAATGCAATATAACTGAATACATGCTTTGGGATGAAATTAGAGGTTTGTGTGGAGATTTGGAATGGGTTAAAGATTGGTTCGCTCCCGTTTTATGGATGTCCCCAAATGGTAAAATCCTAGTTATGAAAAAGACGGAAGAAAAACCTAATAAGGAAAGACCTAAAGAAATTCCAGCATTTTTAACAGATTTAAAAAGAGATAATTTCGGTTGGATTGGTAACAAATTTGTTTGTCATGATTATGGATTTATTCATAAGTTTATAAAGTACGAAAATAAAATGCAAAAAATTAAAAAAGATTGCTGGTGGTAAATAAAGAAGTTGTAAAAAAAGCAGATATTAACTATCCTATGGAAGGAATCAATCACATATTTAAGACCAATGAACAAAATAAGACAGGGATTAAAAAGTTTGGTAGGTTTAGATATATTAGTAATAAAGTCGAATCTGCAAAATAAACCTGACCACTTTATTAAATAAAAGTAACTTTATCATAAAGCAAAAAATATGGCACTAGAAAGAACAGTTAAAATGAAAAACGTACAAGTTAAAGAAGAAAGTAAAAGACCTAAAACAGATTTCGAACCACCAAAAGGAGTCCGAAAAGAAGTTGACTATGATAGTAAAGCAGATACTCTTCTACACATTAAAAGAGTAGCACAACTATTAACTGAAGCATCGGTTGAATTAATTAGACGTGCAAATATTCACGATAATTCAAAACTTGAGAGCCCTGAAAAAGAATTGTTTGATGAATTTACTCCTAAATTGAAAGATTGTACATTTGGCTCTGACGAATATAAAGGTTTTTTAAAAGGTTTAAGGGTTGCACTTGTCCATCACTACGAAAATAACAGTCATCATCCAGAACATTATGAAAATGGAGTAAACGGTTTTGACCTATTTGATTTAGTTGAAATGTTTTTTGATTGGAAAGCCGCAACAGAAAGGATGAAAGATGGAGATATTTATAAATCAATTGCAATAAATAAAGAACGTTTTGATTTATCTGAACAAGTGGCAGATATTTTCACAAACACATCTAAAAGACTAAACTATTAATTATGTGGAAAGAAATATTAGCACTTATTTTGGGGTTTGCAACTTTAGGTTTAGTGTTTACTTATGCGGAGAATTCTGCCGCCGAACAAAAGATTAAAAACATAGATAAATTATATCGACTAAAAATGGATTTAGAAAATGTAAAGTCAATGCAAGAAACAGATAGTCTGATAAAAGATACTGAACGATTAATTGATTTAATGAATAATATAAAATAAAGTGGAGGACATAGACGGAATTCACCATATAAATATCTATTCCAAGGGTAAGACAGAGATAGGTAGATGGTTAAGTAACTTCGCTTATTCTCCTGTGCAAACTGAGCATGGTTGGTTTGATTCTTTAGAAGGTTATTGGTATTGGCACACTACTTTAAATGACAGGCTTAGAGAAGTTCATGGATTCGCTGCCAAAAAGCTCGGAAAAGAAAGCGAAAAATTAATAGAAATACTAGATGAGGTATTCAAAGAAAAAATCTGTAGAGCTTTAGATGCTAAATTAAAAACTCGTTCTAAGTGGGTGTCAGAACAATGTAGCTTACCGTTGAAACATTATTATGAGTATGGAAGTGGGGAGTCCGCCAAAAGAGTTGAAAAACAAGAGTATAATTGGATAACAGAGCACATACAAAATAGAGTAAATCAATTAAGAGAATATTATAAATTATGAAATATAAATTAAAATATCTAATACCTTTTATTCCTATTATTGGATTTGTAGTAGTACTGTGTGGGAACACTAACAGTTGGTTTAACAAAGATGAGTACGGTAATTTTGAATCTATTTTAGATGACCCTTATATATTTCTTTATAGCGCTTTTTGGCAAGGGGGGACTACAGCCTTAATTATAACAAAATGTTTAGGAATATGGTAGAACAAGTTAGAAATAGGAGACAGTTGTTTTTAGGTAAAAAAGTTTGGCATAAAGATGTCTATAACGGCAAAGAACAACTAGAAGTAGTTGGAATAAGATATAATGAAATAGAATTAAAAGGAGACTATTCTGGAGTAGGGCTAGATAACAGTTCGTGTTGGCTACCTTTAGATGGAGTCCTTGTAGATTCATTGGAAAATAAAGGTGCGGATTTATGACAGAAAATCAAAAACAATTAAAAATAGCTTTTGTTAAATCCAATTACGGCGAGACAAAAGGATATAAAGTAATGGAAACGTGGAGTGGCTCTGGAGAGTATAAAGATGAAAATAATCTAATAGATAACGTAGAGTTTGAAGCTGAATTACATTACTGCGGATTTTCAAGAGGAAGAAGTAGTTTAAACATAGCTTTGGCAGACCATAGAAAAAGAATTATCTACTATTCAGGAATGAGTTTATTAGACGAAGCTTTAAAAGGCGGAATTGTTCAGGGAGATAAAATTACAGGAACATTCTGTTTTAAGAAACAGGGAACATCAATATTATTACAACAGATATGAGCATATTAAGTGGGTCAGGAATTAAAGAAAAAGAAACAGTAGGTCAAGAGTTCATTGAATGGGCTGAAAAATATTGGTTATTAGATAAGTTGGTAAAAATAGAAACACCTGATGAATTTGCAGGAGAAAAATGCGATTACGATTATATGCGTAATATTTTCATTGAAAAGATAAACAAGATTATTAAAGATAGGTTATAAAATAGATATGACAGTGGAAGATTCAGCAGGGATGACGAATACATAATTGAAGAAGTAAAATCGCGGGTAAAAAATAATTAAACAAAAATAGAAAAAAATGACATTAGAACAAATCAAAAACAGACAAGAGAGAATTAATGACCAATTATTTGGATTATTAAAAAACACGGAAAGTGTAGTTTTAACAATTATAGGAGATATCCCTTCAGAAGAGCAAGATTTAAAGTCAGAAACACCCTCAGGACTACTACAAGAAATAAGCGCGTATCAAAATAGGACAGAATATTTAATAGAGCAGATTAATCGTTATAATGAGCTTTTAACAAGCCGCACTTATACTCCAGTGGAAGCTGTTTGTCAAGCGAGATAATAAAGACACTTCCCTTCAGCCTTAAAAAAGTTGGAGGGATTTAAATAATAAAAACTATGAAAATAAAATACCCAACATTAACTGAGATTAAATATGAAGATTTATCACAAGAACAGTTGATAGGGTTAAATAATTTATTAAAAATACAGCCGACTACTTCAAAAAGTACAATTATATACATTCCTAAAAATAGGTATTTAATATATTAGACGTTTTAAGGCAATATTTTTATATAAGTTATAACATTATACCAGAAAACTACAAACGTTTCTTAAAATGCCTAAAAAATAGTAAATTTTAAATCATTGAATATATTTATAAACATAATTCGGCGGGAAAAGAAAAGTTACACAGAAAATAACCAATTTGCACATAAAACATATAATCACTATATTTACACTGTAGATTGAAAGTACGAACTCAGCCTACATAGAAAGCATTTAAAAAATAATTTGGAGAAAGTCTCTACATCTACTGTTCGTACCAGTGGTTGTTTAGACTTTTTCTGTTTTATATAAAATTATTATGGCACAAATATTAAAAATTCAGGATTTAATAGGTACAACTTACAATAGATTTACTATATTAGAAGAAGGTGCAAGGCATGTTGAGCCTAACGGTAAAAGACAAAGAGTTATGATATGCGAGTGCTCTTGTGGAACTATTAAAAACATAATGTTAAAAGAGTTAAGAAAAGGCACTACTAAATCTTGTGGCTGCCTAGCCGAAGAAATTAAAATAAATATTCAAGAAGGGGATATATTTACTCATTGGACAGTTTTAAATGAAACGGAAGGTTACTTTAGCAAAAATGGAGAGAAATCAGATAGAGCCTTTAACTGCATTTGTGTTTGTGGTAAAAAGAAGAGTGTAAATAGAAACTCTTTAACTACAGGTCAATCTAAAAGTTGTGGCTGCCAAGGAAGAGTTAAAAAAGAGAAAGAAGTAAAAATAAAAGCAATACCTGAAAATACAGATTTAGAGATATGGAAAGAGTCCTTTACATTTCCAGATTATTATATAAGTAATTTAGGTAAAGCTTACTCCTATAAATCACAAGTTTATCTTAAAGACGCTGAATCGTTTAAAATACAAGATACTGATGTATCAAAAATAAAAGAGCTATATAGAACTTTCTATGGTGCATATAATGAAAAATATACCAGTTTGTTTTATGAAGGAGAACCTTGCGCGGAAAACATAAGAACAAGAGAGGCAAATACAGAAAGAGCTATTAAGCTAAAAGGGGTTTACAGCAGTATGTATAGTAGATGTTATAGAGTGGAAAATAAATCATACCCAACTTACGGAGCTAAAGGAGTAAAAATTGAAGAGTCATTCGACACATTTAATAAATTTTTTGATTGGGCTATAAACAACGGGTATAAGGAAGGATTGGAAATAGACAGGATAGAATCAGATAAAGGATATTGTTCTTCTAATTGTAGATTTATTACTAAAGAGGAAAATAATCTTAGAGGTAAGTTTATAAATTTGACCTTAGCTGATGTAAAATGGATTAGGTCTGATGAATTTACTTATGAGAAGGCACTTGATAAATTTACTTGTTCTAGAAAGGTGATATCGAATATTAGAAATTATATAACTTTTAAAGATATTTGAAAATGTTATGAACGTCCTCGGGTGTGAGATGTCCATATATCAAGCCCCTATCAAAGTTACCCCTCTTTTTGTCCCATACCCGCCTATTGTTTCAATCTTCTAAAATCTATTCTTAGAGGGCTTGAAAATGTTTTTCACTTTTGAGTTTTATTTTAGTTCTTTGTATAGTTGCTTATGTTGTTATCTAAGTATTTTTAACCGTTTCTTTTCTCTTTTAATTTCTTTTTGCGGGCGAATTGTGTAGAGTATTTAAATATATTCTCTATATAATATGATTGCGTGCGCACGTGATACATAAAAAATAATTAATATCCTATTTTTATTTTAATTATTTTGGTTATACATTTGTAAGGTCGAAAGAGGATAACAATCCAATAGACAAACAAAGTTCTTATACACTTTCTTTTTTAATATGCAAGTAAAATTTAATTTATTTTTGCATTGAAGTAAAAAAGTTTATAGTATCTTTACACTATCGGAAACGAAGCAAGTTAATTGACATATTGAATAATAGTTTAATCCAGCCTAATAAAGGATTATAGCTTTTAACGCAGCTATTACAGCAAAGTCCCATTTAGTAATGGTTTGGTGCAACTCCATAAATACTAAATCCCTTGCAAATTTATGTTTGTAGCATCGAAGCAACAAGGGAACTAATTTAAAAACTTATTTATTATGTTAAACATACATTTAAAAATCGAGGCTAAAATAACTTGTTTTATCACATTGGCACAATTATCCGAGTTAACAAATAAAAAACAATCTGAAACATTAAAAAGTTTATATGTTACATTTAGCAAAGATTGTTTTCTATTACCTTATAAAGTACAAAAGCTATCTAAACGAGCAAGACGAAATTTAATTTAAAAATATATCTTATGAAACTACCTAAACAAATAAGGCTTAACTATTGGTGGATTAATAGAAAGCCTATTTTATTACTTTCTTTTGGCTTTTTAGTCTTCTTTTTGGCGGCAAATGTGTTACTTAATCTTATTGAATATCTTACTAATCTTTTAAATTAACTTATTATGAAAGCGCAAATAAAACTAATAAACAATAGTGGTTGTAGTCCTATCGAAGTATTTAATTCTGTAAAGGACTTAAAGACTTATTTAAACGAGTGCCTTTATTATGCCACTGAATTATATTTAAATATTGAATGTAATTACACGGATAATTGGGAATATTCTAAAATTACAGACTTAAGAAGCTTATTAAGTGAAGCTAAATTTTATGATAGTGTTTTATGTGTTAATGTAGAATATTAGTAACAACCTTATAAAAACTAAATTATTATGAACTATCTACAAATGTTATCCGATAAAATAAATTCTTATAAAAGTTATAACCAAGCGGTAAAAACTAGAGTTTTAAAGCAATTAGAGAATAGAACGGAATTGACTGAACAGCAGTATAAAACTGTTATTAAAAACGTTCCTAAAGTAATGAAAGCAAATAAATTGTTTCTTACTAAGTACAATAACGAGTATAAAAAGGTTTTAGGCGTTTCAGTTCATAGATATGCACCTGAATTAAACACTTTACAATACATTAGTGGAACAATTATAAAAGTTCCACAACAAACAACGGTCGAGGACGCAATAAAATATTTAATTAATAACGGTAAAATTTAAACAATATGAAAACAATTGATACAACAACATTAACAAGTTTAGAACGTTCCATTTATGGAACTAACTTAATAAATAAATTAACAATTCAAAACCTTAGAAAAGTTTTACCACAATTAGAAACGTATAAAGGTAAAAAGATATGTTTGGCAAGTGGTAAGGCTGCAAAAAATTTCACAATAGAATTACTTAGTTACTCAGATAAGGAAGCAGGACAACATTTAAGAACGTTTATTAAATTTGAACAATTTGCAAGGACTGAAAAGATAATCTTGTTTCAAGATGTTACGGTAAAAGATAAAAATTATCAGGGTGGCGGTTATGGTGTATCTTATTATCAAAATGAAATTGATTTAGGTTATTTAATTAACGGTGTACTAACTGAAATTACAACTATGTACGATATAGAACTTTCTTATAAGTTAGGAGTTGAATTTTGCGCAAAAAAAGTAAAAGAAACGAAAGACAAAATAGAACAGTTAAAAAATGAAGTTTCAAAGTTAGAACATTCTATATATCAATTTAAAGGCAGTTATTAAATTGCATATTGCAATATACGATTTGGCGGGATAAAAAACTATAAAAGAAAAGTTTATGAAAACAGATTTAAACGGTTTACAACTAACTGTACTAAAACAGTATAGACAACAATCAACTAATTTTAACGAGTCTTTAAATAGATATTATGACTTGTTTAAAGTTCAGTATTCAAATGGAAAAATAGGGTTACTTTGTCAAACAGAAATAAATTATTAAATTATGAGAACTTTATATAATTATTCGAATTACGGTAATGATTTAAAATTAACTTATTCTGATGCTCAAAGCGTTGCATTATCGGGAGATATGGAAAACAACGTTATTGAATTAATGGAAAAGAAATACGTTAAAAGACAATTAGATTTAATAAACCCCAAACAACTTGCAAAGGAATTAAATGACTATGGAGCTTGGGACGATGACGAACTAAAAAACCACAAAGAAAACTTAAAAAGGTGGGTTTGGTTGTCGGGTTGTGATATTGTAGAAAATAAATAACAGTAAAGCCATGTTTAAGAGAATAGTAATGTATCAGGGCGAAGACTTTAATTATTTTGAAGCGGTTTTTGCGTGGGGTTCAATCTTTGCTTTTACTATGGAGCAATTAATAATAGAACTACAAGAAAATAGAATAAGTTTAAATTAATAATTAATGCCCTCGTTTGAGATAACAACCTTTAAAATAATACGAGGTTAAAAGGTTCAATTCCTTTTGGGGGCGCAAACAATAAATAAAAAGTTATGGTACTAAGTAACGAGAATATAACAATAGGTACACTTACAGTCTTAAAACATTTAGGTATTACAACCTATGAACAGTTAAAAGAGTTTAAGCCACCAAAGATAAACGAAATTATTTATTATAATCCTTTGGCGAGGGTTGAAAGAAGATATACAAAAAGAGTAGATAACGAAATAAAGGAACTTTTAAATTTATAATATTATGGAAGTATTTAATGTATTGGTTAAAGGGGTTGAGGTTAAAGATATAAACGATTGTAAAGCCTTTTTAAGTGAAGATAGTGCCACTAAATGGATAGAAAAAGTTTGTAAGTTCCAAAAATGGACTATTAAAAGCCGTTTGGGTTGGAATGATGATAATACTTTGGATGATAGACGAGTTGAGGATATGAAAGGAAATAGTTATTATTTTGTAATATATCGGCAGATTTTAGAATAATTTCGCCGAAAAAAGAGTATCAATAAGAAAAAATAAGTTAATAAACAAATAAAATATAAAGAAATTTAATTATATCTTTACAGTATCAAACAACAAGCGAAAGCGCAAAACTTTATCATTATGAAACTATCAGATTTAAGAACAGTAAAAGAATTAGCAGACAATTTAAACATAGACTTTAAAGAGTTAGCCGAAGGATTTATTTATAATAGTTCAGATTTTGAAATTGATAATTATCGTTTTATATCTTCTAATGATATAGACGAGATACAACAAAATGAACTTAAAAACGACTTATATATCTTAGGTTGTTTTAATGCAGATTTTTTAGCAGACTATACAGACCTATCTTATAAAGCTATTAAAGCCTTACAAAAAGCCGAAGCATACGAGGAACTGGGGGAAATTATTGTTGATGATATTGAAGCAATTCAAGAAGGGTATAAGGGTGCGGACGGTTACGGACATCATTTTAATCATTATGATGGCAACGAGTGGGAATTTACTGTTGATGGTATAGATTACTACTATTTTAGAACTAACTAATTTCGGCAAAAAAGTATTAAAACTATAAAGCGACAAGCGCATGGGAACATTAACAGTTTATAGAGAATGGAACAGTTCTTACAATCAAACAACGATTTTAAGAGACGAAAACAACAAGGTAAAGGCTATCATAACCAGCAGCATAAAACAGCCTAAAATGAACCAAAAGATAGTAGTAATCAACCGTAAAGAGTTTCTATTGAATTGGGAACTTGTGGCGGGAAAACAAATAAAACAGAAAGAAAATGAACACAGCAAAAGAAGTGATAGCGCAAAACAACAAGATTATAGCAAAGTTTATGGGTGCAAAAGAAGGTAAGGGAGTAGGTAAAAGAAAAGCCTTAACAGGTGTACCAATTCCTTTATATCTCGATGAGAAAATATTAACTGATAAAAGCACTTGTTTTATTGACGAACTAAGGTATCATTCTGATTGGAATTGGTTAATGGAAGTAGTAGAGAAGATAGAGAGTCTAAACACGTCTTTTAGTATAGATGGTAATAAATGCTACTGCATAAACGATAGCTTCTGTAATGCTCAAAAAGAACCTACAAAAATAGAATCAGTTTATAAAGTGTGCATAGCCTTTATTAATTGGTACAACGAACCCCAACTAAAAATCGGCAAAAGAAAATTTAACAAAGATAACTAACAACAGATAAAAAGAAACAGTTATGATACAAGTAAATAAAAATAAAGGTTTTCATCTAAAATTTAATAATGGATTAACAATATCTGTACAAATAGGTAACAGTAACTATTGTAATAACAGAAATAACTACGATGTTGACGAAATGAAACAACCTATTACGACCTGCTTAAATGCTGAAATAGCTATATGGGACGAAAGTAACAAATGGTTTACGTTTGAAGGCGACCAAGTAAAAGGGTGGGTTGAAGCCGATGAGGTAGGGATATGGATTGACAAGGTAAGACGAGCAAAAAATATTAAATCTATAAAGAGAATTAAAAGAAATTTGGTAGAATAGAATAAAAGAACTATATTTGCCCTCAATTCAATGTTTAACGAAATAAAAGCCTTCTAAATGGGATTTATAGCAAAGAAAATAGATACAAATAACATCTATTACAGCAAAGGAGCTAACAAAATAGCTGATTTAATAGGTTGTCACTACTCAACTATAACAAAACACTTTCAAAATAGCAGTTCAGATAAGGTTATTAAGGGGTATATAGTGAGTAAAACAATAGATTTAACCAATAAAGATAGAGGAAGTAGCACAAAATCAATATTTAACGCTATAAATAGCTTCTAATTCGCGCAAAAAGAAATTAAAAACAGTAAAATACTATGGAAAATAACCTAAAACATAACGATATAGTAGATATATCAATAATAATATGTGATAAACTAATAGACTTAGGATTAATAGATATTGAAGACGATGATACACAAGATGAAATCACATATATACTAGCGGAATCATTAAAGGTAAAACTAGAATACTAAACAAACCCAATGAGAATGGGACTTCATTAGACTAAAAATATAATTAGCCTACACTAAACTAATTTTTAGACAAGCCTAAAAAGGTGAGGACAACCCACCCCAAACAAATTCCACTAACAAAAAACAATTAAAAACACCCCAATATAAGCAAAAATTACCTTATCACTTGACTATGGTAGTGTTGAATATGGTTATTTTGTATGGTTGGGCTTAAAAGAAAACGTTATGAAAACTAAAGAAGAAATATTAAAAGATAGGTATGAGATAAACGGGTTTGTATTTAGCGCAGAAACGCCAAAAGAAACAGCCAATAAACTTATCGAGCTTATTAGTTCAAAAGAAAGAGTTATTTTAGATTATGGAAATATTGAGACTAAAGTATCTTGGAATGAAATTTATGATATAACTGGTTATGTTAGTTATTCTAAAGGATTTTATGATTTAAAGTATCCTATATTGGTTTATAATAAACGTTCTTATGGTGGAGGTAGTATATTAACACATTGTATTTTGTCTATTAAGAGTAGTAGAGGTAAGAGAGTTTTATTTAGTGTTTAACCGTTTTTTCTATTTCTTTTCGCGGCGAATCTATTAAACAATAATAAAACCCACTACAATTAAATTTAAGAGTATTAATAAGGCTTTTAAGCCATTAAAAATAAAATTATGACAACTATATCCATTCCAAAAGAAAAAATGCTTGAATTGATTAAAAACGATACTTGTGGTTTTTATGATTATACTAATTATAATAGCCTCGACATAGATATTGTTTTTGACAGCACTACAACATTAAAAGAGTATGATGGGGCAAGCAGATTAAACTTAACTTTTAAAGACTTATCTTCTTTACTGTTTGATAGAGTTGTTAAGGTTAGTGATGAGTTATTAATCACTGTTTCTTAATTCTTTTTCCCGCCGACCTTTATTACATTAACAAATAACCAACACAATCAAATTTAAGCTTAGTTTTAACCCTTTTAAACAACTACTATGATAACAAATATATCTAAGGTTCAAAATGAACTTAACGCCCTTAAAGAGCAAGTAATTGGCATATACAAACATTCTACTATTGGGGTGTTTGAATTAGTACTAAGTATTGACAAGCAAACAGAAACTATTGAAACTTGTTTTATTAGCCAATTTGGAGCAATACAAAGAGGTTTTTCAATTCCTTATCAACAAGGTAAGTTATTTTTATTCCCCGATAATCGTAATATGAATGATATGTTAAACAGTCCTTTTGAATGGGATGCTTTTATGAAACAGTTTTAATCTGTTTTTAACTCTTTTTTCGCGGATTTAATAAATAACAAACAAAAATAATAGTCATGGAAGTATCAAAGAAAAAATCATTTAAAATACAGTTATTTAAAGGTTGCCCATTATATGGTATTCTTAAATTTGATAAAGAGACTAAAAGTTACTTAAAGTATTATGATGAGAAAGGAGAAATAACAGTTGATTTAGATAACTATAATAGTTTAATTATCAATTCTATTATTAAACAAGCAGAGATTATTTGTCAAATGAAATATGGTATATTATGGAGCTATTAAGAGATTTTTTATTATGGTTGTTCTTATTTATGTATTTTCATTTAGTCAGGTTTTTTGAATTACGTGAAAACACAAATGTGATAAATTTGAAAGACTACTTTAAGTATGGCGGTGGGATTGTGTATATGATTATTACAACTCAAATTATAATACTTCTATGTTTTTGGGTTTTAAAGTTCTTTTCTTAATCTCTTTTTCGCCCGAAATATTAACAATAAAATTAAAAAATATGGATTATTTTATTACAGCTTGCATTGCATTTCTTATTGGACTATTTTTAAATACACGATTATTTAAAACTAAAAAACCTTTAAAAACATACGACCTAAAGAAAAAATATAAATTTGCTAAGAAGTTTGATTATTTTGTAATTAAAGAATATAATAACAAATTTGAGTTAGTATATTATAATAAACCTTACAGCGAAGATTTTGCAGAATAAATACAAATGATATGGAACACTTATTAAATGCTTTACACGCTCTTACGTTGCTAGAAATGGAGAGAGATTTAACAAATGAAGAGACAAGATTTTATCTCTATTGTTACAATACATTAACTGAAAATAATATTAACATTCCTTTTGGAGTAGAAGTTTAACTGTTATGGAAATAATCACAAGTAAATTAGGCGAACAAGGTATTTTTGTATCAGGAAATAAGTATAACTATATAGAATGGGCTGAGTACAAAGGAAAAACCTTTAGGGTGGGTACAAAAGTAGATTGGTGTGACCCCGATGATAACAATAGACGATATAGAGGTAAAATAAGGTGGCTTATCTTACTTGGTAATGGTAATGTAGAAATAGATTTTAATGATAAATTAGGTAGGGTTAGTTTAAAAGATTTAGACTTATGAAAATTAATCACGTCATGAAAAAACTACACTACAGAATAGAAATAAGAGATTGTAACGGCAAACCTTATAAAACAGATAAAGGAAGTAAAATACTAAGTTTTGATTTTACAGGTGAGGAAGAGGATGAAACTATTATTCATTTAATTTGTCAAAGAACTTTTGAAGATTATAAAGCAGTTTGTAAAGAGAATAGTCAGATTAATATAGAAGTTACTTATTTTAATGATATTAGTAAAACTTTCTGTTGTTTATATTCTTTTTACGGCGGCGAAAATAAATTTATAAAACACGATTAATTATGAAAACACTAATAAATTGCACGAAAATACAAAGTAGTAAAAACTTTGAAAATAAAGTATTGAAACTCTTTCCTAAAGACAGCTTAGACATTTATTTAGACCAAGTTTCAATGGAGAGAAATAGAGGCTTAGGTGGAGCTTATTTAAATAAGGTAGTATTTGTTATTAATGGAGAGTTTCTAACGCTTAAAATGGCTCACAATGACTCTCAGGGGTGGGATGAGTATGGAGACTGGGAAGAATACGATAGAAAATATCAAAGTTGGGCTAAATCTACTGTTTTATCTCTTTTAGCCGAAAATAAAGAAACTATTAACGACTTCTTTTTTGAAGCTAGTATTTAAACTATGATAAATTTGAACATAACAATAGGAGGCAATCTTTGCATAGAGCTGAACAAAGGCGCGAAAGAAGAATTAAAAGAACTGATAGAAAATGGTAGAGACGAAAGAGATTTATTAACAACTCTATTGGATGATAGCGGTTACATCGGCAATGACTGGTATTCACTTTATGATGTTGGTTTAACAGAGGCTCCAATAGTTGCTTATGGAAGTTGGAGTGAAGATGATGGAGAAAGTATGGATTACGAGCAGATGTGGATTTATAATGATTATAATATTTCTTCTTATGCCGAAATCCTATTGAAAAAAGGAAAAGTAATATTTAAAAAGGTCTAATTATGAGTTATTTAATGGGATTACCTACAAAAAGACAAGCTGAAATTATACATATATTTCTAGGTGGAAGAAATGTAGAAAAAGATAGATTAACTAGAGATAAGAATAGAAAAAAGCGTAAAAGTAAATGCAAATAATTACAGATTTCGGGCGAAAAAATATAAAGCCAAAGAAGACCTTTTACTACAGAGAAGAAAGATTTGCAATATGCGAAGTACCAACTAAATTAAATGATATGACTTCACCAACAGTATTAAGAAGATTAGTTCATTTTAGTAGTGGTAAGGTTATTCCAATTCAGTTTCTAAGTGAAAAGACAGCTTTAAATTGTGTTCAAACGGCAGAAAAAAGATTAGATAAGATATTTAAGACAGTTGGTGAAGAGTATTTTTACAGTGAATTAAGTAAACAAGAAAAATTAAATTAATAATTATGATAAGATATAAAATAACACAGATTTTCAGTATGTTCCTAGTATTAACAATATTTTGTACTATGATAGTAGGCATAGCTTGGGTATTTGATAGTGCGCCTAATAACTTATACACTGTTTGGGAATTTTTAGGGAGTTGCTTAGCAGTTTCTTTTCTTTTTCACCTTTTATTCGGCGCGAAAATAACTTTTAAATAGTGTAATTATGCCAACAAAACAAGAAACAATAGACAGTATCACACCTACAAGCCAATATTTAGGTAAGTACGTAAGAGAATTAATTACAGGTATATCGAGTGCAGAAACTAAAATGTGTCCTGAATACTTTAAGAAGGGCGATGTCATACTTTTGAAGTGTAGAGTCAAACCTAGGCCAGGAGTGATAATTAAAGTGACAGCAACTTTCGTGATTTGTATTCCATTAACAAGTACAGAAAACGAACATTGTATGTCAGAGTCAAAGAGTAGATTTTTCAGAACAGGCTGCTTTTGTAATTCTTATGAAATAGTTCCATTAGAAATGGCACAACAACACTTTCTAGGAGTTTATGACTCACCTAAATTATTAAATAACGCAATTAAAGAACTAAGACAATTTATTAGTAAACATATTTAGATTATGATAGATTTAAACATTTGCAAGAAAGGTGATATTTTAATATCAAAACACGGAGAAAAGTTAACTTACGTAAGAAAATTAAATCCTGAAATTGATTATTATGACCATGAAGTTTCATATAATAGTGAGCTGTTAGGAAATGGAACACGAACTAATGATGGATTTGTAATGAGAAATGAAAAGTCAAGATTAGAGAGTGACCACGACATAGTAGAAATAATTCATATTTAATGAACAATAAACAACTAAAATGCACAATTAATTTTCATCTAAAAATACTGCTAACATACCAACAAAGTTATAAAAAGACAGATGATATTTATATAGAAGCTTACAACTATTTAAAACAACATGAGCTTAACGACTCACAAAAAGAAATATTATATGAAAGATATATTGAAGATAGCAAGACAAGAGTATCCTAAAGGAACATTATTTTATTCGGCTACAGGCAACTTAAAGTCCCCACTTAGAGTAAGTTCTTTACAGATTAGCGAAGTTTACAAAGGAACCATAATTAACACTGAGGGAGGAATTATCTATGATAATGGAACTTACGCAAAGAAAGTATAACATGGGAGGAGTAATATTACATTTGGCTATTGTAGCTGTTATGGGTTGGTTATTATATAACACTGAAACTTAGAAACTATGGGAAATCCGAAACTTTACGGGCAATATCAAGGAGATAGACATTTTATAGAAGTTACTCCAGAGAACGAAGATAAAATATTTTTAAAAACTAAAAATAAGATGTCACATTTGACACCCAAAAAGAAAAAACGTAAAAAATGAAAACAAGAGATAGAGCTTTAACTTGGTATAACAGCATGGGCAGAACAAAAAGAGAAGAGCTGTCTATAGATTATTACGGTTCTACATTACTAGATGATGTTGAGATAATAGAGATGTATTTTGAAGAAGTACCACATAAAAATTTAGAAGAAACAGTTGCTTTTCTTAAACTTTTTGCCGAGAAATTTGTAGCTAATACAGACACAGCTTATAAGGATAGAGAAATTAGAGAGTGGATTAATGAAAATTTAATTAGTTAATTATGGAACAGTTTAAAAGAGCAAAGGTAATAATGTTACCAACAGAATCCTTTATACCAGGATCATTAATACAGCACTCAGATAATAAAAAATTACAATTAATTACAAATTCTAATTTTGATGAAGAAGATGCTAAACATTTAATTACAACTAAATGGAATACAGCTTTCAATATTTATATTATTTCAGATGATAAAATAAAAGAAGGTGATTATTTTATTAATGATGATGTTATTTTAAAATGTACTGGATTTAATCAACATTATATATTATCAGAAGATAAGTATGGATTAACATATTCACCAGCAGATTCTAATAAAATTATGGCTACAACAGATACTTCATTAGGATATTGGAAAGAAATAATGACTAAGGCAGGAGGAGATGAAGATACATTCTTCTCTTTACCTCAGCCTTCTCAACAATTCATTACTAAATATATTGAAGAATATAATAAAGGTAATATAATTACTGATGTGTTAGTTGAGTATGATATTACTTGGGTAGCTAATCATAATAATGGTTATCACTCTAAATCTTTAAAAATTAATCCTAAAGATAATACTATTAACATTAAATTAGAAGAAAAACATACTTACACTAAAGAACAGCTAATCAAAGCTATGATTTGGGCGGAAAATAATGGAAAACATTATGTAGGTACAGATAAAGAAGGACAATTAGAACAGTTTAATGAGTACATAAATAAACTTTAACTATGGAAGGTTTTGTAGTTTTGTTTATCTTAGCAATGTTTTTCTTAGGTCTTTTTCTCCCGCAAAATTCAATCACTGATGAGGAAGTCGCCGCAAACAAAAAAGAATTAGATAAGCTAGAAAATACTTTAAAAAGTGTTGATAATCTATATAAAGAGTGGGATATTTTAACTGAAAAAAGAAAAATAGCTTTAAAAGAATATAAAGGTGATTGGAGCGATTATAACAATATCAATGAAGAAATAGATTCGATAAAACTTAGAATAAAATGGTTACTAAAATAAAACTGATGAATGAAATACTAAAACACATAGGACAACCTAGATATGCTATAATAGATGCAGGATTATTTGGAGTTAGAATAGTTTCAGGAATAGTAGTAGGATTTAGATTTACAGAAGAAGAACCTATTTATGAAATTGCTTTTGGAAGAGATAAGTGGTGGTCTAGTATAATTACAGACAACACTGATGATATTATTTCACATTTGAAATTAGGTAGCTTAGAAAGAATTAAAGAATCTCATAAGCTTTCTATTAAGTATGAAAGTAATGAGGATTATATTAACTATTTGGCGGGAAATAAAAAATAAAAGTTATGAAAATATTAGAATTAGACGGATATAAATATTCAAGAAAAGAGTTTGAAGGTTACAAGTTTAGAAGTATTTTTAAATTTAGAGTTAATAATGATTGGAGAGATGACAGTAATTTAAATATATACACAGATAATCCAAACAGAGAAAAAGTTACTAGAGTGATAACTTCAAAAGCAACAGATAAAGTCATTGAAGTTCTTTTAGAACATTGGACTACAAAAGAACAAGATGATTTAATTGCTCAGTTTATTGAAGAAACATTAAAAGATATTTAATTATGAAAAACACAGATGAAATAATATTTGGAGCAATAATTGTAATTATATTAATATTGATTTATGCTTACTGTGAATATCTTGAACGTAAATATGATTTATTAGAAGAAAAATGCGAAGATGGAAAAACTCATGACTGGAAATTTGAAAATAATAGTACTGGTAATACAGGCGATTTAGGCTTTGGAATTAAAGGTTTTTGGAATATTGACACATATTATTGCACCCACTGTTATAAACGAAAAAGAATTGAAAAATAAATAATCATGCTAAAACTCCTAAAAATAAACAAAAACTTAGAAGCTCAAGTAATTGATTTAGAGTTTTCTGATAATCAAAGTGCTACACTTTATAAGTTTGGCAAGGACTGGATTTCAAATACTAGTGAATTAATTACTAAAGAATCTTTAAGACCTATTAAAGAACAGTTGGTTAAATATGGAGTGGAGGCTGACTTAGATGAATTTATTAATCAGTCTTTTATCGCGTATTTTGAGGATGTCTAACGGTCTTCGGCTTGCTCGTCGTTGTGGCGAGTGAGAAACAATATTAACAAATAATCAAAAAACTTTAAATTATGCCTAAAAATTCAAACACAGACTCGAAGCCACAATGCGTGCAAGCCGATGTTAGCAGTAGTCTTTTTGTAAATACAGGAACATCAATGAAATTTATAACGCCTTTGGAAATGAGGTGGAAGCCAAAAGAAGATATAACAACTTACGAACTAACGAAATGCCTACCTTACTTAATTCGATATAGTTCAGTTATGCCTTATGAAATTGATAAATCTGAAAATCATTTTCGTCATTTTGAGATTATAGACCATAATAGGTAATATTACTGCTAACTATTATTTGTACAAATCATGTGTAAACACTAATAAACTTAATACTTAACAAATGGAAATTCCTAAGCACCTTGAATTGTATCGGAGAGAATTAGTTTTAAAAAACTACTCTGAAAACACTATAAAAAATTATGTCTCGCAGGTTGATTTATTTTTAAGATATTATAATAAAGCATTTACCGAACCTTCAAAAATAAACGAAGCATCTATTAAAGATTGGCTACTACAGTTTAAAACAAGAAACTCAATGTGTCACAGTATCTCGGCTTTAAAATTGTTTTATAAATTAGTAATAAAACAGCCAATGAAATTCAAATACATTGAGTATCCACGTTCTGAAAAGAAATTACCTAAGATTATTGAAAAAGAATTTTTATTAGAGCAGTTGGATAAAATAATCAATAGTAAACACAAAGCACTTCTTACTTTAACTTATTCTACAGGTATGAGAGTTTCAGAAGTAATTAATCTTTTGATTTCTGATATAGATAGTAAAAGAATGATTATTACAATTCGACAAAGTAAAGGAAGAAAAGACAGAATAGTTCCTCTTAGTCAAAAAGTGTTAGAATTACTTCGTGTTTATTTTATGGAATACAAGCCTAAGGAATACTTATTCAATGGGCAGTTTTCTAATCAATATAGTGAAACGAGCTGCAATCAATTGGTTAAAAAATATATTGGAAAAGAATATCACATGCACTTACTTCGACATTCAAACGCAACGGCATTGCTAGAGGCAGGAACTGACCTCAGATATATTCAAAAACATTTAGGACACAGTTCAAGTAAAACAACTGAAATATATTGTCATGTATCTACTGCAATGTTATCAAAATTAAATCTGCCAATATGAATACTGTTTTTTCGCGAAATTAGTTAGGAAAATTAAAATTTTCTTTTTACATTTGTCAAACAAAAATAAGATATGAACATTACAGCATCAATTGCCAGTAAAATCGGCGGGAAAGAAGAAGAAATAATCAATAAAAACACAGAAATTCAGTTTTACGTTAATGATAACATAAATATGTATCAATGGAGAGACAGTAGATTCGATTGGAGTAGTAATGTATGGGAAAATAAACAATGTCAAACAAGAGAAGAATTAATTGAAGCATTTAAAGAACATTTAAAATCAACAGTATTCACAGTTAAGAAATATAAACTATAATTTATGAAAACACATACGATAGATTTAGAAGGATTAAGAGAGTGGCAACAAGAAGAAAAAGTAATTTTTGCAAGTAGTACAAAAGAAAACAAACAACTTTACTGTACCCTAAGAGGGAGTTATGAAGTTTGGCATGATAAAGAGAAGGTTTTAGAAACAATGCAACCGTTTACAGCAGTTGAAAAATATAATTCAATAGAAAAGAAGTAACATATGAAGTTTTTCAATAAAAAGAAATTAGAACCACAGGAAGAATTGTATTTATCAGTTGTTACAAAGATGGTGAATCGAGAAGACTGTACAATCGAAGTGAACCCAGACGACCTTAGTTATTTATTGAGTTTAGAAAAGGAAAAATATTATATTTCTGTTGACAGTGTAGGTATTCAAATATCAAATCATGATTTTTTAATTTTGAGGAGATTTGAAGAAAATGTTTTAAATGCGGCAAAAAAAGTTATAAAAGAAGAGACTGTAAAACGTCGTGAGGCTAAAAAAGCAGAAATATTTCAAAATGAAGTTACATTGTTAAATAAGATAAAAGACAGTTTATGAGAGAATTATTCATTCCATATGACGAAGCATTAGCTTTAAAAGAATTAGGATTTGATGAACCTTGTTTATGCTATTATGAAGATGATAAATTAAGGATATTTGAACAGTCTGAGTATGATGAAATTTTAGCATATCGTGAAAGTGATTGTATTAAAGGTATTGCTAATTGTTTTGTACCACTTTACCAACAAGCTTTTAGATTTTTTAGAGAGAAATATAAATTATTTTCATCTTTTCATTGCCCCGAATATGATATAGATACTTATGAGTATAGGATTTATAAAATAGATAACTCCGAAATAACATCAAAAGAATTTAAAACTTACGAAGAAGCAGAATTAGCTTGTCTTAGAAAATTAATATTTAAAATATTTGGAAAATAATGACTTCCCATATTAATAAAATCGCGCAAAAAACAATAGAAGCAACAAATTTAAAATGGAATGAAAAAACCAAAGAAATCTTATTAAAGAACAGAGGAAATTATACTTCAACTTTTTCTCTCGCATGCAAGATAAATAATGAGATAGTTAGAATACTAGAAAGTAAATAATATGGAAAAGGAATTTATATTATGTGCAGCATTAGATTATAATGGGACTATTATTTCGGCAGCAAGACATAAAGACTGTTATAAAATAATAGAAGAGTTATTTTTAAACCATTCAATGTGCGAAAGAAAAGACCAAGGATTTTTAACTAACACTAACAGATATGTTGACAGAAAAGAAGCTTGGAAAATCGCGAAAGAAAATAATCAAATAAAATACGGATTAGAAGTATCTGACAGAGGAGAAGACTCTGAACTAATAAGTGAAAATTTATATTAAATGAAAAAAAGTAAATATGTAGAGAGTTACTTTATAAACGAATACGAATGTGGAATATTCTGTGTAACTTTTAACTTAACAGAAAGATGGATTGGTTATCATGCTTATTGTGAGACTCAATATATTTTTGGTGAAGACGTAGAAGACGAAACTCAAGAAGAGTGGGAATCTAGAATTCAAGATATAGAGACGTTTCTACCTAAAGAGAAAAGCTATTTACCAACTGTTATTCAGAACAAAGACCAAGTACAATTTTACTACCTTCCTTTTGAATTAATTTCTAGAGATAAAAAAGTTAAGAAATGAACCTAAAAACATTAAAGAAATACGAACAAGATGGTCTAATATACAGCCAAGTCCACCCTAACCTACCATTAACAATTTATAACTACACAGACAAGGTTCAATGGGAAAATATTTGGGATGAAATAACTTTACAGTGTCGTGGACTTGTAGTTGACGGTAAAGGAGATATTGTAGCAAGACCATTCAAAAAGTTCTTTAATTTATCTGAAGGTAAGACAAATACAACAGACGATTATATTATTTATGAGAAATTAGATGGAAGCTTAGGAATTCTCTTCTGCTATAATGATGAATGGATACTAGCTTCTCGCGGCTCTTTTACTTCTGAACAAGCAATTCGCGGAAAAGAAATATTAGACAAAGAGTGTGATTATAATCTGTTAGATAAAGAAAACACATATTGTTTTGAAATAATTTACCCTGAAAATAAAATAGTTTTAGAATACAATGGACTAGAAACCTGTATTTTAACGGGAGTGTTTAATACAGCTACAGGAGAAGAGCAATCTTTAGATGGATGGGGAATGTCGCCAGTTGAGAGTTATAGCTTTAAAACACCTTTAAATGAGCTTCACAGTATTATAGAAGATAATCAAGAGGGGTATGTAGTTAGGTTTTCAAACGGCGAAAGAGGTAAAATAAAAGGAGCTGAATATTTAAGACTTCATAAGATGATGTCAGAGATGTCAACTACAGCAGTTTGGGATTGTCTAAGAAATGGTGATAGTATATTAAATTTGATTAAGGATTTTCCAGATGAGTTTTATAATACGGTCAGAGAATATGAACGATTCTTAAAAGGTGAATTTGATTATAAAGAAGAGTACATACTAATAACTTACGAAAGATTTAAAAATATAGAAGGTACAAAAGAATTTGCCTTAAGAGTTAAGGAGCACGTATTTAAACACTACTTCTTTTCTCTAAGAAACGGTAAGGATATTAAAGACCAAATTTGGAGAGCCACTAAACCGAAATATGCGCGACTATGAACATTAAAATAACAAAAGAACAGCATGATTATCTTTGTGAATACAAATTTAAAGAGTATTTATTTGGTAGTCAATTACACGGTATAGCAACTAAGGATAGTGATGAAGACTATATTAGAGTTATCCCTGATACTTTTTATTATAGATTTGATACATTAGCCGTCTATTTACCTAACATCCATTCTTGGCAACATGATTTAAATGAAAAGATGCAAGTTATTTGGATGACAGAAACTCAATTTTACAGAAATTTGTTTTCAGGTGATGGTAATATGATAGCTGATGTTGTACTATTAAGTGGAGAATTTGAAAATCCTTTATTTTTATGTAGAACATACCGCATTATAAAAGGATTTATAGGTGTGGCAAAAAGAGATTTGAAACTTCATGGGAATGACAGAAAGAAAAAGTTTCATGCAATAAGAAGTATGATGATGGCTGAAAAATTAATGCAAAATATTTTACCTACCATTGAAGACATTCAATTCTATAAACAACATTATGACAGTAATCCAGAGCCTTCAAAAGAGCAACTTGAGCACAAGGAACAAGAATTAAGATTTAAGTTGAACGAAATGCTAAATAAAGGAGAAGTATCAATGTATCCTAAGTTTAAAGAAGAGAATCCATTGGTTCAAATTATGTGCGATACAAATAATATTACAGAGTTTAAATATTAGAATATGAAAGTAAAAATATTAACAAGTTATCCTAAACAAACATTCAATGTTGATAATGTATTTTTCAGCAGTGATTTACACGAGGGGCACCAAGCAATGATAGATTTTGGACGTAATTTTAATAGTCTGGATGAAATGAATCTTCATATTGTTGATGAAATTAATAGAAAGGTAGGAGAAAAAGACTTACTTGTTGTGCTTGGTGATACGATGATGAGTGAAAAAGATTATAACGGATTTTTAAGGAAGTTAAATTGTAATAGTATTATCATGTTATATGGTAATCACTGTTCGCTTTCTAAAATGTTAAGTATAACCTCTGATAAGTTATTATATCAAGGATATTATTTAGAACTTAGTGTTGATGGTCAAATTATTTGTTGTCAACACTATCCATCTTTTAATTGGAATTACCAAGACCAAAATTCAATTTCTTTGCATGGACATTTACACGCTGATGAAAGTGATGTAGTAAAAGAAATTCATAAATATAAAAGCATGGATGTGGGAATTGATAATTATTATAAAATGTTTAGAGAATATAATGTTTTCTCCTTCGCCGAAATAAAAGAAATATTAAAAGATAAATTAATTATAGGAAGACATGGCTAAAATATTAATATTAAGTGGGATATCAAATTCAGGTAAGAGTAGCTATGCTTCAAAATTAGTGCAACAACATCCACAAGCCTTTGTAATAGTGAACAGAGATAAATTAAGAGAGGCTCACTATGGTTATACAGAAGAAACAGTTAAATACTATTACACGCATGTAGACTTTAATTATATGGAGTCTCAAATCACTGCTGTACAAGATAAACTTATTGATTTTTGGCTAAAAAGAGGTAAAGATGTAATTATTGATAATACAAATCTTAAAAAATCGTACATAGAAGAGTTTAAAAAATTTGGAGTACTAACAGAAGTAAAATTCTTTGACATAACTCTAAAAGAAGCTTTAACTAGAAATATGTCAAGAAATAGGAAGGTTGATGAAGAAGTTATTGAAAGACAATATAGTCAATATATAAATTTAAGAAAAAATTTCGCGGAAATAGAAAAATAATCCCTACATTTACAAAAAATATAAGATATGATATTAGAAAGACCAATAATTTTCTTTGATATTGAGTCAACAGGAGTTGAAACAGAGACTGCAAGGATAGTAGAATTAGCTTGTATAAAATACAATCCTGACGGCACAAAAGAAGAGAAAACAATTAAAGTAAATCCAACTATTCCAATTCCACTTGAAGCAAGTGAGGTTCATGGAATCACAGACGAAGAAGTAAAAGATTTACCTACTTTTAAACAGTATGCTCAAGCTATTAGAAATTGGTTTGAGGGTTCTGATTTAGCAGGGTTTAATTCAAATAATTATGATGTCCCTCTTCTTTCTGCGGAATTTGAGAGAGCAGGGCTAGAGGGTATTAATTGGAACCCTACTTTATTTGATGTATTAACTCTTTATAGGGACTTGTTTCCCAATACATTGTCAGCCGTATATGAAAGACTTACAGGAGAAGAGTTAGAAGGAGCACACGGAGCTGTAGCGGATATATTAGCTACTAAACAGATTGCAGATATAATTTTTCCTTTATTAGTTGAGAAGTCAGAAACTCCAATTGAAACGCCTAGAGATGTAGATGAGTATTTGCAGGGTGACAAGAAAAGATTTGACTTAAGTGGTAAGATGTATATAGATGTTGATGGAATTGTAAAATGGAATTTTTCTAAGAATAAGGATAAAGCAGTATTAGCTGATGCGGGATTTGTAAATTGGTTTATGCAGCAAGGATTTCCGCAAGAAAGTAAGAATAAGATAAAAGAATTACAAAATAATAATAAAAAAGAATCGTAGCTATGAACAATATATACTGGAAGTTACAATCTGTAAATCAAACAGATGAATTAGAAATAGAATCCAAAGAATACAACCTTTATAGAGAACACTATAAAAAGGATTATGCAACTAGAGAACTAATGTCAATGCAAGAAACTGTAGAACATTACAGAATTAATGCTTTTAAAAATCCACTATTCTCACGTATATTTTCTCTAACAGTCGCTATTGTAGAAGATGAAATAGTTAAAGTAATATATTACACTGGAAACGAAAAGGACTTGATTCAAACATTCTTAAATACACTTAAAAAAGACCGTTTTAAAGACTTTACTGTCACTCACTTTGGTGCAGAGTATGTCCTGCCATATTTAGGCACTAGAATGGATAAAAATGGTGTTAAAACAACAATTCCTAGTGGACTTCAATATAAGGGATTGCGACCTTGGAACTTGCAAGGATTTTGTGTAAGAGATTATTATTCAGGTGCAGGAAATTACAAAAACAATTTAAAAGAATTAGCTTGGATTTATGGACTAGATTCAAATTTTATTGAACCTGTAGATGAATTCACTTATTATAAGTCAGGACAATTACAAGAACTTAAAGATTCAGCAGTTGATGAAATATACACTTTGGTGAATGTTCATAGGTCAATGGTGGGCGAAAATATAATTGAAGAATTTACATGTAATGAATTCTTAGTTGAAAATGTAGAAGAAGTTAAACCTGTGAATTTTCTATCCTTATTGTGGGAATGTCAAGCAATGACTCTAGAAATCCGCGCAGGACTAGAAAAACAGTTAAAAAAGAAAAAATTAACTAAGAGAGATAGGGAAATTGTAAGAGAAATTATCTTAGGAGTCTATATTCAAAATGATTTCATAAACGGAGCTCAGGATTCAAAAGCTACAATCGAGAAAAAAACAAAAGAAGTGGATAATTTTTTAGCAATAATAAAATAATATGTCAAAATCAAAAATAAACTTACCCTCAAAATTAGATAAAAGCAATTGGTTCTATGAAGGAAATGAAGAGTTAATAAATCCACATTTAAATAAATTTTACATATCTTATTCCACTGTTTCATCTTGGGAAGACTATAGAACAGATTTCATTAAACAGAAGTTAGCAGGGATTAAATTACCAGATTCTATTTATGGCTCGTTCGGGACATGGGTGGGGACTAGCTTAGAGCACGGGCAAATTCAAAGTAATAATTATGGATTCACTGGAGGAGAGAATATCAGCTTAATTGAACGTAAAGAAAATGCTCAATATGAAAGAATGATTCTTATTGACATGGGAGAATGGTGTATCATAGGATTTATTGACGTATTTGAAGAAATCGCACCAAAAGTTGTAAATTGCAAGGATTTGAAGACAGGAGGAGCAGGGAAAGAGTCAGGCTATACTAAGAAAGAATATATTCAATTAGTTTTATATGCATATGCCTTAGTGTTAGAAGGATACAGTATAAATGAAATTGGAGTTTGGTTTTGTAGAAGAACAGGAAGTCATATTAAACCACCCTTACACTTATCTACAGAACAGTTTTACATACCTTTAGAATACAATGATGAAAGAGTTAAATACGCAATAGATAAAGTAACTAGAGTGGTTGGAGAAATTAGTGAGTTTTTCACTTGTTTTGAGAAATATTTCGCGGAAAAGAAATAAAAACAGAAAAAATGAAAGGAATTAAAATAACATACACAACAGATAGAGACTCTTGGACAGATGATGATAAGATTAAAACCTAAGATAGATTATCAAGAGGAAACACGTAACTGGCGGTGGTTTAATGTAGTTACTAAAGGAGAGGCGTAAAAAGTCTCTCTTTTTTGTTTAAAATATTTTTTTATTCGGAAAATTATACTTATATTTGTCAAATAAATATTAAAACTAAAAATTATGATATCATTATTCAAAAAACAAAAATCGGAAAAAGAAATTATAGAAGAAATTCATAATGAGTTCGATACAGCACCTGACAGAATACTACAACAGGCTTTAAGAATTATTGAAGAGCAAACAAATGCTAAGATTGTTTTAGAAAGCGGTATAGAAAATAAAGCCGAAAGATTAAAGAAAATAGGTTTCATTAAGAATGGATTAGTTGCTAAAAAAGTAGAAATTGCAGAAAGAAATACAGCTAAAGATGAAGTGATTAATCTCACAAATAAAGAAGCTGAACTAGTTAAGTATTATAAAGATAATTATCCTTTCATTAAAACATTACCTATTTCTGAGTTAGATAGAATATGCGATAAATACGGATTAATTTATGCTCCTGTACAAAATTATAAAATGCCAGTACCAGATAAAAACTTAGTAGAGATTGAAGATTCTCAAAGCTTAAAAAACTATGACAATTACGAAGGAGAAACTATACTAAGAGTCCCTCAAAATCAACAATGGAGGCATGATTTTCCTAGTGGTTTAGGTAGTATTTTGCACAAAGGTTTTGTCGTACCTAATTCAGAAGTAGACACAAATTTTATAAGTGATGAGAGGATATTAACTCTAGCTAAAAAGTATGGAAATTATACAGGAAGTTATACAGGGTATCTTACCAAACCCTACGGAGATGCCGAGATAAGTAAATTTAATAAAGAAGGTTTATTTATAGCTGCTCCTAAAAAACATTTTGATTTAAGTGGCTTAGAACATGATAAAAAGAGAGGATTTTTCACAATTACAAAAACAGTTGTTAAGTCTGACCCAATTGTATTCAGATACGTTAAGGGAAACATGGTTCAAGTTTTAACTAAATGGGGATTAGAAGCAAACGATCCAGCGCTAGTCATAGAAATTTTAAATTAAATATATGAAAACAACATATAAAGTAATAGAAAATCCACCATACGACAGAGGTGCTCCAAGTACATTCTGGATTAGAAAAGAAACAGTGAGATTTGGAATATTTAAGTCTTATGAGACTATTGGTGATTATAAGTATGATGACACTTATGGAGAGCTTGGAGATTGTCCTTTCTTTAGTAGAACGGCGGCGAATAAAAGAGTGAAATTACTAAAACAATAATTATTATGAACTATAAAACGAAAAGAAATCTAATAATCACTCTAGATGTATTATTATGGGCGGCATTATTATTTTTTGGATATAAATACTTTACAGGATGTTAAAGAAAATTAAAGAGAAACGCATAGAACAGTTTAAAACTGATTTTCCAGGATTTAAGGTATCAGAAAAAACAGGTTCTATTTATTGTAGAATAGGAGTAGTTGAATCAACAAAGCAAACTAAACATACAGGAAGAGCTGTTACAAAAAATACGTTATCTAAAATAGGACAACTTCAAGAGTGGAAAGTTTCTGTGGCTCGTTATGTTTATTTATTAACGCCAGCAGGAAGGCTTATGGTGAGTAAAAGCGGAGGTAATTTTAAATCAGTTGGACTTAAACAAGTAAGATTAGAAAACCCAGAATTACAAAATACATTTTTTATAGGTAAGAAGTATGAATGGTTAAAAGATTATCCTAATTTATATCCTTATAGACTATTTCAAGGTTTTAATTCATTAGGAGAAGTTAAGAAGTTCTTAGGTTTTTCTTTTATATCAGACGAAGAATTTACTAAACTTTTCACAGCAGATTGGTTTGATTTTTTAACTCCTATGATTTTAGCTAAAGACAAGAAAAATGTAGTTAGGTTGTATAAGAATTTAGAAACAGATGATAAGGACTTACTTAATGACTACATTAATTTGTGCCAAGAGCATAATATGGAAATAGAAATTCCTGCGGGTAAAAACAGATTGGAAGAGTTACATACTCAAGCAGTTTGGGAAGTTAATAAAAAAACTGCTGAAAATTATTCTAAAGAAAAGCGGTATGAAATAAAAGAAGAGTTTACTGAAGTTTGGAAAGAACGCGGACTAAAATTCAAAAGATTAGAAACTCCTTATGAAATGTACGCTCAAGGAATAAAACAGCAACACTGTATAGGCACTAATTATGCTAAAACTTTAAATAGGTATGCGTTCTACAGTTTTGAAGATAATGGCGAAAATTACGAAATGCAAATCTATGAGAACGGTAGTATAGGTCAATTTTACGGTAGAAAAAATAAACAAGTTCCAAATTTCCTTAGAGAGAAAGTCACAAAAGATGTAAATTTAAAATATTCATTAATAGACATACAACCAGATTTAAAAAACTATCCAATGCTAAAGGAAGTTGAAGAAAGTATTTGGGATTTCTAAATTTAGTAATGGTTACAGAAAAAATAACCAATTTGGAAAATAGAATGATATTAAGTATATTTGCAGGACATAATAGAAATACAAGATTTAGACTCTCACCTCTAAAATCGTAAAGATAATAAGTATAAAAACTTAGGAAACTAACGGACAGGAAAGATGGGTGAGAGCTCTTTTCGTCCGTTTTTTGTTTTATATGGATTCTATTTCTGCCAATTATACGTGACTTGATGTTAATATCATCGTATATCCTTCTAATTATTTTAGTCGGCGTCAAAGGGAAGAGTGAGCTATTTAATAGTTATCTACGCCTGAGTATAGGGGAGTTTTACGCATTTATGTATACCTTTATCCTGTTGGCAATTTAATTGTTGATAGAGGTCAGTTTCTCCCCACTTCACAAAGCAGATAGTTACTAAATTAAAAAGGATTTCAGAAATTCACTTCATGCGATGGAGTAAACAAAATAACTGAGGATTCTCAAAAGGAGTCTAACTCTGAGGGCTTGGGGGCTTGCCCTATATTTATCTTAATTAATTATATCGCAATTAGTAAATTGTTTTCACTGCAAAGCTTTAGTATGTCGCCAAAACTATAGTTCGGCGGGAAAATATATAGATAAGTAAAAGCTTATAAAAATGGCGACAGAATATACTACTTGCAGTGGATAGGTAATTAACAGTTTTGAATGTATTACTTAGTAGTTTATGTTGTGGCGGATTTATAGATGAAGATAGGAACGTATAAAACTGAAAGTATTAATTCCGCGCCACAAAAGAATATAAGTAAACAATCACAAACTGTAAAAAAACATTATATGAATTAGCGGGTATTTTAAGGGAAACTATGTTAAATTTTAAAATTTCTCTTGTTTAATCATAAATAAGGTGTATATTTGTAAAGAATTAAAAAAGTAAAATTATGAAAATAGTAAATATATTGATTGCTTTTATAGTAACTGCTTCAATTTGCGCAATAGTAGATTTAATTATAAACTATGTAATGGCAAATACCGTTGAGTGGAAAGTCTTAAGTGAGCAATTGTGGAAAATACTAATAAGTATAGGTAGAATAAGTTTAGGCTATTTTTACGGAAGTATAATTTTTAAAGAGATTTTAAAACAGTTAGAGAACTGATTATGAGTAACACAAAAAACATTAATGTAATCACTATAAATAGTCCATTCTACTTCTTATTTGCAATAGGAACAGCAATGATAGGATATAATATTCATGACAGCATATTTTGGTCTTTTATTGACTTCTTTTTCGCGCCGTTAGTTTGGATTAAGTGGTTAATAATGCACCAAGTAAATTTATCAATAATAAAAGAGACGTTTAATTTTTTCTTAAAATAAAATTATGAAATACTATTATTTAGCAGTCACTATAATTATAGTATCTGTATTAGCATCATTATGTTATTCGGACTATTTAAAATCGAGCAAAACAGAGAGAGAGAGAACAGGAAATAAAAAAGTTAGAATTATTAATTAAACTGAAAGAACAAAACAATGAATAAATCTTTTAAAAATAAAAGTCAAATAGCGTTAGACGATAAACACTTCTTAATTCCAGACTCAGATTCAGGAATCATCCTTGTATTCCACGAAATTCGCCAAAGAAAAAAGAAAGACAGTGAAGAACTAGAAGACTACGAATTCACTGACCGTTGGTATTTCACAAGAATCGTACAAAGTCTAAGAAAATACACAGAATTAACAGAGAACAGTTGTAAGACTATTGATGAAATTCTAGAAAAAGTGAAGTATAATACAGAACTTTTAGATAGGTTAGATGTTGAATTTAAACAGTTTTAATTTATGTCTGCACCACATATACATGCAATATCCTCAGCTAAAAAGTTTGGAGGTGTTATGGAAGATTATATGAATATACATGCTAAGATGGATTGTTCTAAAGCTTACTTTCCAGATAATAGGCATAGAGTGCTAACACATACAATGTTTTGGGTTAAAGAAGTGATGATTCCTTTGTTTGGAGAAATAATAACAAATTCTGATAATAAAATAGTAAGTGTAAAAGATGTTTGTGAACAACACATTTTAGAAGACTATAGACAGAAATTTATACCAACTCCACAGGATTTTATTGAAAATATGGAATTTAAAACTTGGATGCAAAATGGGAGAGGTGTGCCAAGTTCCTCAAAATTATTATATAAACAAAAAGATTATAAACAATTAATAGAGAATTAAAAATGAGTGTACTAGAAGGAATTAAAGAAAAAATAGAAGCTATTAAAAAGCAAAAAGAAGAATTAACTTCACAGTTAAAAAAAGATTTTGCACCAATGTTACAACCGTTGTTTGAAAAATCAAATGGTAAAATTACATCTATTGGATGGACTCAATATACACCATATTTTATGGATGGAGACGAGTGTGTATTTTCTACAAATTTTGATATAGATTATGGATTAAGAATCAATGGAGAGACTCTAGAAGAAAGCGAAAATGTTTTTGGAAGTTCTTTATATGCTTTGAAAAAATATGGTACAGATGACTATGAATCTTGGATTAGTAAATATCCAGAGGACAAAATAAAAGAAGAAACGAGGGAATCGGATTTGGCTTTATATTCACTTATAACTGAATTTCAGGAACTTCTAATCTCTATTGAAGATGAATTTTACAGAGATTTATTTGGAGACCACGTAGAAGTAACTGTAAAAGCAGATGGGACAGTAGAAACAGAAGAATATGACCACGATTAATTATGAAAATACTATACGACAAATATAAGTTCAAGTCAGTGAAATATGACGGAGGAATAGAAGGAATTATTGTGGGTTTTTGCGACAATAATTTGATTGCCACATGTGAAGAAGGTTGTAACCCCTCATATTCATTTCGCCGCCTAGATAAAAACACATTCATTGACGAAAAATATCGTGACACTAAGTACAGATACTTCTATGTAACTGAATCAACAATGCTTAAACAACACCCAAAGATTAAATGAAACTAACTCCTTACCAAGCACACCACCAAAAAAATCCTGAAAAAGAAACAAGAGTAGAATATTTTACTTTAAAAAAAGTAAGTAAGGAAACTGGAATTTCAATTTCGATTTTAAATAAGAGAGGTTGGAAATTAGGGTTGAAAGGGAAATGCTTGGGAAAAGGGAGTACTATGTATTATACAAAAACTCAAATAAATAAGATGCTGGCTTACGTCAAAACTCCTAAATCCATAGATTCCTGCAAAATAACTATAATAGAATTATATCAGAAAAATCAAATAGGAAGGGATATTGCTAAGTACATGAAAATAAGTGTAAAAACTACCTATGATTGTATTAGAGAGTATAATGAAACAGGCTGTGTGACAGTAGAAAGTAAAATAAATAAATTATATGAATGACACAATGGCTCTGCTAGACACAGTAATTACACTTCAAATGTCGGCAGAGAATTTAGATAGGCTACAACGAACACCATTCAACAAACAAAAAATAAAAACATTAATAAAACAACTGTTAAAAGAAGTTGACCCAATAGTACAAAAGAATTACAATAAGATTTTCGGTATAGATGCGGAAACAACACTTTCAATTATTTCAGAATATGAGAGACATGTTAAATACTTGGCTCCTCTGGATATCCCTGATAAGATAGCAAATTGTCAATTCACAGAAGCGTGGAATAAGGATAGAAAGACAATTGAAAGTACCATGCATAGGATTATTAATAAGCCCTCACAAAAATAGTTGAATATTTCCTTTTTTATTACGTTTATTTGGTCTATCTTTGTCGGACAATAGAGCGAGAGCGTAAAATTAGAATTATGATAACACACAAATACTTCATAGCTTGCATAAAAATAGCAGGTGTAGATTATTACAAATTAATGAGAGAAACTTTTTTCTGTGGATTTTATTTGTGGCAAAAAGAATTTAAAGAAGAGTACTCAACAGTAGAAGAGATAAGAACAGAAATAGAGAGATTGGAGAATGATTAAAAAGCGTAACACATGAAAAACATAACAACATTTTTACTCGGAGGACTAGTATTTATATCCTTCGCAGCGGCAACAACAAATATAATGACTGTTAAGCCTGCAACTCCTAAACAAACATTAGTTAAAGATTTCTGGGGTGCATACGGAATTGAAAAAGAAATGCAAAAGTATATCACTTTACAAGTAAAAGGCGGATTTATAGTGAAAGGGTTTACTCTAGACTCAGAAGAGAATGGTTATCAAAGAGGATTAGTAGTAATGGAAAAATATTAAAAGTGGAAAATAAAAACTTAAACAAGAGACCCTTTAATTCAGAATCCGAAGCTCGTGCAGAACTAGAACGTATACTAACAACTCAGCACAAGCCATGGTCAAAAAATGATGTAAAACCTTGTCGATATTATCACGATAAAGAATTAGATAAATGGTTTTTAACAAGCAATATAACAATAGTAGAATACCCTAAAAAATAAACAATTAAATATAAAACAACATGAACAGAAAAGAGTTATTATCAGCGAATTTAAGTGAAGAGAAAAATGTAACAACAGTAGTTACTAACACATTAGCAAAAGATGCTAAATTTATTAAGAAAGCTAAAAGAGATTTAGAAGACCAAATCGAAGATGCAGAAGAAAAACTAGAGGAAAGACTATCTTCTAACACGCCTTTAGATAAATCTGTAGTAGAAGTACTTTATGATAGTTTAATAGGATTAAAAGCTACTTTAGCTTTATATGAAAAATTTGAGAAAGAAGTATTAGCCTAACACTATGAGTAGAAGAAAAACTCCATTATTAAGTATACCTTCCTTGGCAGAAATGCAACAGGGAGGAGTATATAAATTTACAAACTCTATTAATGATTTTACCTATATTGGGAGTTGTAAAAAGTTCTCAGATAGATTAGCGGGGCATATTTGCGATTCTAAACGAGGCAAAGCAAATAGATATTTAATAGAGTTTGTAAATGATTTTGGATGGGAAACTATTTCTTTTGAAATATTGGAAGTAGTTGAAGATTTCTCTTTATTAAAAACGCGGGAGAATCATTGGATAGGACTTTTTGATTTTAATTTATTATGGAATTGTGCACCAAAAGCAGACACTTTAGTAGGGACTAAGATGCCTTTGACACATAAAATTAAGAGTTCTGAAAGAATGAAAGGTAATACACTTAGCGTAGGTTATGTTCACTCTAAGGAGAAGGGTATAAAATGCGCAAAGTATTGGGAAGAGCACCCAAAAGAGAAGGAAGAAATGATTTCTAAAAATAAAGAATCGCAGTCTAAGGTAGATAGGAGTTCTTGGGAAAAAGGAAAGATTATAGAAGTTTATTATGAAAAAGTCTTGATTGATACAGTAGAGGGATTAAAAAATGTAGAGACAAAATACAATTTAGGACATACCTATGCGAGTAAAATGTTACAAGGTAAGAAACCACCATTGAGGGGTTACTTTTTAAAAACAATAGGTTCTTATTTTATATCTGATAAAGTCTATATCAGAAGATATTTAAATGGAAAAGAAATAATAGAAAATAAATTATGAAATCAATACATTTTGTTACACCAACTTTACTTTCTCATTTGGATTTATTTTCTATGGGAGGTTCTGAAAAAGCTGAAGATACTAGTAAAATAGGAAGATACAATTCAGGACTATGTTATTCTATGGCATTATCTTTAAGGAATAATATAGACATGTCTGTACGAGTGTTTGATACAGAATATGAGTCGGAAGGTCACGATAGAGCAAGGGAAACTTTATACACTATTGACACCTACACTGAAATTTGTGAACAAACAGATAAAGAAAAAGAATTAATACAACTTAGTAAATCAGTTTCAAAACAATCTTTTTTCTCAGTTCACTGTGATGATTACGGTGGTGGAGATTTCCCAGAAGAGATTATTCCAACAGGATTCTCAGTTAAAATGGGAATAGGATGGGATTTGTGGATGGTCTTGAGAGAAATCTTCTCTAATATGATTGATGAGAATGGAAATTACTATGAAGACACTTGTCCTGAAATTAAGTACGGAACAGTTTTTACATTAAGATTTGAAGATAGTTCAGAATTTGCAGAAATATGGAACAATCGTCATTTGTATATTAATGAAAAGCCACCTTTATACATCATTTCCGATACAGTTGAAGTATTAGAAAATGAAGAGGGATTTTTAAGAATTTACAAGCAAAACATATTAGTTTATAAAGATGAGAAAGTTCCAAGTAAGTTTGCGTATAATCTTAAATTCGGCGAAATAGACGAAAAAAGAATTTTATCTAATATTTGGAGTGTTTCCAGTGATATTGTATATGCCATAAAAAATACAAAAAATGAAAATTACTTAAGAGAGATTATAACTGTTGATTTTGAAGATAAATTTCTTTCAGATAAAAGTGTCTATGGAACAGCTTCTGATTTAGCTCATAGCATAGCTTGTGAAATCTATAATAAATTCGGAGAAGTTAAAACATATCCTTGGTTGCTGAATTCTATTAAGGAAAGAAGTGATTGTGGAATTGGTGAGAAAAGAATCCAAAGCATAGGAGATAGTGTTTATAGTTATTCAAATACAGTAACTGTAACTTCTATTCCAGAGCCTTTTGCCGAACCATCTATTGAAGTTGAGGGAGAAGTATTTATAGACCCTTTTTCCGCGGAAATAAAAAAACATTATAACTTTGAATTAGATGTAGAAGTTAGAAAAGCTAAATTACGTGGGAATAAGGTTATAGCAGATAAGTTTGAAAAGTGTCTGATTGTAGACGAAAGTTTTGATGTAGAAAAATACTTTGGAGAGTTCATAATTCAATATTTAGATTTAACTGTTGAAGGAAATGTAATTAAGAATTTAGGAGAGTATATTTGTAATTTATTGAAGAAATGAAAAAAGAACTGTTTATAGAATGCGAATGTCACGGAGAGATTATTAAGCTAGATAAGTTTGATGACGAAGAAGAAATCTATTTAACTATATACAAATATTATTTTCCTAAATCTTCTTTTTGGCGCAGAATAAAAGCCGCGATAAGAGTATTAAAAGGAGAAGGAGTAAGAACAGCAGATATAGTATTAAGTAAAGAGAGTTTTAATAAAATTAAGAAGTTTAAATGAGCTTATGAAACAGAAGATAACAAAACTTTTAGGTACTATACACTGCGATGAGTTAGATAAACTAACATTGGAAGAGGTAGTAGAAGTACTCACTAGAGTAATGCAACCTAATAGTAAATTAGATTATGACTATGATGGAACTTTCTATGTACAACTTAGTAGAGAAGAGACAGACGATGAATATAATCATAGAATTAATGCCGAAAATGTCGCGAAAGAAAGATTAAAACAGAAAGAATTAGAAACATTAAGACAGTTAAAAGAGAAGTATGAAGGAACAAATAAATAATCTAGTAAAAGATGTCCACACTAAAAATGTAGAAGCTGGATGGTGGAATGACCCTGAAACAGGGGAAAGCCTACTAAACCATAAATTCACTCCTTATGTAATAGGAACTAAGTTAATGTTAACCGTAACAGAACTTGCAGAAGCAACAGAGGGTTATAGAAAAGATTTAATGGATGATAAACTTCCTCACAGAAAAATGATTGATGTAGAATTAGCAGATGCTGTTATTAGAATATTAGATTTAGCTGGAGCTGTCGGTTGTAATGACTTGGGCGATATTATTGAGGAAAAGAGGGAAATGAATAGAACAAGACCTGACCATCAAGTAGTTAACAGATTGAAAGTTGGCGGAAAAAAGTTCTAAAAATGAAACTAAAACTCATTGGTTTAATAGGGGTAGTTCCTTATTTATTTTTAGGATTAATTTGTTGGGGAGTTTTTAGAATAATTAACTATTTAATTAGAATATTTTGGTAATAGATAGAGTATGGGCAATGCCAAGTAAGAATACATTTGATATAAAACCTATCAAAGAGTTAATAGAGAGGTATAATGCAGACATAAATAAACTAAGTGTAGACCCCTTTGCCAATAAAAATAGAATAGCAAACGTTACAAATGATTTAGACCCTCAATATGATACCACTTACAATATAGATGCTATAGATTTCTTAAAATTGTTTAAAGATAGTTCGGTCGATTTAATTCTTTTCGACCCGCCATATTCTCCAAGACAAGTTTCAGAGTCTTACAAGAAATTAGGAATGTCTGTTAATATGCAAACTACACAATCTAGTTTTTGGGGAAATCTTAAAAAAGAAGTTGGTAGAGTAACTAAGAAAGATGGAGTTGTCATATCATTTGGTTGGAATTCAGGCGGAATGGGTAAATCAAACGGTTTTGAAATTATTGAAATATTATTAGTACCTCACGGCGGAAACCACAATGATACTATAGTAACAGTAGAAAGAAAATTATAATTATGGTAAAAGGAAAAATCACTTTCGACATGTCAGACCCAGATGACAGAAAAGCTTATTTAAGATGTTTTAAATCATTAGATATGGCTTTAGTACTTTGGAAATTTTCGCGGCAAACAAAGAAAGAAATAGAACAAGAGTTTGAAAATAACACTATGGCAAATGAAGATGCTTATAGTGGTGCTCAACAAGTTTTTAATAAATTTAATGAGTTGTTGGATGAATATGGGATAAATATTGAGGAACTTGTAGATTAAAAAGCATGAAAAAAATTTCTAGAGTGGAAGTAATTGACCACAGTAAAGATGGTGAAGGAAGGGCTTATATTAAACGAGGTAATTTTGAAGTGGAGATACAAGTTCAAGATGATGGTAAAACTTTGAAAATTTTTTTGTCAGATGGAGAACATTAACTTTGAGCTATATAAAAAGTATCAGTTAGAAGCATCTGATTTATTCTATCTTTTCGCCGCAAAACAAGTTAAAAAAGAGGTATTGGAGCATATACCACAAGATGTTTTAAAGCGTTTAGAGATATCATATCTAATAAAAAGTATAAAGGGTTCAGCAAAAGAAAATCCTCTCCATAAACTAAGAATAACAGATAAAGGAAAAAAACTACTAGTTGAGCCAATTGGAGGTGAAGATGAAGACAAGCTTTTTATGTGGTTAGCTAATTACTACACGGAAAGAGGTAAGGAGATAGGAAATCCCAATAGAGTGAAGAAGCTTTTATTATGGTTCAAACAAGAAACAGGTATAGAGAAGAATGCGTTAGTAAAACTTTTTATGCATTTTTTAAATGATGATTATGTTAATGAAGAGTCTCGAGTATTGGAGTTTACACTGTTTTATCCTAAGAAATTTACAACAGACAAAGGAAAATCTATAGCTTATGAAGCAAAACCTGATATTTTTGACTCTTGGCTCTACAAACACTACCTTAAATATAAAGAGGAATTAGACCCCATATTAGAAATAGAATAACATATAAAACTTACAATGCAAATACAGAAATTTAAAGACCTAACAGAACAAGCTTTTACAGAAATAAAAAAGTACCAGACAGGACAAAAAGGTATAGTAAAAACAGGACTTCCGTATTTCGACGATTTGTTTCCAGTTGTAAATGGTTCAGTTATTGTGTATTCTGCGGGTTCTGGAATAGGTAAGAGTTTTCAGTTAGCTAAAATGACGGATAACATTTTAAATAAGGAGTTGAATCCTACGTGTGATGATTTTGTGGTTTTACATATTTCATTAGAAATGCGAGTCATGTCTCTGATTTTAAGAGGATTATCCAAAAATATTAAAGCTAAAACAAAAAAACAGATTCTTTTAGAAGAGTTTACAGAAGAAGAAAAAGAGCTTGCTAATAAATATTTCATTTCCCTGCAAGATGATAGAGTGAGTATTTCGCAAGTACCTACTACACCTAAAAAATTTTATGAAGGGTGTAAACAATATTTAGAAGATAACAAACACCGAGCATCAGCTATCATAACTGTTGACCATTTAGCTCTCGTACAAGGGGATAATGGAGAACCAAAAAATAGTGTTATTGAACACTTTATTGAAAAGATTGTAGACTTAAAAATGCAATATGAGAATGCTATATTTATACTCTTATCTCAAACTAATTCAGAAATGGCTAAAAGGGCGGCAGATAAGAATATAATGTCACAACCTACTGCCAGTGATATCTATTATTCACAGTTTACTTTTCAGGTTGCAGATTATGTAGCTATTATGATTAGTCCAATGAAACTCGGAATAAAGGAGTATTCAAAGATTGACCCTGAACGTTATCCTAATTTAAGTAAATACTTTTTAGAGGAAGATAAGAATGGTCGTGTTTCATTAGAGACGTATTCTGTTAATTATGTACACTTACTAAAATGTCGCGAGGCGGAAGGTTTATATTTAGATATCTATGCAGAGGAGATGTATATACCAAACGCAGAAAAAGAACGAGAAGCAAGAAAAAAAGAAAACAAACCTAAATTCTCCACCTCAATACCAGTTTTTAACACCACTATAGAAATAGAAAAAATGCCTCCTGTAACTTTGAAAAGTTTAAACGATGCTTTTGACATACCGAAAACTAAAGATGAGCCATTCTAAACCTACTAATATGTTCCCATTTGTTAATTCAGGTGGGAATTTTTTCTGCGAAAATAAGTGCAACGAGAAAATATTTGCAGAAAAGTTTTGTATAGTGGAAAATTAATGTTACATTTGCCTTATAAATAATTAAAACATAGTGCATGAAAAATATACATTTATTAAAAACTGATAAACCAAGTAGGTTATTTATAATAGATAAAAGTAAAATGTTTAAATCAGAAGCTCCTTATTTATCTTTTTCGACTGTAGGTGGTAGAGTACATAAGGTAGAAGGTTCAGAACTGTATCAACCTCAAAATATGTATATCACGTCTGATGAGGATATTAAAGAGCCTTGTTGGTGCGTAAATACAATAAAAAATACATGGACTAAAGACATAATATACTATCAAGGAGCAATGCCAGCTTATCATTTTGTGGGATTTAAGAAGATAGTATTAACAACAGATGAAGATTTAATTAAGGATGGAATTCAGAAAATTGAAGATGAATTTTTAGAATGGTTTGTTAAAAATAGCGATTGTGAATTTGTAGATGTTGAAAAAATGTTACAAACTAGACATGGAATAGATTGGTATGATTTGCCAAATCAAAAAGAAGGTAGAGAAGTTGATGGTATTTACCGTATAACTTACAAATTAAATATTCCTAAGAAAGACGAATGGATATCACCTATGCAAAAGTTTAAAAAGAAAAACATCATAGATACTTGGCTTGAAAAGAACGGCAACCCAGAAATAGAGAAGCAAGTTGAACTACAAGCAGCATCTCTTCTATTTACCAGATTACCAAAAGTATCCACTGTTCGTGACGGATTTGTTGAAGGAGCAACTTGGATGGCTGAGAGGACGTATTCGGAAGAGGAAGTTGTTAATTTGTTAGTGAAATGTTCAGAATGGCAATTACCACAAGCAGAAGAAGATATAGTGAAAATTAAGGAGTGGTTTGAAAATAATAAAAAGAATTAACTTATGAAATATTTTATAGGACTATATTTAGTAATATTAGGAATGCATGGAATGATTCTAGTTATGTTTACAATGGTACTTAATTTAAGCATAGAAGAATTTATATTAAACTTAAAAGTTTCTTTACTTACTAGTTTATTTTTAACAATTCTATTATTTTTTCCTAGAAGTAAAAATTAAAAATATTATTATGTACAGAATGAAACACATACCAACAGGATTGTATTATCAACCTCACAAACACAGAGGAAGTCATTTATCTAAAACAGGAAAAGTTTATCAAAATAATACGAATGGTATTGAGTCTGGAAATTACGGTTTAAAACACTTTTCTGTTTGGTGTGAAAAAGGTAGTAGAATACATAAACAAACTGAGTCTATTTTAGATTGGCAAGAGGCTAGTTATCACAGAAATCAATTGAAAGCAGATACTAGATTTGAAGATTGGATAAGAGAAGAAATTTAAAAATAAAATATGAGAAATATTAAAGAATTATTGCAAATAATGTTAGACAATCAACAACTATTTGATGATGGTTTGTGCTTGTGGACTAAAATGTTATTTTTGAAAAGTAAAATTACACTGGATGAACAGATATTACTAAGAAAGTACATAAATAAAAATTCACCAAGCCCATTTTCAAGCTTAGACGCTATGATACATGCACCCTTATCCGCCTACTATTGGAAGAGAGATAGTATAAAACCACGCATAAAATGGATTGAAAAACATATAAAATGTAATTCTTAATGATATGGACGATATACAAATAATTCGGCTAAAAAAGTACAGAACAAGAAAACTATTCTCTATACTAGGAATAACATGGAACGGATATGATTTCTATATTACAGGAAAGTTCTTAGGATATGTAACAGTGATTGAAGAAAAGTTTAAATCTAGAGCAACATACTTAAATGAATATGATTATAGAATGTATTGGAGTGATTTTAAATTTTATTGGAAAGTAATTGAAATTGAAGAATAATATGTGGAAAGCAATAATAAATTACATAAATAGCAAGTCTTATAGATGTAAACATAATTGGGAATTAATAAATGAGGTACACGTATACGAATCTTCAGATAGTAAGTTTCCTCACACTACAAAGATGACTTACATGTGTTATAAATGTGGTAATCATAAAACTATAAAAATATAATGTACAAATATTTAGTAACAACAGAATTATGCACTCCTTGGTGGCTTAAACTTCTTAGATTTTTCCGTATAAAAAGTAAAAGACAAGAGTTTGAATTAGTCTTTGAAATTCCTTGGTTTGACGTAGGAACAATCTTATTAACAAGTAGTGGTAAAGTATTAGTAATAAAAGAAATATAATATGAAAGAATATAAATTAAAAACATGGTATCCATCTTTACCAACAGAATGGATTTTTGATGATAAAAAATTTGAATTTCCAATAATTGTAGTGGAGAGAGAAAATGCAGAAAAGTTTATTAGAGATAATAAAAAGATGTACACTTTGAAAGATATGGTTAGGATTGCGAATCATTGGGCTTATATTAAATCAGTTACTCCAGAAGTGGCGAAAAAAGTTATAGACAAATGGAAACAGTAAAAAAATTAAAGCGGAGCGCATGAAGTTAGTAATCAACCCAGCAGAATTCGAGCATTTAGAAAATAAGTCTCACCGTAATCACAATTATTACAAAGATAAAAACGGCATAGAAATATTAGAAATCTGTCACGAAGAATGGCATTTTTATGAATATAGGTTAATAGAAGGAGACGCTTGGACTTTCTTAGGTTCATCAGTTTATTCTATAAGCGCAAAAGATTATGAAGTAGAGATAGATTTTAAACAGTTTTATACTTAACACTATGATAAATACGGTAGATAAATACAAAGATAGTTTGTACATTAGGTTTAATGAAAGTGGCGATATTTACAAGGGAATAACCAAAGTACCACACTATAAAACTTGGATAAAGTTATTAAATCATCTTAAGAAAAGAGGGTTCGCTATAAAAACGGCAAACTATTTTATTAGGAAAAATTGGGGATTAACATACCATAAAATAGCTATAAAAAATAATGTTGCCATATATGTAGAGTGTATGGAGTCTCAAATACAAATTAAATTTGGAGATGTGAAAAATCTTTGGGACGATGAGCATAATTTCTGGTCTCTAACAGATAGAAGAAGTGAGCAATTGATTTACTTAGAAGCTAAGAGGGTAGAATTAGAGGTGAGTAAGCTATTGTCTTTATTTCCGAAAGATAAAATTAAGATAGAATCTACAAAAGAATTATCATCAACAGAAAAAATTCTCAAAGATAAAAAAGAAAGTAGCCATAACAGAGATAAATCTAAGTTAGATGAATTAGGTTTGGACGGAATAGTGTATCAAATGAGTGAGTACGACCTTAATCAAAACTCAAATGACAGAGATAAGAAAAGGATTAATTGCGGAGAACTAAAATATTTTTACGATTATGATAAAAGGCTCAAATGTGGAAGAGTTTATCATCAGTTGAATAATAGATGGTATGTTTTAGCAGGTGGAGAGGTAGATTATGTTTCATCTTTTGATTTGTTTGACTATAGTAGTGAACCGCGCCGAAAACAATTAAAAACAGAAGAAAAAATAAATCGCTTGGAATCAGAGTTAAGAAAATATGAATCTAAGAAAAATTATCTACGATGCATGTCTATAAATAAGCAAATAGATAAATTAAAATCAAATGAAAAACTTTACTATGTTTGGAGCTTAAAATGGGGTAAATGGTGGGGAGCAAATAATTCAGGATATACTTCAGATAAAAGAATGGCAGGAGTATATTTAGAGAGTAATATTTTAAGAAATCAGTCTTACTATAATGATGGAGTAAGTACAAAAGCAATTTTAGCATGACAATAATTATTATTTACGCGATTATAGCATTAACTTGCATACTATATTTTAAGAAATATATTTTCACAGATAGTGGATTTTTCTTAAGTTTCATTACAGGACTTTTCTTCCCTGCGGCATTCTTTGTATCAATAGTTTTAATTTCAATTCATTTTTTAATAAGTTTAGTATATGAAAGATAGTAAATTAATATTTGACAAAAAAGGAGAATTTGCAATAAATTTTTCTTGGGAAAATGGTGATGATGCACATTGGATTGATTTTTCAGGTGTGGAGGTTTGTTCAGATTATATGGATGAGAATAATCCTGAATTCATCACTTTTGATACAGGTTATGGTATATCAAGTGATTGTTTTGAATTTAAAGATGTGAAAGAAGAAGATTTATTTTTTACAGGTTTTATAAAATGGGATGGTTGTATGGAAATACATGATTTAAACTACCATTTCTGTCATAACAATGATATTTTAAAAAGAGTTACTGATTTAATATATAAGTCGGGTAAAGAAATAATGATAAATAAAGCTGATTTTTATGAAAGATAATATTATTTTATGTTTGTGGATAGCTTATACTATCGGGTTTGGTTTATTTGGAGTGTATATTGACCAAAAGGCTGATGCTGTAGAAATGTTCGGTTTAAGCTGTCTTTTTGGTCAAATCTTATTGGGAATATATTTACTTTTAATTCTATTATTGAATACAATGGTGGGTAAAATAAATTATAGATTTAAAATACCTCCACCTAAAAGGTTTAAAAACAAGGTAACACCTATTTACAAATTAAATGTTTATGAAGGAACTAAAAACTGTTTCTCTATTAGTAAATATCAATTAGAGTGGGTAGATATCGACTTTTTAAATTATAGATTTTCATTAATTCCGTTTAGTGCTTTATTCCAGCGTTACAAATACGTTCCTGTAGACTTCTTCTATGAATTCGAAATGGATTTAGATGGTGTGACAGATATTGGTTTATTGTGGGAAAGTGAATACAGTAAAGAGTTGGAACTTAAATCGGCGGCACAAAAAGAAAAAGACAGAGTAAATAAACTTAATAAAGTGTTTTTAGAGAATTATGAACAATAACAACTTAGAGGTTTTTATAAAAGAATGGTTTCCTAAAACAGAAGAATGGAATAATATATCCAAGTTCATTTTAGAATCAGGGATACAAATAACAGATGATGTGAATCCTAAATGGTTAACAGGGTATACTAATATTGGTAAAAGTAGTAAGCCACATCATAAAGATGAATATACACGCTACATGGAAGAAGGCATGTTTATGCTTCACGATGTAGTTCATCAAATATTTACTTTAGATACCGAATGTTCAGAAGAGCAGTACGTTAAAAGACAAATTTATGGAGAATTATTCACTTTTTATTTAACAGAGTACGTTATTCCTAGCAGTTATGGTTTAGGAGATAAAAGAAAAGAATATATTGTTTATAATAGAGACTGTTATAATTTATTGGATTGGGTAGTATCAGAAAAACCTCGTGTTAAATACAATATTATAGATTGGATGTGGGAAGTTTTTATAGAAGATACAGATTTAAAATATATTAATAGGTTAGAAGAAGTTTATCTAGATAAATATCGAAAAATGTTTAAAGAAGACTTGGAGAACTCAAGAAAAAATTATAAATTTGTACCTAATGGAATAAAGAATTATTGTATGGTTGGAGAGTCAAGTCAAAATCATATAGATTTCTTCTCTGCTGTTAAAAATGGCGCGATAAAAAATATAAAAAGAGATTTTAATTTAGAACTTCCTAATGAGTGGATTTAAATTAAAGATAAAAATAAAACAGAATGGAAATAACAGAGCAATATTCATTTAATGAAGGAGAATACACAGATTACTCTCCTTACGAATGTGTCCAGTATATGATTGAACAAGATATGCCTAAAGAACATATTGTAGGGTGTAAACTAGAAATTTTAAAACTGGAACAATGTATACCATTAGGTAAAATTAAAGAAATTGTCTATGATAATTATGATGACCGTTTTGATGAGCAAGACTATCTGAGTGATAAACTAGAAAACATCTGGAAACAGTTTGAAGAGATAAAAATGTTCTATGCCTCAGATGAATATTACACAGTTACTGAGGAAGATTATAATGAAGTGATTAAAGATTTGTAGGTTATGGGATTTAACAATGATAAAGCATGTCAACAAATATCTGACCACATAATATCAAAATATAATAAAATTGAAGTAAAAGCAGGAAAGTGTAAATGGAATTTCAGATGCTCATTTAACAGTGTTCACTACGCCAAGAAAAATAAACATAAGAAAATAGCTATGTGTGTTTACATGGACGCAGATTATCCTATCATACACTTTGTAAATTACAAGAATAAAAAGTTTGTAGATAATACTTTAGGAGAATGGTCTAGCAGATATGATTACTATTTTATTCGATGGATAGAACAAGAAGACATGTGGGATGTAAATAACATTTTTCGGGCTTTTAGAAGAGAACTTAGAAATAATTTGAGTTGGTGGGTAAAATTAACGAGTGATTATGATGCGTAAAAAATGAGAATTCTAAAAATAACAACACTACCTCCAGCTAAAGAAGCATGGATAGATCGAGATATGATAATGCTACATGCCTGTTTTCAACTGTTAGCTGATTTTGTAGAGAAAGAAGATGGACTGAACCACTGTAATTATGAAGCTCATAAAAAGGATATTGATGAATGTAAGGCTTTATATGATTGGTGGAAAAATGTTTATAGGATAGATATGGATTATACAATCCCTCAAGAGTATTTAGAGAGGCTGGTAAAAATCAGGTATTTTTTATGGACTTAATATTTTGGCGAAAAAATAAATAACAGAAGAATGAAATTAATAGGCTACATAGATTACAGAGAGATATTTGAAATAGTTAAGAAAAATCACCTCAAAGAGTACCCAACAGTAGAAGAGTATATTGAAAATATGGAGGGAGTGTACCACGTAGAGGATAAGAATGCTAGAGAGATGTATGAAGCTTTCAAAATTGATTTCTCAGAGTACGACACACCAAGTTCAACAGATGACTTTGATGATTCTGTTATATTAGACTATCTTAAAAAAGACCGTTTATTTTTAGAGTTTTCTATTGGCGGAAATGACTCTAATGAAAGTGGAGATAATTATTGGGGGTATGGGCATCAATTCACTATTAGTTTAGATGATGAGTTATTTATTGACTATAATTTTGAGAATTATTCATAAAATCGCGCGAAAAAAGATGAAAAAACAGAAATATATTCATTACAATAACAAAAAATCCTACCTAGTCACAGATAAGTGTTTGATACAAGTGGACGATGAATGGAAGGAAGCTGTTTTATATAAGGAGGAGTTTGGCAGTCAATTATTTTGCCGAGAAGAAAAGGAGTTTTTAGAAAAATTTAAATTGGCTGAACATGAATAAAGAAGAACTAGAAAGTCAAATTTCATGGATGGAGGAAGACTTAGAAAATTTAAAAGAACAATTGAGGAAATTATTAGAGGAGTAGAGATATGGATTTAGATAATATTTACTGTGGTGATTTGGAATCTGATAATTTAGCAGAGGATGTTACTAAAATACACGTACTAAGTATTGCTTGGAAAAGTGATGGAGTGTGGAAAATAAAATCTACACCTAACTATGATGATATGCGAAAATTATTATCTGACCCTACAAAAGTTATTGCAATACATAATGGAATTAGATTCGATGGTAGAGTTTTAGAGCAGATACTTGGTATAGAGATAAAAGCAACTATTATTGATACACTAGCTTTAGCTTGGTACATAGATTGTGCTAGAGGTAAGGAAGGTAAAAAGTATGGTTTAGCGTACTACGGGGAAGATACTTTTAATACTCCAAAGCCAAAGATTGATGATTGGGAGAATCTAACCTATGAAGAGTATAAATTTCGTTGTGAGGAGGATACCAAAATAACCTATCAACTTTGGGAGTATCTACTCTTAAAATTAAGAGCTGTTTATGACAACGACGAAGATATTGTCAGAGTTATAAAATACCTTAATTTTATCATGCTTTGCGCCAGAAAACAAGAAGAACAAAAGATTCAAGTTGATTTAGAAAAATTAGAAAGTAATTTAAAATATTTTGAGGCATTAAAAGAAGAAAAAATTAAACAGCTTATTGAGGCAATGCCTAAAATTCCTAACAAAATAACAAAAAACAGACCTAGTACTTATCATAAAAAAGATGGTTCTCTTTCTAAAGCTGCCGAAGAGTGGGAAAATATGCTAACTTCTTGTAACTTACCAAAAGATTATAGTGGAAGTATAGATGTCATAAAATCTTATGAATTAGGAAACCCAAACTCAGTGAAACAAAAAAAAGATTGGTTGTATAGCTTAGGTTGGATTCCTCAAACATTTGTGCACAATAGAGACAAGCAGACAGGAGATGTAAAGAAAGTGGAACAAATACTTACAGAAGAGAAAATGCTTTGCCCAAGCGTCTTAAAACTAGTTGAAAAAGAACCTGCAATTGAATTGCTAGATGGACTTTCAGTTCTTACCCATAGAATTGGAATATTTAAGGGATTGCAGAAAGCAGTTGATAAAAATGGATTTGTTATACAAGGTTTAATGCAGTTGGCGGTAAGTCTTCGCTGGCAACACGCCCTGATTGTAAACTATCCTCGCGTTACAGGTAAAGGAGACATCAGGGATGGTAAATGGATTAGGGAGTGTCTAATAGCTGGGAAAGGTTATAAATTTGTACAGAGTGACCTTAGTGGAATTGAATCAAGGACATCCGACCACTACACGTTCAATCTGAATAGAGAACTAATCGAAGAAACGCAGAGACCATTTTTTGACCCACACACAAAAATTTCTGTTGTTAGTAACTTAATGACGGAAGATGAAGAAATATGGTTTAAGTGGAAGAAGGAGAATAAAGAGAGGAAAGAAAAGGGGATAGAAGAGGACTTACCTCCTGAAGCTTTTGGGACACCCTCAGATAATTTTTACATACTCCAAGATTTAGATAAGGATGAAAGTAAGAAGTTAATGAACAGATTAAAAGAGGCTAGGAGTAAAGGAAAGACTTGTAACTACGCATCACTCTACTTAGTTGGCAGTCAGACACTTGCTAGAAATTTAAACATTTCTAAGAAAGAAGCACAAGGACTAATAGATGCATATTGGAAAATTCATTGGGCAGTAAAAAAAGCTACGGAAAGTTTTGACATAAAAAAAGTAGGGGATGAGCTCTGGATATTAAATCCTATATCGAGATTCAGACATAATTTGCGTTTTGAAAAGGACTCCTTCTCGGTTGTAAACCAGTCGAGTGCAGTTTATTGCTTTAACATGTGGCTATATAACATAACTAGACTTGGAGCTTTTCCCATATTGCAGACCCATGATGACGAATTACTAAGATGTAAGGAAGAAGAAGTTGATAAGTACGTAGCTATAACCAATAAGGCAATGGAAAACTTGAATAAGCAGTTAAAGTTAAATGTAGAATTAGCTTGTGAGGTACAAGTTGGTGATAACTTTGCAGAGACACACTAAAAAGTTAAGAAAATCTTAAATGATTAGGAAGTGTAAAAATAAAGTTGTATATTAGCGTTTTAAATTTCTTGGCGGAGATTTTAATAGCAAAATTTTAAAATAAAAAACATAAATAAGAGACACCTGTATGATGCTACCGCCATAGCTGATTATAGGTGTTCTCGTTTATAAAAATAAAATGGAAATAACAAACCAACAAAAACAAGTATTACTAAGCGGTCTTTTAGGAGATGGAAGTATTAAAAGGTCACATGTGTCTTACAACTGTATGTATGAAGAATATATGCAATTTAAAAGAAGTTTACTAGGAAATTTAGCCAAATCAGAGGTTATTGAATCGGATAATTTAGGTTACAAAAAAGGTTCTAAAATTTACACTTTTTCTGGTAAATTTAATTCATATGCAGATTCTCTAGTTAATAAAGATTTATCTGAAATGATTCAAGACTTAGATGAATTGGGACTGGCTCTCTGGGTTATGGATGATGGCTCACTTCACAAGAAGAATTATTTCTACAATATCAACACACATTCGTTTCCAAAAGAAGTTCAGGAAAAAGTATTAATTCCCGCCTTAAATAAATTTGGAATATATCCTAAAACAATGGTTGAAAATAAACCTGATGGAAGACAGTTTCATTATTTGTATATTTCAAAATGGAATGGTGCAATGATTATTTCTCGAATACTTAGAAACTATGCTGTAAATTGTTATAAATACAAACTCATACCTAAAGAAATTGAAGACGCTTACTTTAAACTAGATTTAGAAGTTTTCAATGCACTACCAACAGAGTATGCAAAAACAAGTTATTTATTAAAACAGAACGGAGTTCGACAAATGAGTGATTTACTAATGAATAATACAAAAGGTAAAGAGTACACTTACGAAGAATTAGACGAGTTATGGAATAAAACTTTTCCAAAAACAGATTGTGTCTTTTCTATATATGATTTTAAGAAAACAAAAGAAGGTGAGGATGAAAATGTCTTAATACCACAAGTTAATTTTTTAGATGAAAATCCTATTGTTAAGGGGTCTTTTAAATTGTCTTTTAACACTTGGAAATATGGTGAAACTTTTTATTCTATCGAGGGAAGGTCACTTACTTGGAAAACGCTTCTAGATATTATAGATAAACATGGAGATGGACATCACATATTTTTAGAATTAATTGAAATTAAGAATAACAACGAAGTGTTTGTATTTTTAGGCAGTTAGTATAAAGAGTCCTCTTAACCGAGGATTTTTTATTTTTAAAATAATCACCCAATTCTTTGTTTATATCATATGTATTGCTTATCTTTGCAGTGTAAATCACTGTTTTTTAACCCTTTTACCGCGAAATTAATATGGAAAGACTATTTAGAACCGTTAAAATATCAGAAAGACTGCCTGACATGGGTAAACGAGTTATGTTTTTAGATGAGGGCTATAAAAATGAGATAATGCACGATTATCATCCTCACGAAAAAATAGAAATAAAGAAAAATAAATTTATACAAATGTTGGATTGTCATTTTGTAACAGAGTATTTAAAAAATAATTATACTCATTGGCTTGAAGAAATTGAACAATAAAAATATGAAAATAGAATTAAATCAAGAAGTAATAGTAGTAGGTATCGGAAATAATGCCAGATATAAAACACCAATCCACGAAGGTAAAGTTAGTAAAATAGGAAGGAAATGGTTTGAGGTAGATACATTTGACAGAGAGAAATTCTCTTTGGAAGATGGAAGAAGTGATGGTAAAGGTTATATGCCTGAGTGGCAAGTTTTTAATTCCTTAGATGATTACAATGAATACTTAAATAAACCTAAACTAATTAATGAAATTACCAGAGATTTGAATAAGTTACTGAATTACAAACAGTTAGTTGAAGTTCAATTATTGATTAAATCTTTTAATGCGGAAAATAAATAATAATTATGACAGGAATTCAATGCCACCAAGGACACGTATTTAGTATGATTTCAGATGATTATATTGATGCAGAATGGAAATTACAAGAGTGTTATTATATGTCTCAGGAATGTGAGGTAGTTAAAGATGAGTTTTTATCTTTTTCTCCGGCTAGCGAAACTAAAGATTGTAGTCACTGTTCTATATTAGAACATAAGTTTGAAGAATTAATAGAAGAAATTAAAGGAGAATTATGAAAGAATTAGAAAACAAAATCAGAGAAGTTTTACCTCACTTGCAAGTTATAGAAAAAGGACAACTGTTCCATTCCAAGTACTATGGTAATATAACAGCCACTAAAGTAACATATCATGGAGGAGAAGCTTATTCTATTTATGGTTTTTGTGAAGAAGGATTGCCGAGAGATTGCTACTATCCTAAAGAGTTAGAATTAGTTGGAAAACCTATTATGTTAAATGATGTCTTACTATGGCATTCAACTAACGGAAGAGATTTATATTCTCATTTTGAAGTGAATATGGGACAAGGTGTATTTAGAATTTATGATTCAGAAGAGAGTTATTCAATTATTTGGGATTTATCTTATCTTTTTCTAGCCGACCAAAGTGAAGAACTTATTGAATTTTTAAATGATATAGATTATGAATGATAATTTAGAAGACTTTCAAGGATATATAGACTTAGACTTGATAACAGAAGAACGCTGGAGAATATGGGCAGAAATTTGCAAACATATTCCTAAAGGAACAGAACAATCAGATTTAATACATAAAATAATATTTGAAAATGACTAAAGAAGAAAGAATAAAATCAGAATGGGATAAATTTGGTATTTCAGAAAACATAGATGTTGATGGATGGGCGGATATGTATGTAGTTGCAGGCATAAATACTTTATCTGATAGATTTCATTATAAGGAGTATTCAGAACATAGTAATAATTTTGAAACTATTTTGTGTAGACCAAAATCTATTTCAGGAATAGAAAACAACAACGGCTGGATTAAAATTGAAAGTGAAGAGGATTTACCTAAACAAGATATTCGATGCGAATTTATAAAGGATAATGGTAAGCAATTATACGGCAGATTTGAAAATAGAATGGGTGGTTTGTTTATAGATGAAAGTAGAAGATTTGAAAGTCCTGAATACCGTACAGAATCAGTAACCCACTACCAACCAATTGAAAAGTTACCATCTCCATTACACTAAAACTTATGAATAATGAAACTAAAAAGATAGCTATTAAATTTGCAAATTGGCTAAGAGAAGTTGACGTTCACGAAAGAGCTGAAGAATGGTTTGGATTTTCCGATGAAGATATGTTTGAATACTTTTTAAAAAACGTAAACTATGACAACTAACATCACATATTTAGACACACCTCTAGTAGTAGACTATTATTTAGAGGGAACTTATAGAGCAGCAACTTATTTAAATCCAGAGGAAGTGCCAGAAATTATCATCCGTACAATTTGTGCTGAAGATAGTAGTGTGGATTTGCAGAATATTTTAGATTGGTTGGATATAGAGAGAATAATAGAAATGATTGAAGAGAAAGAGTTATGACAACAGAATTAGAGAAATTAGAGATAATGAGAGACGTATTAGTTATTTTTTCTACGATACTTATTACAGCTTGCCTTATAATGGGAATTTCCTTAATATTTATAACACATAAAATAAGTAACACGTATAAAGAAAATCTAACACATGAAAAAATTAATCTATAATTCAGTGAAATGTTTATCTTGTGGAGAAACTTTAGTTAGTTATCACGTACATGATTATAAAGTTTGTGGCTGTGAGAATGAAGCTATGGTAGATGGTGGGAACAGTTACGGTAGATATGGAGGTAAGAATTTAGATTTAGTAGAAACTAATTACTTATATGATGACGCTCCTTTTGAAGTTATAAGAGAACATATCTTTAGGGGAAGTCGGGGCAAAGATGGTAAACAACCGTTAAAATATATTAAACTTAGTGAAATTGATGAGGATTATTTACAAGCTCTTATTGAGTATGAAGAACTTTATCGTCCTAGGAACCCACAATTAACTTATTACAGGCAAGAACAGAAATATAGAATTAAATTATGACAGCTATTATAACTCCTAAATTTAGTGTGTTCTACGATATAAGTAAAGAAGATAAATTTTTTGCCAATAGTAAGTGGGTATTTGATTTTCCTAAAAGTTGTTTTGGTCGAAATTTTGATTCTTATTTATTAGCTTTTGGCGCGGAAAATATTAGAGATATAAATGATATAATAGACTATTTAGAAATGCATAATGTAAAAAGAATTTATGAATAAATACTGTGAAGATTGTAAAAATAAGGCAGTAATGCATGCATTTTCATCAGGTTGGTGTGAGATATGTAGTGTTGAAGTTACTACTGGACACATTCCTGTGGATAAGATTTGTTTAAACTGTGCCACAAGAGAAGATAAGTGTGAAAGTTGCGGAAAAGAAATGAAAACAGAAAAAGAAAGTTTAGATATTCCCGACATAAGAAATAAACTAACTCCTATAACTAATATGATTGAATTATTTGAGAGAGGTGAGTACACTTATATTAAAAATAAAGGTTTAGATGAAGTTAAAAAGAGTATTAATTATTTAGCGCAAAGAGATGTCTATAAATAATTATATGGATTTACAATTTCAGTGGTATTCTAACGGGATAAAGACAATTCGTTCATCTGGAATGATATCTCTTAGACAACTGATTAATGCAATTATATCGCCTAAACCTGAAATGATTGAGGCTTTTGGATTAATTAAAGAAGCTGGTTTGTCAGGTAATAAAGAGGAAAAAGACCGCCTGAAATCAGAAAAACTGTTCTTTACCACTCCTTCTGCAATATTTGACCCTATAAGAAATTATGACTCAGTGAAGGAGTTTCTTCCAATAGGCGTGTATGAATATGACGATATAGAGTATTGCGAAGAGCTTAGAGATTATATATTTGAAAAGAGAAAAGACTGTATTTTTGCTTTTTGTTCGCCGTCTTTCACTGGATGTAAATTCATTTTTTTATTTGGAGAAACTCCAACTAGTATAGCACATTATAAATCTTTATGGTTTGGAATAGCTCACGATTTAGATAAGTTTATCAATTTAGATTTAAGTAATGAACGGTGTACTCAACCTTTGTACAACAGCTACGACCCTAATGCAAAATTCAGAGCAGACGCTGTACCTGCCGAAATTAGAAGAGGCTATAAAGAAAACTCTTTTGTCCCTTTTGTTGGTGAAATTGAAATTCCAGAAGAAGTAAGTGAAGAAGATAAAGAACAATGTTTTAAACTAATTTCTCATCTTATAGACAGGGTAGTAGACCAAGGGCACAATCAGGTAATTAGTAGTTCATTTCTGTCTGCTGGGCTATGTGCATTCTACGGAATAGAAGTGGATGATATGTGGAATTTACTTGAAGAAAGGATTAGAGAAAATAGTTATCTAGCAAAAGGAACTGATGGGTATTTAACTAGTGCTAAGACAATGTTTAATAAGGGATTAAATTTTCCAAAAGAACTAAATAAAGATGGAAAGTAAAGAACAAAAATTAGTTAGCTTGTTACAACCTAAAGACTATAAGAGCAAAATAAAATTATATTGCTTAGATAGTAAATTTAATGTGCAAAAGTTTGGCAGTTTAATTATAAAACCTTATATTTGTCAGGTAGAAATTAAAGAGAAACAATTATGACAAATTACGATATTACAATAGGGTATAAAGCAGTTATAACTGTAAATATCAATGCAAATTCAGAACAGGAAGCTAAAGAAAAAGCAATTAATGAATTCGTTAAAAATAGAAATAAAATGATTAGTGGTAAGTTAGTATTACAAGATGATACTTATCAAGTTAGTGGTGTTCTCAATATGGACGAAACATGGAAAATGTTATGAAATACAGTTTATTTGCAATAGAAAAGAAGTTTGAAACAGCTTATAGTGTTATTGGAACATACCTTACTGAGAGTTGCTTTGAATACTTAGGCACGTTTGATACTTTAGAAGACGCACAAAAAGACCAAAAGGAATATGATATTGAAACATTAATTTTACCGAGTTATTAATTATGAGAGTATACGAAATAAAAGAAAGTGGAGAAACAACTCACGTAGCTTTTGATGGCACTAAGAAGGAGTGTAAAGATTGGTATGTAAGTGAAACAGATTGTGATGTAAATGAAATTGATTCTATTACTGTTTTGCCGCGAAAAAAGTGGAAAGAAATAACTGTTAAATTTGAAGAGTGGGGAATAGAACCTTTCACTACAACAATAGAAGAACTGATGGTAGGATGTAAGAATAATGAAATAATTTGTAGCACTTTATTTTTATGAAAGACAAATATTCAAAACTGTATTGGTTTGTCAAAGATTTAGAATGGATGCGAGTTTATTTCTCTCCTTTTAAATTCTTTTTGCCAAAATTATATGTGGGTAAAACTAAGATAGGCGTGCCCTATTTCCTACCTCGTAAATTTATAAAAGCCACTCCTGAATTAGCGCATAAAGCCGCTTTAGAGTTTATAAAAGAAACAGAGTCTTTTAATGAAAGAAATCCTGATTACAAACGTAGAGTTAGAGACTATCAAGACGTTTACCAAGAAAAATTAAAATGCTCTTATCCAATACCTCTAAAAATAGGATTTAGTTCTTGTAGTCTCGGCTGGAAGACTAAGTATGACTCGTACAGGCACGAATGGAATCCTGTGTGGAGTTTTGTTTGTTTCGGTTATCAAATAGCTTTGATATTCCGTCCTGAACATGATATGCACTATTGGGAATGTTGGCTTGCGTATAATCTAGAAACAGATAAATCAAAATCGGCGAAAGAAAGAATAGAAGAAGCAAAAGAGAAATTTCCTTGTCGTTGGAGTTATTATTCAGGAGATGAAAAGATTACTACGAATTATTGGGATTTAATATTAAAATCAAGCTATAATTAAATGGACGATAAAGCAATAAAATGGTGGTACACACTGCCAATAAAAGAAAGGATTAAATTAGCTGATGAAGAGCATTGGACAACTTTAAAACTAATAACAGAGCATCAAATAAAAATGATTTATTTAGATAAATTTTACGGCTACTAATGAAAAAACCAGAAAGATTAATTGAAAAAACAGGTTCTAGTGAAAGTTATTCAGTAGAAAATCCTGATTTTTATGATGAAGATGGGAACTTTAGAAAATATAGAAATCCTATGAGTCATTTAAAACCTAAAAAGAAAAAACGTAAGAAATGAAACAAAAATTAGCACAAAAAATGTTAGATGAGAAGTTGGACTTCTTACCTCTAAAAGAAAGTATAGAATTATATGATTCTGGAGTTAAATTAGAAACTAGATTTAGTTGGGTTGTACGCACAGAAGAATTAGAAAATAACGGCTATGATATGACTACAGAAGAGTTGTTAGAGTCTATTGAGGAGCTTTACGGCTTAGATAATGATTACGCTTTAACTATAGGAGACCGTTATGATGAATTTGACGAGTTTACTTTAGAACTTTGTCCTGCACCTACGTATATTGACTTAATTAAATAAAAATAGATGGAAATAAACAAAACAAGGTTATTAGAAATTTACGCTCACGAAGAAACTATTACTGCTGCGGCTAAAAAATTAGCAGAAGAAACAAATCAGGAGTTTAATGATTCTTTTCGAAGACGATGTAGTACTTTGATAAACAGAGAGAACGTTGATAGTGATTTGGAGAATGAGGTTAAATCTGATAGCAACAACTATTCTAACGATAAAGAAAAATCCCCTAAAGGGTTTACAGCTATTGGTGATGATAATAAGTTAATGAATATCGAACAGTACTGCCAACACTATGGTTTAGATGTAAATAAGATTAGGAGTTATAAATTAATTTCTCACAGTGGTATTCCCTTCTATAATGTGGTTTTCTATACCGCAGAAGAGGAGGCTGTCTCTAATATAAATGAGCATTTAGATGAAATTATCTCTAAATACATACAACCTGTTAAGTCAGAAATTACACAATATAGTTTCCATGCTTCGGATTGGTTTGACCGTTTAGTATTTTCTGATGTCCATATTGCTATGGATGTTAATGGTGGAGGCGACCCCCTTTATGACGGAAAATGGGACAAAGCGGAATTATTCAGAAGATTGGAAATAATGATTCAACATACTAAAAATCATCAAAAATCAAACTTATTAGTCATAAGTAATCTGGGGGATTATATGGATGGATTAGGTGGTGAGACAACTAGAAAAGGACATGAGTTACCTCAAAATATGAATGATAAAGAAGCTTTTGACTTAGGTATAGAATTTAGTTTAAAACTAGTTGATTCTCTAGTTGACGATTATGAAGAAATAAGATATAATTTTTTAGTAGAGGATAATCATTCGGGAATATTCAGTTATTTTGTGAGTCAAGCTATAAAAGGTATTTTAGAAGTAAGATATCCACAAAAAGTGTCTGTAAAAACCCAAAAGAAATTTATAGACCATTTCAAAATTGGTAAGCACACTATAGTAGAAACTCACGGTAAAGATTCAATAGCTTTAAAATTTGGCTTTCGCCCACATTTAGATGATAAACAAGCTAAAAAAATAGACCACTACTTAAAAGAGAACGGCTTATATGATGGTAATTTTATAGAGTTTTCTAAGGGAGATTCACATTTGGCTCTTTTTGATGAGAGTACCAGTACAGATTTTCACTATTATAATTATCCTGCTTTTTCACCTCCTTCAAATTGGGTAAAATCTAATTTCTCCAACACAAAATCAGGATTTAGATTTTTCAATATTAAAAAAGATGAAAATATAAAAAATCATTTTCCTTATTGGTTTTAATTACACAAAAAGTAATCAATTTTGTAGTGTGAAGATAGTGTTGTATATTGCACTTGTTAATTTCTTGCTGCGAACACTAAATTAATTTATAAAGTATTATTTTTTTTGAGAAGCTTCTTTCATTAACTATTCGCAGTAGTTTTTGTTAGAAGTTTTCTTATTTTTAAATAGTTATGTGTCAAACAAAAGTATGTACAAAATGTGGGATAGATAAATCCACCTCAGAATTCAGTTACCATAATACAGCTAAGGATAACTTATATAAAAAATGTATCTACTTTATAAACAATGAGGACTGAAAAAGCATTAGAAATATACCTAAACAAAGAATAATTATGAATCAAATTACAATAAACGGACAACTTTACATAGTTCCAGAAGAAGTAGCAGAACACATAGAAGATTTAAGAAGTAGATTGGATACAGTTAAAGAAGGTACAGATAATATTATAAAAATATTGGAGAAATATACAAAATAAAGCGAAGTACATGAAAATACAAGAAATTCTAATAGAAGGTGTACACGAATACACGTTAATAACAGAAGGCGAAACAGTTAAACTTTATTATTCAACAGCAGAGCATTGGAGTGAACCTAACACTGAAGTTATGTCATTGGAGGACACTGGAGACTATTATAAAATATCGCCGCTAAGAAAGAAAAATCAAATCGATTATCAAGAAGCTGAAATGCTTTATATTTTATTAGCTGTTCTAAAAGAAGTTAAGATTGAGGTGGTGGAGACTAAAAAAGAAATATAATGATTGAATTAATAGATGGAATTAATTTCCACAATTTCATGTTAGATAGTAAACCTAAATCTTGGTTTAAGAAAGGCAGAGAAGAAACTGTTGATAACTGGATTAAAAGAGTAGCTTACCAAGGTAAGTCTAATTTTCTTAGTGAGAGTAAATGGAGACAGAGTAATAAATATTGGATTAATAGTAGTGTTGAAATATCTCTTTCTGTTTTAACTTTTCTCGGCGAAAATAATATGGAAAAAGAAACTCTGGAAGATTTAGTAGGTTTTGAACTTAATCTAAAAGGGTCTTATGATTGGAAGCTAAGTGAGATTAGGAGATTAGAGTTGATATTAAATAAGAAGTTGTTATAGAAAGAAAGCTAGAGGAAATTAATCTTCTAGCTTTTGTTGTTTTATTCAGGTATTTCCATCCATCTCGTTACTATTTCATGTGTTTTTCTTCCTCCCCTACAATACCATTTTTCATTAAGGTACACTCCTAATTTACGTTCATACCATTCAAGATTATCTATGTCCTCTAAATAACAAAGGACTGTCATATCCTCTTCAGGGAGCTTATCTTTTGTATTATACCATCTAGGTTCAGCTGCTTTATATCCCGCTAAAAAATCACTCTTACTCTGTAATATATCTATAGCATATATTTCATCATCTATAACATCTCCATATAAATATTCTAAATATTCCTGAAATGCTTTCTCTTTATTTAAACTCATCTAACATCGTTTTTAATTTGTTTTCTACTTCTTGCCAAAAATGTATATTACCATTTGAATCTACATCCCACTTTAAATCGTTTATCAGAAAGTTTAGCATTTCCTCCACAACTATTAAAGAATTCTCTATTGCTTGTTCTAGCATCCAATCATCTGAATTAGGTTCGTCATTGTAACAATCCCAATAATCCGTTTTATATGGTTTGTTTAGTAGCTCTTTTACTTTTTTATCTACGTTCATTACTTACTATAATTAAATTCAATATCTTTATTATACATTGCTTCAAATATTTTATCCGCAGTTTCTTCTCTAAGGCACACATTCATAGCATCATCGAACTGTTGGCTAATTTTAGTAATCTTACCTTTTGAATCTGTTACTCTTAATGTAATGTTAGGTCTTGGGCTTATTAAAGTTGCGGGTTTACCTCTTTCATTTAATCCAAAGATTATCTGTTTTGTTTCATCTCCGTCTTTCATGTACCTTACATCTAATCCACCCTCAACCATAGTGCTATAATCATTTATATTATTTGGAACATATTTTCCATCTACATATCTGTATGACTTATATCCTAAATCTTCTACTAAGTACTTTGTTAAATGTTTATTCATTTCAATTTATTTTGTAATTCCTGTAATATGTAAATATAAGCTTTATAAGACGTTGTTTTTTCGTAATTAACTGTCTTAGCTAATTTAGGAGTTTCTTCATTAGAAAGCTCTGAACGATACTTATTTAAAGTGTCTAAGATTAATTTGTTTACTAGTTTTTCTTTCGCTGCGAAACCAGCCTTAAAAGCATCTTCAATATGCATCTCTTCTGTCCAAGTTAAGTCTTCATAGCTTTTATTTCTTATGTATTCTTCTGCTAGATTATTTATATCTGTCTTTTTCATTCTTTATTTGGTTTTTCATCTCTTCTTGTAAAGCGTCATTATACATCTTACAAGGACTGCACTTTTCATTACCACAATTATAAAAACTCATTATATCCACTGTACCAACTGTAACACATCCTCTAACACCTTTTATGATTCGTGGTGAAGGTAAGTCTTTAAAAACAGACTCCACTATAGAATTCCAATTAAATACCCCTGCTTCATCTGACAACCATCCAATATGCTCTGCGTAACCTTCTTCTAATTTACTTTTCTTTTTCATATAGTCTATTTCTATTAATGCCATCTCTATTGCTTTTTTGTTTTTTACGCCGAAATGTTTAAAGTGATTAAGATTATGATAAGCAGGTACTTGTATAAATATCTCCCATCCATATTTATGGAGTAAATTTAGTACTTTATAAAATGGGATGCCTTTAAAATCTGCTTTTTACATCAGTTCCTTAATACCTTCGTTATTTTCTTTTGTCTTTTTCATTAATTCTTGGTTCTTCGCCTTCTAGGTGTGTTATAATGTAAGTTTTATCAGGTTGAATATTTCCCAATCTATAATAGCCAACATCTTCTCTTTTTATTGACGCGGCATCTTTTTCACAAATTATGTAAAATTCAGGAAATACACTTTTATTCTCTTTGAAGAATTCTATACCTCTCTCATTATAACTGATTCTTAATCTTGATTTAGCTACTTTCTTATGATTTTTAATTACCTCAATTAATTCTTCTTTTATCGCACCAGAATTATTCTTAACTAAGTTATAATATTCCCAAAACACATTAGCTGAACTAAATGATAAGTTTTGATACAGAGTAAAATATTTAAACTTCTGTTCTGTATATTGTTTTTCGTAAGTTATTTTCATGGCTTTATAATTGTTATTTCTTTATTTTGTTTTCGCGCATATTTTACACAATTTCCTGTACCTCCGTCTGTTTCATCCCACACCGCGATAACATAGTCTGATTTATCAACCATCCAAATATTTCTAACCTGCATAAGGTACGGCTTATAATCTTCATCAGTAACCAAAACTACTTCGTCACTCTTATCACAAACCTCTTGCCATAAATCTCTAGATTCTTTATTCCACTTATTTGGATGATTTCTACAAGGTATAGCCGATATAAGTTTTATATGCGGATATTTTTCTTGTAGTTTTAAAACTATTTTGGCTGACCACAAGTCAATTCCTAAAGCTAATCCATTTATAAAGGTATCTACTTTGTGTTCTTCAATGTGTCTTACAATTTCTGTGTGTAATCTCCATAACAAATCTCTATTGTCTTCTGCATTATAACCTTTTAATTTATTTGGTCTGTGACCCGTGAAGCATGTTGTCATTGTTGTATATTTCGTTAGCTTTTTCTATTGCGGCATTTATAGCATTAATTCTATTTTCTTGAAATTGACTACATTCAGTTCTAACATCATTTTGTAAAATATAGGAATCAAATGTTTCATCAATACATATTAAAACTCCTATGTAAATCCCAACTGAATCAAAGAAATCAATTATTAAAGCATTTTTACAAGTATCTGATAAACTATGGTAATTTTTATACTCTTCTATTGGCGTATTTCTTTCAAAGAACCACATTCCAAAATCTTCATTACATTTACCTGTCAATTTCATATATTAAGTTTTTATCCCACAAATATAATGAAAAAATTCCCAAATGACAAGACAAATGGGAATTAATTTTTAAAATAATTTTATAACTTCTAAATTCTCTGCTTTTGAAGCTCCTCCACCATCTTTATGAAGAATTGGGAAATACTCTTCATATTTAGAATTAGTAGTAAATACTTTATCGAATAAAGTGAATAATTCAGGATTAGGATTAGGTACTGTTAAATGACTCACTGCTAAATATAATTTTCCAATATTTCTTTCTCTAAGCATTTTTGCCAGTCCTACGAATGTTCCTCCATAAACTGAAATGTCATCAATAATTAAAATATCTTTACCTTCAAAATCTTGTCTGTCAATTACTTGGACTAACTTGGATTTTCCTTCTTCATATTTTCTACTTTTTGATGCTCCATAAACTTCTCCTCTCCATTTCAGTTTATCCGCTAATTTCATGAGAGGTTTAAAACCTCCTGCATCACTAGAAAATAATACTGTATCTTGTGTAAAAGTTTCAGTTCTTATTTGCTTGAAAACTTCTTGTATAAACTCACTATTATCTATAATCTCTACATTATCCATCAAAGCTTCTACAACTTCTCCATTATGAGGATGAAAAATCTTAAAGTTAGCTTCTAGATTGTTTAAAAATTTCAACACTAACTTCAAACCGCTAGACTCTCCTTTATTAAATCTTCTATCTGCCTGTGCATCAATTAAATTAGGAATGATGATGTTCGGTCTGATTCCGTTATGTTCACTACGAAAGGCATCAACAAATTGATTTAAGTGCCACAGGTCTTCATAACTGTTTATTCTAAAAACTTGTTCACCTAATTTCGTACTATTAATACAACTTGTTCCGTCTGGGTATTTATTTAAGTGCATCTTTCAAATCTTTTTTTAATTCTGTTAAATTTTTATATAAGGGTATTCTATATTTATCACAAACAATTTGGATATTTCCACTTCTGTAGAATTTATCAGGACAGCAAACTAATAATTTACCGCTTTTTGCGAAAAGCCCTAACTCCAATAAAGTTATTGGTGATTTACTATCAGGTAATAAATTCAAAACAATATAATCAGCTCTTTCTAAAGCATCTAATTCCCAATTTACTTGTTGATAAAATTGCGGATTCTCGTACTTTTGTTCCCAACTACTATCCCAAGACTCTCTCCTTGGATTATAAAAAGAAAGTCTAGTATATTCGCTGAAATATTTAGTAAATTCTGTTTGCCAATCTTCACTATTTCCCATATCAATAGTTCCTGCTAAAAATATGGAAAGTTGTACCTTTCGCTCTTCTATTTGATTTGGCGGTGTAAATACTCTCATAACTCTATTTTTCTTATTACTTTACTTGTATCTTGTTTTATCACTAAATGTTGAAATCTGTCATAGAATTTAGAATCTTCTGCCCTATATTCATAAATAAACCAACCGTGTTTTTGTAACTCTTTTATATCTTCCTTAGTAAACCACTGATATAAATCTTCTAATGTCGGAACTGCCGATAACCACCCTACTAACTCTTGGTCAAAATCCATTTTAAGCTCCGCATTAGCACAAAAATTAAACCTATCGTGAATTAATCCTGTAAAATTTCCATCAAATTGATACCATAAACCCTGCTTAGTTTCTTCATTACAAACTCTGTAAAATGTATTTTTCTTTACTTCTGAAACTAGTTTTGTTAAAGTGTAATACGTTTCTCGAATCGAACTCCTGTCATCAATGTATATATTCGCGTATAACTTTCTATTTCCTCTAACACCGTAAGGAGCATCTTCATTTATTGAATGATAGGGTATATTATTTTCCGCCAAAAAAGATTTAATAAAAACTGTATCTTGATTGCCTGTCCACATAATAATGTAGCAACCAATATCATATAAATCTCTTACTAGTTGTCTAACCATTTCATACGATTCTCCTGTTCCATGAAAGTCGAAAACAGTGTCGTCTACATCGACTGCGACGATTAAGCTTCCGTATTTATTGTATTCCGCCCAGAGTCTTTCATAGGCTGAATTTTCTTTTAAATATTTATCCATTAGTCTGTGATTTCTATTTTATAGTTATACATTGCGTGATGACATTCTATGGAAATTAAAGTTTTCCACTCGTCCGCTACTTCTTTTATATACTTTTCTTTTGCTGTTTTATAAGCTTGAAATGCCTCCTCTGGGGTGTTAAAACGTCCTAAATCTACATATTCTTCTTTCTTATGAAACCTCGCTTTGTATTTTTTATCTGCCTTAGTAACTCCAATTGGGTATTTTCCTCGAACCTTGTTACTTTTTACAAACAAAGAGTTTATTTCGTGAGGTACAAAGCAACATGTTTCCTGAGAATAAAAAATATTCCCTTTGACAAAAATGTCTTTATCTAATTCCCATCCTTGCATATAAGGTTTCCAATTATCTTCATACCACTTAGCAAAATTCTGAAAACATTTCCAGTCTTCAATAACAAAACAATTTTTATAAGTTTGGTAATTTTTCTGATACTTGTCACTATAACTCCTTTGTAATATGCCAGCCCACTTTTTGTATATTTCAGGATGTGTTTTGTTTGTATATTTACCAACCCCTAAATAACCAACTCCGTACACAGAAGGATGATTGGGATTTTTTACAACTCCCTCTTTAATGTGCCCATATTGAATATTTTTTAATATTACTCCATCTTCAAATTGTACAGCACAGTTGTTGCATCCAAAGTATTCAATGATTTCCATTTTGAGACCTTGCTTGTTAATATACACCTTTCCTACTTTGTTGTTATATCTCATTGATTCTTTGTCTTATTAAACTGAGTGTTGTTTGATTGTAGTAGTTGCCGTCCTTAAATCTAACTTTTAGTTGGTTTTCTTCTGATGATAATTCTTCTAAACTCGCTTGGTCTTTCAAATAATACTCCCCATTTTCATCTTTAAACACTACTGTTAAACCTTTTGCTGATTTTTTAATTCCGTCGTCAGTTACGGGGTCTTTCATAATTTCAACTAATTCTCCATTTCTTTGTTGTGCAATACATTTCAAAGCCATTCCCCAAGTATCTCTTGTTACCATTTGCATAGAGAAACTACCTTGACCGAAGAAGCAGTTACTTGCTGCAAAACTTTTAGCTTCTAGGCGCGAAAAGATTTCTTTAATATTATTTTGGTTAATTGCCTCACCATAAATCATTCCTATGTGAGAATCTAAAACTTTAAAACCTTCTTCGTTAACTGTTCCGCCGAAAACGTCCCAAAGAAGTTCAATTACACCTTTGTTTTTTGGCGAAATGGTTACAGGTTGTGAATAAGCTTTATTTGTTTTATAATTAATAGGTTCTCCACAAATAATATCTACAGGATTTCCTGAATCAGGTCGAATAACTAATTTACCATCACGAGCCATAATAATATCTTTCAATTTAGGCAAGTAATCTGTTAAAACTCTCCACAAATCAAAACTGTCTGATACTAGTGACATGATTCCTGTTGGAAACTTAGTAAGCAGATTTTCATATATTTCAAATTCTCCTTCGATTCCACCCGCTGTCATTTGGCTGTGCTCTGAAGCTCTCACACTAAATACAGGCGTAGATGTTTCATCATAATAATGCTGAGAAGCTTTTATTACTGGTAAACTGTCAGAACCCATAGATACAGAAGCAAAAGCTAATCCTGAACCAATCGCCGCATCTAAGCCTGTTAAACCACGCATAGAGAAATCATGTAACATAAAATCAACAGCTCCAACATTATCTTTATCTGTTTTTAACACTGCCTCTTTAACTATTCTCTTCATTAAGAGTACATTAGTTGCTGTTGTTAATGGTTGCCACAGTAAATTACTTAGAATAGTTTCAATGTAATTAGTAACCCAAGCAAATCTAATGTCAGTGTTGTATAAAAATAACACAGGAATTTTAATAGCAGATTCTGTCCCTTCATCTAAAGTTCTAATCTCTAAAGGTAAATATCCTAAATCATGCAGTTCTTCAATATGTTTTGTATCGTAATCTACGTCCAAATAAGCTGAAAAATTAGTTTTTACATCATTAATAATATCTTCTTTTCGAATGTTAAAAAAGTTTTCATTAAAATGCTCCACTATAAAACGGATTGCATATTGGTGTCCAAAATTTAATACTTTACCATTATTACCTTTTGGTGCGTATTTATTACTTCGCGGAGTAAAATTACTGTACACGATTTCTGTACCGTCTTGATACATTTCAAAGTGGGAAATTTTATATCCATCTACTAAAAACATACTATTCATTCTCATATTTTATCTTTTTAAAGTTTTACATGGCAAATATAATACTTTTAATTGGTTCTGCAAAAGAAAACAAGGAAATTCTTCCACAAAATAAAAAACCCTCTTAATAGAGGGCTAGTTTGTTGGTTTTTTAAGTCTTTGTAATTCAATTCGAAGACGGTCTTCTTCTTTGACACTGAGCTCATCGAACAAGTATTCTGCTAGGTCTAAAACATTTGCAAAGATGTCAATTGTCGATTGTTCTAAATTCACTCCTAATTTCTCTAACTGCCATAATTGTTTTGCATCCATAATTATATAATTTATAACAAATATAGTATAAAAAAGTAAATACGCCAAATAAATAACAAAAATTTATTCTTTATCTCTAGCTATGTACATTAAAGGGCTAAGTTTAAATACGTCGTTTCTCACTTCTGTTTGATATCTCAGATTTTCAAATTGTTGTGCTGGGTCTCTCAATTTAATGAAACTATTTAAGATTGGTGTATTTTTTCTCAAAGTTTCTACTCCTTTACTTTCATCAAACATATTGGACATCTGAACCATTGTATCATAAGCTAAGACAGGTGATTCCATTATTTGTTGGTAATTTGAATAAATACCTAAATTCGACTGATAAACCTCACTATTTAATCTAGCTAAGATTAGATTTGTAAATTGTAAGCTATAAACATCTTTTTTGTCAGGGTCATCTGCAATTCCGCGAACTAAGAGTGATAAAAGCATTAGAGTATTGGCAATTACTACATCCTTCATTACTCTTTTTAAATTAGCTTGTCTTAAATCAACTTCTTCCCAATTTTCAGCATCTTTATTTGTGCCGTTATACTCATCTTTAAATGCTTTCAAAATATTACCGCCATTCTGTTTCCACTCATTTATTACACCACCTAAAAACTTATAAGTAGAGTTATAACTTCCTTCTTCTAAAGACCTTGTTAATGAGTTAAACTGTTGTGTTTTAAATCTAGATTCTGTTAGTGGGATAATGAAAGATTTGTGTGTAAGTAATAAATTCCACAAGAAATGTCTTTGTATCCCTACTTTTTCTTCCTGTGGGAGTTGCATATCAATCTTTACATTTAAATTCTTTGTTTGTGCGCGAATATCATTACTGATACTTAGTATTTCTTCATCTAATCGAGTTCCTTCTAGATTTATAGCTTGTCCTAGCTGTTCTCTATTAAAACTCACTTCTCCATCTTTAGTTTCTATATAGTTGTAAATAGGATTGTTATCATATTCTTTCCACATTTCTTCCACTTGCTTCAGAGATTTTCCCTGTCTTCTATGCACTTGTCTGAAAGACTGGAAATTATGTATTCTTCCATCTGCAATTCTGTAGTCGTGCAAAGTAGTTAACAAGTTCTTAGCAAATATAGGATAAGCCACTGCTTGATAAAGTCCCATTGCTGTTCTTGGAGCAGCTCTGGCTAACCACCCATATTGTGAATTTCTAAGACCTACTTCTAAATCAAAGGCTTGAAAAAATTGACCCAAGACATTTAATTTAGCTTCGGTGTTTACTTGTCCAAATTCTAATAACGAATCTTTAACCAGCTTGTCAAATTCCTTAGAGCCTTTTTTATAAGTGTTGTTTTGCATATATTGTCCTGCCCATCTTTCTTGAAGTTGTGCCACTTTCATAGTGCCATACCCCGTCAAAGAGATAATAGGAGAGAATCCTAAGTTTTTTAAACTAATGAATTTCATTCCACTTTTAACAATTTTAGCTCCTGACAATGTTCCAAATGCTGTTTCAAAGGGTAATGTTACTTCCTCTTTAATTCCATAGTATTGATAGTCAATAACAGCTTTAACTTGTTTGTAAGCATTTGTTGATTCAACAGCTTTTCCATTATATTGTCTTAAATTAATAGAATCTGAAATACTATTAATATCTCCATAAGCATTAACTTTAGCTTTTCTTAGGAATCCTTCTTTTCCGCGCATAAATAAAGTGTAGAATAAGTCTTCTGTTGCTAAATCTTTACTGTCTCTTAATTTCTGTACATACGGCTGTGGAATTACATTTATACCATTATATCTTTCTCCTTCTACTTGTTCTTCCTGAGTGTATGCAAAGGTGTCCTTCAAAGCAGCTACAACTGTGGAAATAGATGGGTTTGCAACTAAACTTTTAGTTCTTTCTAATCCGTTTTTTCTCACTTGCGGCATTGTAAAATAATTATATCCTGTATCAGCCATACCTTCTGCATCTAAACTAGCTTCGTTATAATCTAAAACGGCATTATATACTTTAGCTAATTTTTGATTTGAAGAGGAATCAACTATAATTCTATCATTCTCCACTTTTACATTTTGTCCGAATTTATCATAGAATGCTTTATTTTTAAACTTTGCTACATTTGGTTGTAAATACCCTACTCTTGAAGTTCTATCATAATTAGGGTTTATACTTCCATCTTCCTGTGCATCATAGAATGAGTAGTTAGGATTTATATTTATGAAATTAGTGGGGTCATTTACAGTGTCTTGCAATAACTCAGTTAAATTTTCCGTTGTTTGTAATTCTTGTCTAAACTGTGAATAGCTCGCTGGAGCGAATCTTTTATAGTATGGTAGTAATTTAGTCTTACCATATTCTTGCATGAAATAAATATACTCCTCCGTATTATTTAAATCTAATTCTCTTTCATTAGCCAGTCTCTCTATACTTAGAGGTAATGTAGCTCTTTTACCTAGTCTAAATTGCTCAATTTGATATTTATCATTTAAAAGCTTATTTTTATTTCTTGTTGTTGAATTTTGCCCAATAAAATCTATCAGTTTATCTAATTGTTTCAATTGCTCTTCTTCTGAGGTAGATGGGTCTATATTCAGTCCTAAATCTGCCACTTCTTTATTGAAAGATTCATTTGACTCACTAATTCCTATTGAAACCTCTCTTTCTTCAAATGTAGATTTAATGTATTTTGAAGCTTTCTCATAATTAGCTTCCAAACGTTCTTGTACATTTCTAATACTATCTTTTGAAGTTTGAGATATGTCTTCACTTATTTCAGAAGGACTCCCTTTTTTTGCCCAAGTTTTTAAAATACCACGAACTCTTATTCTATCTTCTTCGATGCTTTGAATAAGTTCTTGTACTTCTGGATTAGCTTGTTTAACTGTTTCTAATTTATCTAAAATATCTTGACTTTCGGCATCACCCATACTAGACCAGAAAGCTTCACTAAATCCTATGAAGGAATTTAAGTTTATAGCTTTAATAGCCGCTTCTCTTCCTTTTGTATTGTCTATATTTGTAATTAAATCTAGATATGTTTGAGGTAAGGTTTCTATAGTGAATAAGTCTTCTCTTTGCTCTTCCGTTAAAGCTAATTTATTATCTTTTCTGTTTTGAATTATCGTTTTATCCGCCGTTTGTGTATCTCCTGTAATTTGTCTGTACTTTTCTATAAACTTTACATCAGAACTAAAAACATTCAAACTGTCCAATTTATTCAAATCTAAGGCTATTCTAGCATCTACAGAAATTTCATTTGAAGAAGCTTTAATAATCACTTTACCTGTTTCGTCTCTAACAAGTCTTCCATTAGAATCTCTTTCGTATTCCAATCCCTTTTTTAGCTCACCACTTTCTGTATAATAGTTTTTAGCCGTTAATCTCCCTCTTTCAAGTATTTCCAAAGCATCTAAATCTGGCAATCTTAAACTAGACCTATCTAAAATACCCTCAGCAGTTCTTGCATGCTTCATTATTTGCCCTACACTAGATAAGTATGCGCTGTTCCAAAAAATAGTGTCTTCTGAAATACCTGCTTCCTGATATTTCTTATTTTGAGCATCATAATACTCCTTAGTTCTTGGTTTTTCATCCAAATCTTGTTCGATACTTAAATCTCTTTCTATTCTTAGAATATTGTCATTATCAACAGGATTTAAATTCAAAGAATTCTCATCTCTTTGCTGAATAATTTCCTCATCTGTTAGAGTGGAATCTGTAATCACTTGTTTGAAAGCTGTTATAAAGTTTTTATTGTGTGCCTCTGTATTAGCTTTAAAATCAAATCTACTTAAAATAAATCCATCTTTTGAACCAAATTCAGATATTACTTTCTCTGTATAACCCTCATCCTTAATAGCTTTCTGTAATCTCTTTACATTATTTTGATTTTCTTGATGTCCAACATTGTGCATATTAGTTATTAAAACTGATAATAGCCCTAAAGTTGGGTCTTTTGAATTAATTAAAGTACCTACATTTGCAGCCAAAGCACTAACATCTTGGTCATTTCTATTCATGTAGTTTTCAAAATATTGTCGCATAGATTCAGGATAGCCTCCTCTTCTTAATACTTCGTCAATTAGTCTTCTCAGTGTTTGGTCAGTTACTAGACTCTTTGTTGCAATAACTCTTAAAACTGTATCTTGCGTTTCTTTAATTCTAGATTTTAAAATATCCCAATCATCACCTTTATTGTCTTTGATTAATTCTCCCAATTCTCCAATAGAAGGTAAGGCTTGTTTAGAAACAAACTCAAATAGTACCACTTCTTCTTGCGATAAAGCATAGTTTTTATTGTTTATAGAGGAATCTTCTAAAGCTTTTTCTAAATACTTAGAGATGTTGTTAGTTATACCCACTAAAGTAGCAATAGCCTCTACTTCCGCTGTATCTTGTACTTGCAAGTCTAAATTTTTAAGTTTTAATAAGTCTACACTGCTTATAGGACTTACACCTCTTGTTTTTCTTAAAGACTTTGCCGCACTTTCTAATTGACTTGCTGTTTTTCTTGCTGCTACGATTAACTTATTTTCAGGAGTTCCTGCTTCTAGAGAATAAAATCTGAAAGGATTGTCACTTAAATCTCTATTTGCAAAAAATACACTGTCTTTCAGTAATAAGCTATTAACATCTTCTAAGTATTTACTTAGTTCTTGCGCGTATTCAGGCTTGAAATAATTTGCTATTCTATCCACAAATGTTTGTATAAATTCCAGAGCTTTTGAAATGAAGTTATTAGATGGAGCAATATTTCTATTCAAAACAGCTTTTCCAACTATTTTACCTAATATCTCTTTTCTTACAGCCGTTTCTAATAATTCTGGCGTATATTCCTCCGCATACTTTTTTTTATAAATGTCAGCAAACTGCAACCATTCCTCCGACCTATCAATGTTTCTAAGAATGTCTGCTGTATCTGCATCAGGCATAAATTCTACAATGAAATGTCCTAATTCCTCTGCTAACTCATCCTCGCTAATATCTACGCCATCTTTTAGAGCAATTGTTCTCATAGCTATGTCAGCTAAAGCTCTTGCACTAGGGTCTACACCGTTTCTATTTCTATAGTCTGATACATAATTAGATAGAGAAGTTATTTTAACTCCCATTTTATTCAATAGATTTAAAATACCTAATTGCGCTTCTTTTTCTGTTTTTAATATAGTTGGTTGTATTATTTGTGTATCTCTTTGAGCTGGGCGATTTTGTGTATAGTATTTTCCTGCTATAAGTTGGTCTGCATTTTCACTGTACTTTGCTTGTATTTGTTGGTCAGATAATGCGTCAAATTCTTGTTCTGTAATATATGTATCCTCACTTACCAAGATTTTATCTTTAACCTTCACTATGTCAAAAACATTTTCATCTCTAATAACTCCACCAAATCCTACATAATTAACAGCATCTTCAGATAAAAGTTCTGCATTTACATTCTTTTTAAGTTCAGTTTCTCCTTCTGTTATGAATTTATAATCATCGCCAATTCTTATCTTTTCTCCTGATAACAGTCCTTGTTCTATTGCTGAATTTATATACCCTACTTCAGAATCTCTATTTACAGACTTAGTTGTTGAAAGTAGTTTTGTAAACTCTCCATTCTGTAAAAATCCTGCTTTTATTTCATCACTGTTTTTTAAAGCTTCTTTGTAAGAGTTTGTGTAACTTCCATCTGCTGTTTGATAAACAAAGCTTACATTATCTTTTTTTGATATGCTTTGCTTAAATAACTTTCCTTTTTCGGTTTGAATATCTGAATCTTTAACAGGGATATTATTATTTGCTAAAAATTCATATAAAGAAGTTGCGATTCCTTTTCTTTGTTGATTTTCATTTACTTTTATGATGTTTGCAAAAAACTGACCATCAGAATCTTTTTTAAGTCCCATAGTGGCTACTTTTTCACCATTACTATTAATAACACTTAATCCTATTTTTTCAGTTTCTTTCCTATTTTCTAACGAAGATATTTTACCGTTTATGCCATCATAAATCTCAATGTAAAATTTTTCTCCGTCTTTTGAAGTGTAAATATTATCTTCTAATTTGGATGAACTCCTATCCCCATTAAAGTTCTCGCTGTAAACGTTTTTATAAATATTTAAAGCTTCTTCTGTATCTTTTACTAAGGGAGATTTAGCTATATTAATAAAAAGTTGACTTTCTTCACCAACTTCGTTTAAAACTTTTGTTATTTTGTTTTCTTCGTTTCTAATTATAGAACAATCCATTTATTTATGTTTTTATTTGCAAATATAAGTGTAAAATTATTTATTTACAAGCTAATTCTTCATTTATTTTTTCTTCCTGTGCCTTATTGTAAGTGTTTGTTACATTTAATTCAGGATTAGTTTGTGGTATAGCTGTGTATGAGGGCAGTATATCAGGAGCAATATTCAACCCGTAAACCTTGTATTCCCCTGTATTTGGAATCATTTTTTCATATATGTTAACATCAGACCTTTGATAAATACCATCACTAATTCTTAAAAACGGCTCTTGCGATTGAGCTCCTATTTTACCGTCTTCCATTCTCTGATAATCTTCTTGAAAAATAGGTAATGCTTGCGGATAATTTGTATAATAGTCTCTAATGTTTTGTTCATCTGAATCTACGTATTCTCCCTCATTAGGAAAAGTTATCTCAGAATTTATTTTGGCATTGAAGTAATTTTTAAGCTTAGAATTGTTCTCTATCTCTACCCTAATTGCCTGTAAAGTAATTGGGTCTAAACTTATTGGTTCTATTCCATTCTCTGTTATTTTAAATAACTCACTATTCATATTTGCAATGTAGAATTCAGAAACATATTCGTCCGACACTTCTTTCACATCAATGACAAGGTTTTCTTCATAGGTTGATAACTCTATTTCATTATCTAGCTTTCCGCTCAATAATTCTTTGTAAATTACCATTTTTTGCAGAACTTCTGAATCTATGCTTTCTTGCTCAACTTTTGATAAATCAATTAACTTCACTTCACTCTGAATACGTCTTTTTAGCTCTTCTAAGGGTGTGTTTAATCTTTGTGATGCAATATCATATAAACTATCTAAATCTTGTCTTAGAGCGTCTGTTCTTTGATATAAATTATTTCCTAAAGGTAAAAGTCCTTCATTTTGGAATAGAGTATATGCACTGTCTTTAGTAATTACATTGTACATACTTTTATTTCCTTGGATATTTTGAACAATCACTTTAGGAGAAATGTCTACACCAAAGAAATCATCATAAACACTTGCGAATTCATCTATGTTTCCTAAATTAAATAAGTTGTTAACACTAACTAGAAAATCTTTCATTTCTTCCTGACTTTTGTTGTCATAGAAAGTACCTAAGTTTTTCAAGTCCAATCCTAATTTAGCAGCTTTTTTATTTATTGTAGACAACATTGTTTGCACTTCCTGTGGAGAATTGTCATAAACGAATGGGTGTACGACTAATAGTTTACTAACTGTATCTCTTAAACTTCCATTTACATCTTCTTGCAACACCTTGTCTAGCAGATTTTTTGTATCCGTTTGTGGCTTGTCTCTTAATATTCCATTCTCATAAACCTTCTGTCTTATTCTTTTAAACTTGCTGAAAAAATCATACTTCCCTTTTAGAAATTCTAATTCGGGGTCTTGTATAGCTACGTTGAATTCTTCTTCTTTTAACCCGCCTAATTTTTGAATAGCATCCTGTTCTACAATGTAGGGATTTTTTATTTGTGTTTTACCAAACTGATTAGGAGTTAAACCATCAGAAACTATGAAATCTTTATTTAAAAAAGCGTCATTTACAACTGTCTCTTCTGTGTTTGAAAGTTTTATTATAAACTCTTGAATACTGTTTTGCAACTCTAAGTCTCTCAGAATATTTTCTCTTTCGTAGGAAGTATAGATGTCTAAATTATTTAAACTGTTTCTTGTAGGTTCAGGAAAAAATGCATCTCTCAATTCTTCTTTTAATTGGTCAGAGTTTTCAAATCTAGTGTCAGCTAAATTTACTTTCAATTGAGTTAATTCCTGCTCAGACAGAGGCTCTTTAATATTTTCTCTTTCTATGAAATAGACAACATCTTTTAAAATAGGTTCTCCATTTTTATCTGTTTCTGTGATTAGAGCGTTGTCTAAAAAACTTTCTGTTTGTGAAACTGCCCAAATATCTGAGGCTTGCTCTTGATTCCCTGTGAATGTTTTAGCGTTAGCAAATAATATACTAGGTTTTCCATTGTTGGCTTCTATTTTTATAGTGCCATTATCTATAGTTATGTTACAACTCATTTTAACATTCTTTTACTTTTTGTACTTCTTTTCTAAGATTTGCTTGTATTTTAGCTTCATTCATTAATTCTTTCAATTCCGCTATTTTTTCAAACTTGTTTTTAATACTATCAATTTTATCTTTACCTACAATATCTAAAACTTTTTTAGGAATACTTTCTGATATTGCTTCTCTAAGAATGTTTATATTCACTTGTTGAGATATATTTGGAAGATTTTCACTACCTACAGATATAACAGCGTTCTCACTGAAAGCTTGAATAAAAGTATTATCTTCTGGAAAAGTTAAATCTAAATTTGAAGCTATTTGTGCTGCTTCATTTATTTGCCTATTTATCTGAATTGCTTCATCGCTCAATTCTGCCTCCAAAGATACAACATTATCTTGTAATTCGCTTCTTTTTTGTACAGGACTTTGATATTCTACATTTCCTAAATTAATAAGGAGTTTTCCTGTACTGAAAGGATTGTTTGTTATATCTACAGCTATTTCTGCGGAAGACAGTAATTGATTTTTATCGAAAGATTTGTCAGCTAATTCATCAGCGGATAAGTATAATTCCAATTCGCTTAAAGCGTCTGATAAGTTATTCAATTCATCAGAGGTTTGCCAATCTGTATTTGCGAAATTTATATTATATGTTTCTGGACTTATACCTGAACCTTGCATGAGTCTAATAACTTGTACAGCTTTTTCATCTGCTGAAATTTCTGTATTCATTATTCTACTTAAATCCTCACTTTTTGATATTTGTGTGACATTCATTTTAATAGGGAACGCTACATTTTTATCTTGATATCTTATAACAACAAATGGTATTTTAAATTGTGCGTTTCTTTTAGTGATTCCTTTTACACTTGTTAAGTTTACATCATTTACAGATTTACTGTAAACTACATCATCTCCTTGCATATATCCTGTAGAAACTATGTTTTCCAAAGCTTTTTCAGTGAATGGTATAGTTGTAGGTTGTGCATTTCCATTTTCATCTAGTTGTGCTTGTAAATTAGGACTCCCTAACAACACTGTATTAACTGTTGCTGTTTGTCCCGTGCCTACAATTCTATCGGGAGAAAATAGCATTCTTTCTACAGTTTCTTTTCTTATAGATTTATTTTTTTCAAATGCTGGCGTAATTGCACTATTTCCTGTAGTGGCTGATAATTGACCTAAAACTTCATTACTGCCTTGTCCGTAAATATATATGTTTAAACTATTCTCTAACTCTTCTAAGGCTTGGTCTGTTGGATTAGAATTGTATTTTTGAATTAATTGTGCATTATAAGAATCCTCTTTATCTACTCTTAATTCTAAAACATCTCCTTTTTTCTTAGAATTTACTAATTCAGGAACAGCTTGTACTTTATTACCTTTAGTGTCTTCTGTTATGAAATCTGATTTTACAGGAATTAATTCACCATTAGCTAATTCTTCAAAAAGTATATTTTGATTACTTACACCTGTACTTAATATGTGTAGAGTGGATGGAATATTATTTAAAGAATTTTCTAAAACTACTAGTCTAGAATTAGTTCCCACTTCTACTTCTATCTCTTTATCTTCCTGTATAATTACAAACTTACTTCCTTCTTTCTTACTAGGTTTAAATTCTTTAAGTCCCGTTCTTGTTTTAGAGAAGATTTCTGAATTAGGGAAGAATCTTGCAAAACCTTCAATAGATAAAAAACTGATATTTTGTTTTCTAATTCCATCTCTTTCTGAAACGAATGTCAAAGCATTGTCAGGAGATTTAACTACAGAGGAATTAGTTAAAAAAGGTGTATCAGCTGTATTTATTTCTGCTGTTAAGAAATCGTAGTCCGTATTGGAATACTCCACTTTAGTTTCAGCTCTCAAAACATTATCTTGTAAAGCTTTTCTAATTCTCAATAAATCTGCAATAGAACTGTCATACTCATCTACAGAACCTTCTAATATTGTCCAATCTGTTAATTTTTTAGTCAGATTTTGGAATTCTTCTGTATTCTCATTGTTATATAATAGTTCTTGATATCTGTTAATCTCTTCTTGTGTAGGCTCTTCTGCTGTCAATACCTCTTCACCAATATATTGTAGTGTATAGAGATTCTTATTTAGAATATCATTTATCTTTTGGTCTATCTGAGACTTTGGTTTCTCTACTGTTTCTTCTATTTCTATGGTGTCTACATTAAGCTCCTCTGCTCTTTCTGAATTTGCATTTAATATTTCTTGCTGTTGTATTGTTAGAGTGTTTCCTTTTTTAATTTCCGAGTTTAACTTTTCTAAATAACTATTCTCAACAACCTCTCCTTTTTTAAAGCTAACATAAGCTTCATTATCTTCTTTTTGTCCTCTTACAATAATTTCTATCTCCGCTTTATTTTCAGCATAACTTTCTAAAGTTGATTTAAAATATTCAAATTCATTTTCTTTATAATCACGAGCTTTAAGTATTGAAGACAACCATCCATTCAACAAAGTAAATCTTGTTTCTGGATTCATAAGAGTTTGTGTAGTCTCATTAAATCCCTTAACATTTCTTATGGCTCTACTTTGCTCTTGAATTAATTTTTGTACAATTGCATATTTTTGCGGGTCAACTTGTTTTAAAGCTTGTATAGATTCACTAAGTTTTCCTATATTCTCTTTTTGGTTGTCCAGCATTTCAATTGTTATGTTAGTACCTGTTAAATTTTTAACATTTATGGCATCAACAATAACTTGTTTTTGATTATAAATTTCTGCTTTTTCTTGTTGTACATCTAAAAGCTTTTTAGCATTATCATTTAAAAGTCTAGTTTTTTCTGTGTTATCCTCTTTATTAGAGATAGTTTGTAAATCTAAAGTTTTTCTAAGTAGGTCTTGCTCTGTTTTAGCTAAGTATTTTGACTTTCTATCTAATATATTATACTGTTTCTTTTTATTAGCTTCTGTTTGGTCTAATACAAAATCTGTATCTATAGCTTGCTCTGCGGAATTACTAGTTGTAATGTCAGACGCTATAAATCTTTTAATAGTGTTCGTAATATCTTGAGAATCTTTTAAGGCGTGTTTACCCAACACCATATTTGAAGTGATGGCTCTACCTAATTTAATTCTGTCATCATTGGACATCCCTGCTATTTTAACATCTCCCAATAAAGAATTAGAGAAATTATTGTAAGCTTCATAGTCTGAGGCTAATTCTTTAAACTCCGAAATTCTAATTTGTTTGTATTGAGCTGCTTCTTCTACACTTACACCTAACTGTTGTGCTAAATCTGCATCAGGTGTAGCATTCATAGCTGTTTGAAACTGTTCTATTCCATAATCCACTCCACCTAAAGAATCTAAATTCTCTAGTACAGCAATCATGCTCTCTCTATTAGCTTGTATTTCACCTGTACTGTCGTCTTTTTTATTGGCAGCATCACTTTTTTCAATAGCTCTTGAAATTTTATTATTAGCTATTTGATTATTAATTAACATTCCTACGTGGAAATTGTTATAATTATTTACATTAGCTTCTATATTCTGTCTTTCTATTGCTGAGTCGTTAAACAATCCTTGTCCTGAAGCTACGCTAGAAAATCCACCGCCAAATGCTCCAATTAACATTCCTAGTCCTACTTCTTTCCACCCTTCTTTTGTACCATATGTACTAGATAAAGCTTCATATAAAGCTTCTTGCATTCCATAGCTAGTTCTAGTGGCATTTTTATCATAACCACTCAACATAAAGTTTTTAGCTGTTTCTGACGCTACTTTTTGACCTCCTTCTTCATACAGTCCTTCCGTCACTGCATGTTTACCTATTCCATAAACTCGTGAAAATGCTTTTTGTGCAGTTGTAGCTTGTATAGCTTCTAAAGTTCCTCTTTCTGTACCTTCTTTAAACCCTACTCCCAATAAATTTTTACTGAACCAAGAATTTGATAATTCAGGTTTAATAGTTTTACCCATAGCAAGTTTACCGAAGGTTGCCATGTTGGAGCTTCCTACTAAAACCATGTTAGCTGTAAAAACAGCATTTGCAGTGTTTGTCAGATTATTTTTAAAGTCTTGATACTCTGTTCCATCAGGTGTTCGTCCATTTTGGTTTTCAAAGTTTTTTAACCACTCATCTTCAGTGTTTTTCATATATTGTCTAGCCTCCATAGCCGACTCATATCCTGCCGAAGTCATAGTAAATCTCAAAGCATCTAAAGCCTTAACTGTTTGATTTGCTCTTGTTGCTTGAACTACAGAGCCTAAAGACAATGGTGCATTTACAGCATTTCTCATTGGTTGAGTAGCTATTCTTTTACCAAATATCCCTGCTGTCTTTAACTCTGCATTTGTTAAGTTTCTCGTTAAAGCTCCTGCGCCTCCTCTGGCTAATAGTGAAGTTCCTCCTGTAGCATAAGCCCAAATACCTTCAGAAACAATCGCCCCTGCTGTAAAGCTCAATCCTCCTAGAAAATCATTTGCCCAGAAATTAGCTGAACCTATACTTCCTCCAAATCCTGCTTCTTTTTCTTGTTCTGTATAATAGTTTGGTAGCTTATAATCTAATTTTGTATTTAAGTCGTCTAACCATTTATCAAAGTCTGAGTTATATGCTGCTGAGAGAGAACCTTCTTTTACACCAACTATTAAATCATTTACAATACCGTAAGTGCCGCCTAAAACTGCTGTTCCTGTTTTTGCAAAGAATTTACTAGCTCCGTTTATCCATTTTTCAGAAGTTGATTGTTGTTCTGCTAAACGTTGTTCATTATTAATTCCTGGAATAAAACTTTCATACTTAGAAACTTTAGTACCATCATTCATTGTCTGGTAAATAGTTTCTTCTTTGTAAGGTGTAATACTTTCAAATCTAGGTTTAGTGTCTTCCTGAATATTCCATATTGGACTTAAAGAGGTTTGACTGTCTTGTGTCTCTGGCTTGTAGCTTCCTTTAATTCTTTCGTTTAAATAAACTATCTTATTAAAATTATTGTCCATTCAAGTTATTTATCAGATTTTCTTTCAAATTATTTATCATTATACTGTATTGTAAATAAAAAGAACTGTTATTTTTTTCTCTTCCTGTTAAAGGTTGTGAACTTACTACTTCTTGTCCTGTTGTTGGGTCTGTGTAATATATATCTACCCAGAAAGGATTATTAGGGTCAGATGTAACTTTTGGCGCAGCTGTAAACTTACTGTTTAAAATAGTATTTATTGGCTGTTGATTTCTTTGGAAGAAGTCCGCACCTCTGTCTTGTATTATTTGATTTGCAAATTCTATTGTTGTTTTGAATGGAGACTTTGAAGGGTCAGTTTGTAATTGTGCAATCATTTGTTGACTCATCACGTCTGTTAGGTTTTCTGCTATATTCCTCACCTCTACATTTCTTTTTGCAGCACTAGTTTCAGGTAAAAATGCTTGAGGTGTTAATTTAATATCAGGATTAAAAGGGCTATTTTTCCAATCTTGTTGTGTTTCATTAAATGTGTCAGAAACTGTTGTTGGTAATGTGTCTACATATATTGATGAACGTTCTTGTCCTAATTTTGTTTTTTTAGTAAATCCAATTCTATATCCTTCTCCTTCTCGTTGTACTGTATAATCATTACTTCCTTCTGGAACTTCTGGTGCGTCTGAAGAATTTAAAACTGCTGCTCTTAAAGCTCTTGCTGTAGGTGCTTGCCCTTTATCCAGAGTAGAAAATGTATATGCTTTCTTATCACTTAGATTTTTACTATACCCTGCTGATTTTTCTTCTATTAGTTTTTTAATTCTTTCATTTTCTACATCAAATTGAGTTTTAGCAGCTATTCCTCCTGATAAGTCTCTACCTTGAATTTCTGTAATATTAGAATCTGTGTAAAATAAATCTCTATTAACTTCCCTCACATCTTCAAAACTTCTACTTAAGTCTTGAGCCACTAATGCATCCGTAGCTTGTCTTTCTCTTAATCTAGTATCTGCTATTTCTTGATTATTAAATACTCTATTGAATCCATATTCTAAAGCGTTTGCAACTGGCGCGATTACTTTTTTCTCTAAAGCTAGTGCACCTGTTAAAATATTTCCTGCATAAATTGAAGCTACTCCAGACCTTTCTTGTGTTGAAGTACTTCCTTTTATAGTGTTTAGAATTACCTTAGAATCTGTAGTTTTTAAACCTTCTAATTTTGCTTTTAATCCTGTTACAGACCTTTCATATGCAGCTCTTACATCACCTGTTAATTTATTATTATATTGTAAATTACTACTTGCAAATTCTGCCATAACTCCATATTTTTGAGCAGTACTTAAATTGTTGAAAGAAGTTATATCTTTTCTCCCTAACATTGTAGCAGTTAATGGCATTGTAGTGGATAGATTTCTAGTATTTAAGTCGGAAGTTCCTTTACCTTGTAACATTTGATTAAAGATATCTGTTGTGGTAGATTGAATCCCGTCTGTTGTGGTAGATACTATATTTGCATATTGTTTTTGTGAGGCTTGGAAATCTTCCACTAAATTTCTATACTCTGCTGTATTTCCTTTTATCTTAGGGTTTTCTGCATCAAGATATAATTTATAATTCCACTTTTCTTTCTCATCTAACAATTTATAATTAGGGTCATTTTTAGCTAGATACAAATCTAAAGCTGCTGCCGAACGATGTGTAGCTTGTCTAATATTTGTAAAATCAGACTGTTCTTTGTCACCCTCTACTTGCACTACGTCTGTAGTTATTCCTAATGCTGCCTTTCTAGCTACATCCACTTTTTCTTGACTCTCTGATAAAGACTTTTGTTTTTGAAAGTTAAATTTCTCTACTTCCAATGCATAATTTCTATCATCTTTGGCTATCTCATAAGCCATTTTATCAACATCAAACTTAGTTATAATATCTCTATCGTATTCTCCCGCAACATCTCTAGTAACTCTATTAGCATAAGTTTGATACGCATCATTAATAGAAAAATTTCCTGTTTTTATCTTTATATCATTATCGGAAATTGCTTTTTTAAGTGCAGTTATTTGCGGTTCGTATTGAGCAGCTTCTTCTGCTGACATTCCTTTCATTTCAGCTAATCCTTGCGCTAAAAAATTTTTATTTTTAGAGTTTTCATCAGAAAGTTGTTCAATCATATAGGCATTAGAATCTGTTCCTATAGTACGCCTAGCGTTTATTTGCATTTGCGCCATAGCTTTAGAATCTAAAGAGTTAATCAAATGACTTTGAATATCATCTGTTGAAACTCGTATACCAAATTTCTGTATGTCATATGGATGTGCTAAGTCTCCTGCTCTCTGTGTACCTAAATATTGTTCCTTACCGTTTTTATCTATGTATGTTTGTGCGTTCTTGTTTAGTAATTCAGGAACATTTACATAATCATGGTATACCAAATTTCCCACTTTATCTGTTTCTCCACTCATAAAGCTTTGAACTCCTGCCATATTTAAAGCATCTTGATAATTACCTTCGTCAAACCTGTCAGGACTTTTTTCTTTTAGTCTTTCAACATCTTTTGAAAAAGCTTGTATCTTTTGACTTTGGTTTATTTCATTCAAAACTGTTGGGTCTTGAACTATATTTTTTATTTGACTGTTAATTGCTCTGGCTACTCCTGATTTAGATAAATCTCTATCTCCTGAGTTATTTACAAGCTGTGTAACAGCATCTAACTTACCTGCCAAGTATTCTTTACCTTTTTGACGTAAGTTTTGTGCTAAAGCCCCGTATTGGTCTACGGTATTTTGTATGGCGTTCTGAGCTAAATTATACTTCTCCTCTTTAGCCATTGCAACTTTAAACAGTATATCAGTAACATCTGTAGAAATTGTTGTACCATAATGGACGGGTTTGCTGAGATAATTACTCATTTGGCTTAAAAATTAAAGTTGTTTTATTAAGTTTCTTTCCTGTCAAATATTGAGACAATGTATTTTTACTAATACCTAATTGTCTAGAAGCTTCCGCACAAGAGCTATAAATAATACCTGTTGCGGTATCTAATACTTCTTTTTTATGTGGTCTTCTATCTGCTTCTTTTACTTGCATACCTTCTACATAGTCTTTTAAGTATACTAAGTTTGTTCTGTTTTTTGTTTTTCCGTTTAAAAATTCAGCAAGTCTTGACCTATTTATGCCTATTTTTTTACTCGCCTCTCTTATAGATACAAATGTTTCTAGAGTAATAACATCAATAATCGGCTTAGACCCATAATTATCAGCACCTTTTAATAATTTTCTATTTGGTTGAGGTACGCCCTTCATTGGATTTATCTCCATATTAGCATATCTTTCTTTCATAATTATGCTCATACGTTGTTTAAATTCTTCAGACCTAGGTTTACCATATAATGGACAAAGCTCTCCCTTTCTTCCATACATATAGTGGTTTTCTTTATTTTTAAGACGTTCTTTATTCGCTCTGGATATTTTTTCTCTGCCCTCCTCTGACATTTCTACTACACCATCTCCTCCGCTAGTTAGATTTACTAATGTACCTGATTTTAAATCTCTACGACCATACCAAGAAATAAGAGTTGTTTCTATCTCACAAGCCTCATCTTTAGTTAAACCTGTAGTTAATATTTGAACTTCATAATTAGGATGTTTTTTAACTAGACTTTTCCAATATCTATTCCTAGCCGTTCTATCTTTAGCTCTTTTTTTATTTTTACTTAATCCTACATAAAACACTTCTCCACATGGTTTTAAGTGTCTATATATATAATAATTTCGTTTTTCTTCCATTAATGTTTTAATTAAAAAGCCCCACGTTGTATTGTGAGGCTGTAAAGATAATTATAATAAACTGTTATCTAAAATTGGTTATTTTTTCTGTGACTTCAAATCTTTCGCTATTTGTTTTTGTCTTGTTTCTGGTAATTTATTTATATCTACGTATTGTGTAGCTGGACTTCCCATAGTAGGTGTGCTTATGATATTAGAATTACTGTCTACAAAATTCACTTGACCATTATTGATTTTATATTTGTCAAATAATTGATTGTAAGCGTTTATTTTATTACGTTCTAATTCTGCTAATTGTCCTTGTTCATTATACTTATTAAAATAATTTTGCAAGCTTTGTTCATAAGCATTTTGTCCACCAAACACCTGATTTTGGTAATCTTGTCTAAACTGTTGGTTAGTGATGTCAGCTTTGAAATCTAAATTAGCTTGTTGTAATCTCGCTGCATTTTCTGCTTGTTGATTAGCCACTTCTGCTTGTGAAATCGCTTGATTTGCTACAGATTGATTTTGAGCAAAACTTGCTGCTAACATTGCCGCTCTTTGAGAATCAGGTAAAAATCCTAATTGTTCTTGTGTTGCAATGCTTTGTCTGGCTAATTCAACCAAATTAGGTTCTACTGTTGTTTTAACAAAATCTGTTCTAACATTTGGTGCTTGCACTCCTGCCAACATTACAGGCTGAACTGCTGATGGTTGCATATACAAAGGTTGAAATCTGAAATTGTTTTCACCTAATTGTCTTGCTGTTGGTTCTTTTTGAGGCGCATTATTTGCGACATCTGCTATTGTAGGCTCTACAATATTTGGCGTTGGTAAAACTGCTGAAGTGGTTATTTGATTTGCATTATCTCCAATTACAGGTTGTAATTCTGAACCAATTGGTGCTAAAACTCCTCTCCAATCGTACTTCTCATCATTGAATTGGTCTAACCAGAATTGATTGTTTAATTCACTTCCTAAAACACCTTTCAAAGCTTCTTTTTCTTGTGGAGTATATTGAGAAGCTTGTTTATTAGCTTCTATTCCCGCCTGTTTAAATGCATCAGGATATTGATTTTTTATAATTTCAACACCTTTTGCTGTCATTGGCTGAGTTTGAAAATAGTCCACTACTAATTCAGGCTTATTTTCCACCATCCATTTTTGGAGTTTTCCTGCTTCTCTGTTTAAATCTTTGGCTTGTACATCTATGTTTCCTTGATATCCAAAAGCTTGCATATTTTGAGCCCAATCTCTGAATCTGCTTCTTCTGTCTTCATTAGTGTAACCTCCTTCTTGCATATATTTAGCTTGTAAATCCCCATTCTTTTTTGGAATTTTTTCTTGTCTGCTAAATACATCTTCAAAAGCTTTACTTCTATAGTCTCTTAAAGGAATTTGCTTATCTTTTATTTCTTGCATTTTACCTGTCAAGAACTGTGTATTTAATTCTTGTGAGTTTTCATCTGACTCTGAATTAGTAATTACTTTTTCTAGTTGTTCTGTTAATTTAACTTCTTCATCAATTAGCTTTTCTAATCCTGATTTCTTAGTTATTTTATCTAAAACCGTTGCAAATGTATCTTTTGATGAAATTTTTACATCATATTCTTTTGAGAGTTGTTTCGCGTTGTCTGCACCTACTTTAGTGAAGTTAGAAATTATTTTAGCGTCTTCTAAATTCATTCCCACTCCTCCGTCTTCATGACTATCACCAACTACTTTTTTAATTTCCCCTGTCTTATTATCTTTTATATACTCTCCATCCTCTACTTCAACTGTTATTGGTGCGCCATTTGGTTCTTCTACGGCATATTCTCCCGTCAGAGATTCTGCACCAGAGATTTTTCCTCCTTCTTGTGCTTGTGGAACTTGACTTTGTAGAGCATCCATCATCTGTTGTAGTGAAGCTTGTTGTTGCTCTGGACGCATTTGTTGAAGCTGAGCTACTATTGCTTGCGGGTCTTGTTGTGTGAGCTGTGAAAATGCTTGTATTATTTCTTCTGGTGATGGAGATTGCGAACCCATTTCTCCTCCCTCTTGAAACATAGCTACTTGTCTTTGTTTAGGTCTTGGTGCACCTACATAAGTCATGTATTCAGGAGATTGTTGATATCCTTCCCATTGACTATAAGGAACTGTTGTATAATCTCTACCTTGTACAGGCTCTTGTTTACCTACAAACCATTCGGGTTTTTGAGTTCTCCAAACTTTTCTGTCAGTGAATTGTCCATCTGAAGTGATATCTCTAATAGGTAGTTTTGAATAATCTGTTTGTGCAGGTTGTTGAGCTGCTCTTTGTGCCGATTGTCTGTCAAATTCTTCTTCAGTTACAAAATATCCCGACTTGCCAAATTCAGGTGTAATTTGCATTCCTCCAAATAGGTTATTAGTATTTATGTCATTCACTTGCGCATCTGTTAGAGGTCTTTGAATAGTTCCTCCTTCTTGAGCATAAACAGGTTTTCTCCAGTCCGTGTATTGATTTTGTTGGTATTGGTTGGCGGCATACTGATTAGCTTTACCTGCTGAATAAGATGATAAGCCTTCTCTTAGCATTCCTAGTCCTGCTTTACTCAATCCTAATACACCGCTTGTGGTATTTCCTCTACCAAGATTATAAAGCCCATATTGTAGAGCAGCTTGATTTTCTATTCCACCATCAGGCGTATTTGTAATATTAGCGTCTACCCAATTTCTATAACCGTTTGTTTGAGTCTCGTCATTGTATGTTTGTGGTGTGTATCCTATATTAGTTTCTACATTACCCTGTATATTTTCAGGAAGTGGATTTCTATTTGCCCAATTTTGACCAAATGCTAAATTTTGTTCAGCAATAGCTTGATTAGATAACTGTCCCATTCCATTACCAAATCCATAATTATTTTCTTGCAAATTAGGAGTGTACCCTATGTTTTCAGGTACTTGGTATCCCAGAGCTTGTTGCTGAAAATTAAAAGGATTTATGTTCATTCCAAATTGAGCTTTTGGTACGTAGTTTTGAAATGCTTTTTTTATTTGTTCTTCTTGCTTATTTTTCATTTAAAATATTCTTGTAAATTTATAGGGAATTCTGTAAATTTTGTTGCCTGTGGAAAATAATGCTCTCCTGTGTTTGGTAGTATTATCTGAGGTTCGCCTACGTCAGGAATAGTTAATAAAGGTATGTTTCCATAACCTTCTGTACTCATCGTATTGCCCTGTATTTCTGTAGGTTGCCAAGGAAAGTTTATTTGTCCTCTTTGACTTTTTATAATTCCACCTCCTCTGGCAATTGGAGCGTCTACGAAATTAGAAACTTCTACAAAAGTTTGTTCTATGCTTTTTTGAGTAGGAGCTGTTTGTTGCATTTGTGGTGCATTAAACTGTTGAGATATATTATTTCTTTGCTGATTCACCATTTCATCAATTAAATTCAACTCATTAGTTCTCTCAGTCAATATTTTCTCTGCTTCGACTTCTTTAGGAGTATCTTCTGATTTTGCAAAGGTAGTTCCTTCTTTACTTAAATCAAAATTGATTACTTTTTGTGTAATTGGAGATTCTATGTTAATTACTTCTGCAACAGCCTCCACTGGCGGAGTATAAAAATCAGAATCTACTTTCTTTTTACCTCCTTCTATTCTTCTTGTGAGTTCATTATAAACTTCTTTATTAGTTCTAAGTTGTCCGCTTTTATTTAGAAAAACGCCTTTATTATATTTTAATTCTGCCTCTGTTGGGGTTACTCTCGCGTCAGGGTTAGATTGCAAAGACCTTAAAAATTTATTAGCTCCTCCCGCTCCTAAAAAGTGAGCAGCATACAATTCTGTACTATTTGGTTTCCTGCCTAAAGTATTTGTTATAGCTTGTTCATTATCTTTAGTAAATCTTTCTATTACTTTTTGCTGTTTCACTGGGTCATACCTGTCATCTGCTGTGTAATTTAATCCCATCTTTTCTGTTACAGCTTTCCAAGTACCTTTTGTAAACTGATAAATTCCTGCCGCACTAGCTCCTTTTTGTGGATTTTTTATACTTTTCCCGCCTGATTCTGCTTGAGCCAGTTTTGCATAAAATGAAGGGTCTATTTCTCCAACTTGTTTGTACTTTAATAAACTCATATTTTCTCTTGTTGTACTGTATTCTTTAAAATAACCATGTGTTGTGAATCTGTAAACTCCATTCTTAACATAAAATAATTTCCTCTCATTCTCTCTAAATTTGCTTTTCCTTTAAAGGCTACTGCATGTGGATTTATTATTTTATTTATTCTCACATTGTCATTATTCCATATTTCAACATTATTATCTTGGTTCTTTACGCGATTAAAGAAATAGTTAAATCTTTGATATTCATCACTCACTGTTGAAATAATGTCTTGAGTATTGTCAGCATTAGTTTTAGGGTATTTAGCCGTTTGGGTTAAACTTTTTTCTAATTTAAGGTTTAATCTTCCTGAATTATTTGTAGAATTATAGACAGTTACTTCTGAAAATCCTATATTTTTATTTACAGCATAATCATACTCATTTTGATATCTTCTAGGTTCTAATCCAATTTTAACAGATTCTAATACTTTTGTCACATATTGATTCTTAACAGGTATTTCTGCAATAAAAGGATACTTTTCACCGTAAAAAACACAATAAGATTTATTTGTTAATAGATGACTATTCAAAGTTCCTGTCCAAGTGCTGTTTTTAAAGTAATTTAAGCCTGTTTGAAAGTAATTGTTATGGTTTACATAGTAATCAGGTTTAAAACTAAAATAACTGCCCCATTGCCCTTCTGTCGGTTTATAAGATACTGTCCAACTAGCTTCTTCAAAATAATCAGTATTATTAAAATCTATTTTTGTTTTTATTTGTGTAAACACTGGTTCTACTGAATCTATGCAACTACAAACTATGTTATCATCTATTAAGATTGGTTCGCAATTCTCAGGACAAACTACATCGGAGATAATGTCTACACATGTGCATAGAACAATACCTCCTTGTGTTTCTTGTGTACATTCATTATTTTCGCAAGTGCAAGTCATCTTATTTTATTTTTTATTCGCATATTTCATCTAAAGCGGTAATAATTTGTGTAACTCCTCCGTTAGCAATCACACCTCCTGTAACTGTTGCTAAATTCTGTAATATAGGTTTAGTTGTAGAATTAACATTTAATAACATTACCTTAATTCCTTTGTCTATACAACTTTGTGTTATTGCAGCTATCTCTCCTGTAACGCTTTCATTAGTTTCTGCATCTGTTGCTATAATTACTAATTTAGATACTGTTGGTCTAAATGCACCAGCTATATCAAAATCTACAACTCTGGTTAAGCCGTATGTTGCAGGTTCTGGAGTATCTCCACCACTACCTAGCGGGAAAAAGGAGGTGTTTAAAACATCCAATTGACCACCAAAACTTAGTTCATTATTCAAATCAAATTTTTCAACTGTTGTAATGTACTTATACAGTTCATTTCCTATTGTTGACTTATAGATATGTTTTTGGTCGGATGGTAAGCTTGTATAACCTCCTGATGCTCCGTAGTTACTAGGAATAGCATCGGTATTCTCATCAAAAAGAGTTAATGATAATCTGTAATCTCCCTCTGATTTTTCTACAATTTTAGCTACAATTGTTGAGATGTTTGTTTTTAAACTATTAATTGTAGTTCCCATACTTCCTGTATAGTCCATTAAGAATGCTACGTCCATACCTGCATTACATGGAATAAAAGTGCTTTCAACTTTAACTACTACATTCACTGGTTCTCCCATACAATCTCCTAATGTTGGTGTAATTATGTAAGTGGATGTTCCCTCTCCTGTAATTACTTGATTAATTGTACTTCCTGTTCCTGATACAGCTCCTGTTGTTCCTGAATTATTCACCGTCCATGAGAAAGTTGTACCTGTTTGTTCACTAGTTAATTCTATAATTGCCGCACTTCCACTTTCAATTGTTAAACTGGTTGGAGTTACTACTAAATTTGGTGTTTCATTAACTGTTACTACTACATTAGTTGGAGTACCTTCACAACCACTCTCTATTTCAAATGGCGTCACTGTATAAACTACTGTTCCTCTTCCTATTAAAGTTTGATTTATACTCATTCCACTTCCAGATGTTGCTCCTGTTACTCCATCTTGAACTGCTGTCCAATTAAATGATACTCCTGTTGATGTACTTGTTAATTCTATTCCAGTTTCTGCTCCACTACATACTATTTGCGATGGAGTTGTGACATCTGCTGTACATGTACACTCTGCTTCTGTCACTGTAGTTAAGGTACAGGTTTGTGCTTCGCTGTCATAGATATAACCGTCTGGGCATAAAGGTGGTGTCAATACTGTGCGTTCACACATATTAGTGATTCCGTTATATGTATATCCGTCTGGGCATGTCACTCCTTCTTCGCCGCAATCTGTATAAAATCCGTCCTCTTCTGAATACTTTAGACAATCTGTATTTTTTACAATATAGTCCTTTTTAGTTATGAACACTCTATCGAAGCGAGCATCCCAACCCATAGATATGCCAATACCTTTAAATTTATTATCTATATCTATATCAGGAAATGTTCTTAATATTTTGAATGGTAATTGTTCTCTAAACCAATTTTTTAATCCACTATCTCTTCCACCAATAACATCTGATATAGGTTGTAAATCTCTTCCATTTTGGTCTAATTGGAATATTTTCCCTCTCTTAGCATCCACTGTAAAATGTCCGTAAGGTGTGCTAGACATGTCTGTATGCTGTGTTCCTGCGAATCCTAAATCTGTAGCTTTGAAGTCAATTGGTCTTTTTGTAAATATTCCACCTGTACCTATTTCTACTAAGCTTGGAGACAATTCATTAGCTAAATTATCCACTGCATTAAATAACACTTGTTGATTTTCAAATCTCCCTAATATTTGAGCTGATTCTAAGTCTCTAAGGCTTATTAGCTTACCATATTTTTTAGGGAATTCATATCTATCTAATGGTCTATAAATCAACCAAGGGTCAACTAAATCATTCTCTGAGTTATCGGGTAGCGAATATATCACTCCATTTTCGGAATCATCTTTCTTGTCCCAAACTTCTTTCGAATATGTTCTGTCTAAAATAGTGTATGGTGATTTGTAAACAGGTAAGGAATATACATTATTATAATAAAAAGTGTTTGGTTCTTTTATTGAAACATTTTTCTCTTGTACCCAATTTAATAAATCTCCTGATTGAGGATAGAATTGGTCTTTAGGTTGTGTTAATCCATATCTAAAATTGCAGTTTATTTCACTCTCTACTAAGTAATTTGCAATACCATAATAATACAAATAAAACTTAGACGGTTTTTTAATATAGAACTGCCCCCTATTAAAACAATCTAGTTCATAATTACTATCAATATCTGGAAATAATGCGCTGGATAAATTATCTCCTCCTCCATTTTCATAATCTACATAATACTTAGCTTTTGCTATATTTTGATAGTTAGAATATTTGAAAGGAAGTTTGTCAGGAAGTCCAAAAGCTGTCTTATTGAATAACTGTATTTTTCTTTTATAAGTAAATCTAGAAATAAAAACCGTTCCTCCATAAATTACTTCGCATGAATTATCCGTTGATAAATCTGAAAAATAGTTTGTCGTTAACCACTGTATTGAATCTATAGTTCCATACTGAGAAGGAAGATAGTTTTTAAGTGTAAAATATGGACTACCTGCATTTCTTATAACTTCTGTATTATCACATCCATTTTGTGAGGCTATAGTTCTACTACCTGACTCAGAATTTGTTGTATTATTATCATAAAACTTATATGTGTCGTTGTATTCAAACTCGTAATTTCCTAAAGATGTAAAAACAGAATTTTCTCTGCTAAAATTATTTATAGAAATAGGTTCTCCTGAATGTTCATCGGTAAATATAAAATTACCTTCTCTTAAATATTTCTTAACAGATAAAGCTCTCACATAATTTTCTTCATCTTGATTTCTCAAAAACTTGTTATGATATCCTTCCGAAGCAAAAACACTTGCAAATATTTCTGGTGAACCTAAATCTCTAATAGTTGTTAGCCACTGTAGTCTATATTTACCTATCCTCATAACAGAGCTTACACCATATCCTGCGGCAGCTATTCCTGCACCTACAGAACCTAAACTAGCTCCACTAGATAATCCCGCAACAAACCAAGTTTGAGCTATTAATTCTGATGATTTTATAACTGCTTCTAATACAGCTTCTATTGTTGCCAAAGTGGTAGCTGTTCTCTTTGCATTATTTGATAAAATAACCCATCTTGAATGCTCTTCAACATCTTGAAAATATCCTCTTGAATTACCTAATTGATACCCTGACAAAACCATTTCTGTTGGTAACGCAGGTTTAGAGTATATAAGTTCTGGTGAAATTAATGAAAATTTACTGTTAGAGTTTCCTCCGTTCGGATGCTCTATTAGGTTATTATTTTCTGTGTGGAGTAAATCTCTCCCTAAATCATTGTGCGGATAATTTGCATAAAATACGTCTTTATTCTTCTCTGTGTATTTGTACATGTCGTATCCTAAAGCATTTGTTATAATACTTTTGTTTACAGAGTTATCTCCTTTTAATATTTCAAATCCTGTTATTGTATTTCTTTTTTCTTGCGATATTAAGCTATTCCTAACGGCGATATCTAAGAATGTGTTAACTATATTATTACTTAAATGCACACCTAATGGAAAAATCAAAGCCTCTGAAAAATTAACAGTGTTTTGAAAGTTCATAAAGGGGCTCACCTTATTGTCAGGAAATTTAAAATGTCTGATAGGTTTACATTGTAAATTTGTATCTTCTTTTAAAGTGTAATTTATTCCATTTTTTGTTTGTACAAAATAATTTTCAAAATCTGTTCTTTGACTGCTTGTTAAATTAACTAAATCGGGACTTTGTATTTTTAACTTTGAAGAGTCATACAACTCTGCATTGTCAGGGTATGTTGCCAAACTTTCCCAGTATGCCGATTTTCCACTAGCATAAGGAATAGGGTCACAATCATTTACTTCTGGTAATAAATAATCACAATTCGCTACATAAACTTGTCTTTTATCAATTGTTATTCCCTCAAAATCCACAACTACTTGTGAAAATTCTATATCTCTGGTAGCTACAGAAAAACATCCACATGGTGGAGCTGTTCTGTAAACTGTATTGTCTGCGCAGTTCTGACGTTGAATCAAAGGTACATCAATAGCTACATAGAAAGAACTTGAAGGAAATCCTGCCAAGTCTTCCATTATAAGTAACTCACCAACTGTAGAATCTATTACTTTTGATGTCTGAATTGAAGTAGATACTATTGGAGAAGTTGAAGAACAACTGGAATAAAAAGTGTATCTCAACTTATTCATAGCAGGTATATCGTCTATATCATCAGCACAAGTACTAGTTTTAGTAATTTCAAATACTAATTTCTCTCTGTTATTTCTTTCTATTTTAAACCATACAGCTCCCTTATGTAAATTAGTTTGAAAATCTGTCGCTGCTACAGATATTTTAGGTGTTAATAGTTCTGCAATTGTTATGCCTCCATAATAATTATTAAAATAAGGTTGAGGAGGAGATGCAGGGTCTAATCCATTAGGTACAACTTGCGCATATATGCAATTTTCATTTACAGGTATACTTGCTCTAAAATAAGCTTTTTGGTACTGATTGGGGAAAGGAAAATTGTCACAATCCATGTACTGCTCTTCAAAACTGGTATCTCTTTTGTTTACTAATCTTCCATCACTGTTAACCTCAGTTCTGTATAAGACGCAATTGTCTGGAGCAAGTGTTGGAATATACTCACTTTGTGATTTTTCTGTGTATATCGAATTCTCATTTATTACAGTTCCTATAGAATTGTTAGACGAAATTAATACAGGATTGTCGCACTCTCCTTCAAATAAAGGAGTACAATTATCAGCTATGTATTCAGAACTTAATGCATTTGCTACTTCAGCTAAATATTTATCTGAGTTAGGGTCTGTAACCTCCTCTAAATTATCGTTTATATAAGATTTTAAATTTGTATAGTTATCATCTAAAGAAAGTACATAACTATTTTGTGGTATTGTATATACAGGTTCAATTATACAGCTTCTTTCTGTTGATTCTGTTATTATTGTACCTCCTTCTGTAAAATCTGTACAAACTTTGTCTTGAGTGGCGGTATTATATACTTGCCATCTGTATTTTCTATCTGATTGACTACAATTTGGTGAGTTTTCCCAAATAGACTTTAGATTTGTGTCATCTGTTTTTGTTTCACCAGATTCAATGTAAGTTAAATCTTCTAAATCTGTAGATAACGCAGGTCTTGAAACTAATGGAAAATTGGAAGAATACCCCCCATCTTTATATAGAAATCTTATAGCATACGGTTGTACTTCATCTCGCATATTACCTTTATACTTAGATGTAGCTATAGCTGACTTATATAAATTTTCATTTGCAACAGAACTCTGCCATTGCAGAAAAGCTCCCATTAAATTAACGACTGGTTGTAAATTGTCTTGTTTTTTGGCAGTTAACCCATATCTAAATAGATAATTATTTGATGAAACTACTCCTCTAGACTTTTCAAATTTAGTTTTTACTGCAAGTAAGTTATCAATAGTTGTTCTAGGCTTTGGACTTACAATATCTGAATTAAGATTATTTTGTCCTATAGACGCTGAAGTAGTGTATAATATGGTATCGTCAGTGGTTGGGTGAATTCCTTCTACATAATATGACTCTGTATTGGCTAAATTAACTCTTTCTATTACAATTACTTTATAGTACTTAAATCTAACATCTAAGTCTAAAACCTTTATTTTTATAGCAAAGCTAGTGAGTTGATTTAATTCTTGCTGGGTTAATATGTTATTATTTTCATCAAATATTGAAATAGGGTTTGTAGGTGTGGAATATTGAGTAATCTCATTGCCTGCAATATCACAATAGGCTATAGAGAAACTATAAGTTCCTTGCTTTAAATTTCCTCCTATTTGTAAAGTTTCTGGCTCTAATTTAGGTATCGTATAGTTTGGAGATAATAGTAATTTTTCAACATCTATACAAGTTGGATTTCTTAAATCTTCTCCGCATATTATTTCTCCTGTGTATTTATAATAATCAATATCATCAACATTAAGATATCTGTCTGGATTTCTATTATCTGCCCAATATAAAACAGTTCCTAACTTTTCTGTTTTTATTTCTATATTGCGAATTGGAAAATTTATATTTAAATTCAGGTCTCCATTACAGTTGTCATTAAGCATCTCTACATATGTGTGAGAAGGGACTTGTGTTTGATTTTCTAAAGGTTCTGAAAGTATTTTAAAATAATTACAATCTTCACATTCTATTTCTGCGTCAGAGGTAGACTGTAAATTTTGAATATTTGAAACATATCCTATTGAAGAATAGCTAGATGTTGGGTTAGTAAGTATAAAATATGTCCTGTCGGAGTTTATATCACTTCTATAACCTAAAACCTTATATCCTTCTGGAAATCTTACTGTAAGTAAATTTGAAGGTTCGTTTATTAAGTTAATTCTGTCACCTAAAAAATCTTCTGTATTACCATTAAGCATGAAAGAATATACCTTTTCATCTAAAAGATGTTCGGATATCTCTCTATTCATACCCATTTTAGGTATATTGTTAGTTATTTGCTCTTTAGCCATTAAATTTTAGGTAATTTGAATCTATTAAAATTTATTCTATTTTGTAATCTGGCTTTCCCTTTCCAACTTCCATCGGCTATTGTTTTGAATTTAGAAGCGGTCATGGCTAGTGAAAAATAATTATCTGCTTCTGCTTTATAGAAAGATAATAATTGTGCTGTAGCTCCTGGATTACGTCCATTACCTATCCACCCTAGAATCAGTTTGTATTTTACAAAATTTTCAAGGTATTGTTCTAAACTTAATATTTCAGGAATTAATATCTCTCCGTCCTCATCTTCATCCAATCCGTAATACTGTAAGTAGACAAGTCCTGAATTGAAGTTAGTCTGTAAAGTATTTCCTGTAATGGATATTTCATAGCAGTTTTTATCTCTAATATTCTTAGAAATATTTAAACAATCTGCTGATATACTATCTCTCTTCATACCTTTAACCACTTTAAGCCATTGAGCATTATAACACACTCTTGCAGTTCCTGTTTTTAAAGTCACTATTTCCTCTATAATTTTTGCATTGCAACTCTTAACATATTCTAAACTAACGTCGTTAAAATAAGCTCCATGTTCTATTCTTTTTCTGCTGTAATATGAACCTCTGTATTCTTCATCAGAGCATCCTTCTAAAACTCTTCCAAAAGGCTCTACTTTTAAAGCTAATTTAAGATTTTTAAAATTGTTTTCAAAAGTATATTGGGAATTTTTAATGTCAACAACTTTTTCGTGAACGGTTAGAATATTATTACCAAATCTCTTTAATTCATTTGTTACCCATCTCAATATCGAACCTGTGTCTATATCCCCACTTTCTGCATATGTAGAAAAATCATTTTCAATCTCTGATATAAATTCACTAAGCCTTGTTGCCATTTTTTCTATTGTTAATTTGTCTAGTTTCCAAACTAGCTTTTTTTAATTTTTTTACCGCCGAATAAAATAATTTATATTTTTTCCCCGCTTTTATTTGGTTTCTAATTTTTAGAACTAAAAAATAATTAAATGTCTTATTCATAGTCCAATTTTTAAAAGTTGTGTTAGACACATCTCCAAAAAAATAAGGATAGTATCTTTTAGCAGGAATAAAGCTCTTTAAACTGGAATCATACATATTATATCTAACTGTTTTTTTTAGTGTCTCAAACACTGCAAAATAGCCTAAATTTTCTATAAACACTCCTCCTTCTGACTCAACAATTAATTCATGTAAAGCTAACATTAGCCCACCAACAGCTTTTTCGAAATGTTCAAATTGATAAATTCCTTTTGCTGTCTTTTTTCTATTCTTCTTATAGTAGTCATAGAATTCTCTATCTTTTAAAGATATACTGTCTATTATTTGTTTATCTCCCCTCAATAGTGTTTGGATTTATATCTGGTTGTATTTGTTTGTATGAACCTAGTAGTGTATTTAAACCTTCTTTAAAAACTGCTTCTGCTAATTTATCAGGTACAATAAATTCATATTCCCATCCTGATTTACAAGATTCTTCTTCGCATGTTGTTACAGATTCCGTATTCATGGTTATCAGCCTTATATTCACCGCATAAATTTCATGGTCAGGAATATATAGGTAACCTTCTTGGTCTATATAAGCCGAAACTTCTGTTTTTAGTTTGTATTTTCTTTTTTTGTCGCGGCGATATTTTTCTAAAGATGTTACTATTAATCTGAATTCATCATCCACACTCGTAACCTCTTTAATGGAAGACCCTAATCTACTATAAATTAATTCAGGAAGTTTCTTTTTACTTTTCATTAA